GGCATTGAAAGTATTGGTGGTCGAGGAGAAGATCGAGGCGGTCGTTGATCCGGTTGGAGTTGAGGGGCGGGGTGGCGATGGGATGTTAGAAGAGAACCCCTGAAAGAGGGCGTTCACCTTGACCGAGATTAGTTTCAGTGTGTAGTGATAGAGTTGGGGGCTTGACTTATCGCGGTGATAATTGAACATTGGCGCTACTGCGTCTATCAATACGCCGTCCTGCAAATCCACTAATGTTACGAGGAAGCGCTCTGGATTGTCGCGGGCACGCTCGATTGCCTTGGAGCGTTCGCGGTGAAGGTTGGCAAAGAAGCGGAAGCTCTGCTTGCCGGTCATTTTACCATTTGAGGTATCGCTTTCACGCCAGCCAAAGGTGCCCTGCATGCTAATTTCAATCGGCGCGGGCCCCCAGGAGTCAACATGGTAACCATGTTTCGTTTGTAAAACGGTTTCGCGCTGATTCATGGCAATGTCTATAGATTCGGGAGGAACTGGATATTCGAAATCTCCTATATTTCCAAAACTAAGATAAAAGGGCAATGGGCGACTTGACCCAGGGAGAAGATTACTGCTATCCCCACGAGCTCGTACTATGCCTCTTGCGGGTCCTTTTGTCGCCATGGGATTAACTCCGGGAAGGGATTACGGTCGTTTACTCGTTACAGGATTGGGGGGCGGGCTGGCGAGTGGATAATCATGCGGAGTGATCGGACCGGGCGTACCGGCAGCGCCGGCGCCTCCGGGCGGACCCGGGACCCCACCGGCAGGAGATTGGATGTTTCCACCATTGATGTTATTAGGTGTTGAAATATTACCGTTTACGAATAAGTTTCCCGTGATGGTAACGACTGGGGACTGGATCGTATGTCCCGAGACAGAAAAGCTCGTCACGTGACCATCGGGATGCATCTCAATTGCAGAAAGTGTGCTACCATTTCCATCACCATGATGCAATTGCATGCGGCCATCTGGGTGCTGGATAAAAGTGTTGTCCCCAGATTGTTGACGTATGCTAAAAAAGAACTTCTTATCATCTTCGTTGTGAAGTTTCCATTTATTGTCGAAGTCAGGCGGTCCCTCCATTTGCGGATCGACAGCCTGTGGATAAAACTTCTCGGGATCAGGTCCACGCGATATGCCAGTATAATCTGGTGCGTATTGAGCAAAATGTTCACTATCTGTAATAAGTTCTACTTGATCGTTGGGAGTTCGATCGACCTGTCCAATTTCCTTGTTCGTCAAATGATTAACTTGTGGAAGGATACTGCCGATGATCACCGGACGCTGGATATCGTCAGCGCCATCTGTCCCGCCCAAGTAGGCAACCATTACATAATTATCTCGTTCCCCCGTTTTCTGGTAGGTATCAAGCGATCCTTCCGGTCCCGCATCGTCGATGTAATTCTTGATCTTTGGTGTGCGATAGCTGCCGTAGTTCGTGCCAGCGTGGGGACTGGAAAGCGAAACGTGACGCACGATCGACCCATCGGTCAATCGGATGTCGACCGTGTTCTCCTCCTGGCGCACCTGGATAATCTTGGCGCGCTGGATCGGCATTGGTGGCGGACGGTTGTTCGATCCGGTATTGAACCAGGCGAACTGTTCCAGCGCCCGGTGGCGCGCGACGCCACTGGGATTGTAGGGGCTACTGCTCATCTAGGGCTCCTCATCAGGTGGTCCCATTGCCATCATTAAACCAACGATCTTTGGGTTTGCAAGGAGCCTCTTATGGAGTGCCACCCAGTCTTGCGCAAATCCATCTTGTGCCTCTCGTAGCGTAATGATGCCATTCAATATCGCGTGCTGTGCCGCGGATTCTGCTATGTCTTTCGTCCTCGCGCCGAAGTGTCCCGCCCTTCGTTGTGGCCAAAGGTTCTTTGGGTTCGTAGGGTGGCCACCACAGCAGAGTGGGATAAAATGATCCTCCTCCAGGTCGGCAAGATTTGTGAAGGAAGGGTATCCGTATGCCGTCAGCTGTTTTCGCTTTAGTGCGTTGGTGTAGCTTGTGGGGGGGCGAATCTTGTCCGTCCACCCCGGTACACCGATCGTTTTCTTGATGGTTGCCTGGGTGACGGTGGGGTTGAGCGCGCCAGGGGTGATCGTGGGATTGGGATAGGCTTCGGGAGGACCGACATGAGTTATCGGTTGTTGGAGCATGACAATAGGAGGCTTGGCCATATGCAATAATTCGCTCGCGCGATGGAGGAAATACGCGATCGCATTCATAGAAGACGTCCTTCAATTTGTGGGGAATGAGCGCATACTCGCTCCCTCTCATTATAACATGGTTGAGGTATCTCGTATAGTTACGGCTGAGGACTGAACGATCCATCCGTGGTGAAGGTATGCCCACGAGCAAACTCTCCGCCGACGATCGGCGTGATGTCGCCATAGGATTGAGGCATCGCGTAGGGGCTGATTTTGAACGGTGAGGCGCCCAGACCCGTGCCATTGTTGTAATTCATCCCGCGCGTCAGAGTAAGCGACATTGTGTACGTTTCATTATGGATATAGTTGTGTTGTACGCCCTCGATGTAGTACTGCATGTCCGTATCGGGAATGTAGAGTTCCTCGCCGACGCGAAAATCGGGCCAGCCGAGGGATGAGGCCGTGCCGTTCTCGAGGAGATAGGTATAACTGTACATTTTTACGAGCCAGAGATTGAGGGGGCCGGTCAGGTCTCGGTGCTTGGCAACGGCGTTGTTAAGACCCACCTCGGTGTCACCTTCGGCCGTCGGCGTGAAGGTGGTATTTGCGTTCATCTTCCTGAGTCCGTAGAGGTCGATCGAGTCACCGGCGACGTAGGGATTGACGCCTGGATCGTAGAAGGCACTGACGTCTTGGTCGACATTGCCAAAGGCAGAGTTGGCGGTGTAGAACCAGTTGAAGACTTCGTTGTCGGTTCCACCGAGATTGGTGACGATTACATCGTCTGTTTCGTCCATCTGGTGGTGACGGTCAGGTGGCAGCGGGTTATCGAAGGGATCGATCAACTTGTTCTCGCTTGTCCTGAGTCGTGCCCAGCGAAGATAAAAGCGAGGTGCGTCGTCGTCGTCCCGAACAAACATCTCGATCCAGGGGCTGTTCTGGTATGTCTTGAGATAATTGAAGATGATGTCCAGCGCACTTGACGACTGGGTGTTCGCCAGATGGAGGAAGTCCTGAATTTCACTTGTGGCGACAAAAGACTTCACGCCGTCAGGGCCTGACGGAATGCGCTTTTTCTGGAATTCGACGTACGGCTGGAGGATTTTTTCCATCACGGCAAGGAAGAAACGCGTGAGGGGAACGTCGATCAGCGAGTCCTCGGAAAAGTGATAGAAGTTGAGGAGGAGGGCGGTTGCTTCGGTGAACGGGGGGTAAATATTGAGCAACTTGACAACGAGCCAGATTTTTCCGTAGTCCCGACCCGAGATAATGATCCGGCGCGACCCCTGTCCCTCGCCACTTTCGATGAGACGGACATTGTCAACCCAACCGCGTAGCACGACACGTACTTCTGGATAGCGCGGCTGGACGCCGATGCGGATTTCGACGTAGTCGTTGGGTACGATCAGTTCGCGCCAGCGAGCATTGCCTTCGATATGCGTGCCGTCGAGCGTAATTTCGAACGCCCCGGCGGGGTCGCCGATCGACTTCTGCGTGACGATCGAGATGACATTATCGACCGCGTCAAGGCGCGGCTTGTTCCCGTTCGCCTTAGAGCCCTTGCCGGCAAAGAAGACTTCGTAAAATGGCGTGTAGTCGTGACCATCGGTCATCGAAGTGCTCCTTTAATAGCCGCGGTTCTTCGGGTTAACATGGACGCCGTCGATCACATCGCCTGCATTTGGCAGGACGTCGCTATTAGCGTATACCTGCCCTTTTCTAGTGGTGATCTCGTCCGTGCCACCCTGTGGGTTCGTGCGTCGATATGGACCGCCACGAGGCGGTGGCTGCGATGTTTGCGGATTGCCGATGCGGTCATAAAGGGACGTGGGGGGCGTTGCTCCTCCCGACTGTCCGGTAAGAATGGTATTTGTCTGGGTTGTGTTGGCAGCGATCTGGCGTAGGTAGTCAATCAATTCCGGCGGGAAACTGACGACTGCGGCACCCGTCGCATCGGTTCGTAGCCCACCAACGGTCGTTGGCGGCGCACCCTGACCTTTCTGATAATTATCGAGGTCCTTTTGCGCCTGTGCTTTATTCGCCTCATCATAACCGACCGCTGTTTGTGCTCGCCCAGGTTGATAGTCGAAACCGCCGGCGTTTGCGATCGCTTGATCGATGTTGCCGACATTGCCAACAGCGCCAATATGGGAATCCAGATAGTCGCGCTTGGCCGCGGCCGGGTCTTTGATGAAATTGAGGTATTGCTGGTGACTCTGCTGCTCGCGCTTCGCCTGCTGGTAGTAGGCAAGGACTTCTGGATTATTTTCCTTTGCGGCGAGCATTTGTTGATACTGGGTATTGGCATCGTCAAATTTGGCGTCCGCGTTCTCGTAGCGATCGAAGGTTCCGGTCGATATTTGCGCACCCCAGCGATTCTGTTTGTCAGTCTCAGACTGATGCGTGTCAATCGCCGCTTGGACGCGTTGCTGGCGTTGCTGGGGCGTTTCTCCGGGAACATTGGCACCGAAGGCGGTTTGCATGTATTTACTCGAGACGCCGACCGGATCGTAGAGCTTGCTCTTCGGGTTAAAGGCATTCAGTTCCGGCGGTAGCGTACCGCTCGTTTGTTGCGATATGCCGCCAGAACCTGACGTCGGCGGGACAAGGCCGAAACTATGCACGGCGGTAGTCGCGTCAGGAAGAGTGTCCGGCGAAGTCGGGATACCGAGTCCGGTGAAGACATTTAGCCCCTGTGCCGCATTCGCACTCGCGCCCGCCGAAGGACCGTGCATGCCCCCATCCTCGTACCAAACACCGTCGACCTTCATGGCGACATGTTCGTTTTGACCGCCCGCACCGGGGTTGAGAAAGCCGAGTTCAATACCGGCGGCGTCGAGGATTTTCGCGCCCTCTCCCGTCTTCGACCACGCGTATAAACCGCCTGCAGTCATGTAGGGGACATTGATACCACCCGCGTGAAGTAGGTCGACAACATAGCCAGAGCAGTCGAATCCACCGACATCCGCAGACCCATGACCGCCACCATAGACATAGGGAGTGCCAGCCGTCTGCCCGGCTCGCGCCTTAATCGCCGTGACGGACTGCGCCGTGATCGATTGTGGACCCGCAGAGCGGGTCGGGTTCGGGGTCGGTTTGGTACGTCCACCACCCCCGGACGTACCGGGCGCCGTCGGTCCGGGTGGATATTGTTGTTCGTAATCGTACGTCTGCTGCACGCGATTCCCCGGGGACTTCGCGTAGCGGCGCGCGACCGCATCCAAGTTTCCACTTTGGTAATCCTGCGCATAGGAGCCCGTTGAGAGGTTGGTGGCGAGCGCATTGAAGAAGTTCTCATCGCTGTGGAAATCGGCAAAGTTGACCGAATACCCCGGCTCGGCGAACCCAGAATCGGTCGCCCCTGGCTGGTTGCCGATCTGGATACCGCCATAATTGTGGATCGCGTTGAGATTGGCCGCGCTCGTTGTGCCATTGCCACTCTCCAGCTTCGTCCAGGCGAGCAGGGCGCGGGGATCGACCTGGCGGCTCTGCGCGGCGGAGATCAGCTGCTTGTAGGTCTCTTCGTTGCCCCACGGGCTCTGCTTGCCCTTAGCGGAGCCATCCTTGATGATCTTCAGATACGAATCGTAGTCAAGTGGCTGGAACTTGTTCCATTGCGCCTCCCCACCCCCGGGCGCAGTGACATCATTGCCGCCGCCGCCCGGTGCGATGCCCCCGCCGCCGGTTGGCGCAACACCGCCGCCCGTGGGGACGTCGGGCGTACCCCAACTGCCAACGTCAGCGGAGCCGCCGGGAGAGACAACGCCGTTATCGTTGCCGGAGAACGCGCCGGTGCCACCCAGAAGCGCGCGAATCACTGCAAGGTTGGTCCCGCTGGAGAGGGCAGAACCACCAGCGCCAGAGAGACCGAATCCGTAGGCGCCAAGCCCCGACGCACCGCCTTGACTCCTGATTGACTGTTGTATCAGTGAAAGGAGTTCGCGCATTGTTTTTTCGGTCGCTGGTTGTTTTGATGGATCGGAGAGAGCAAGATTGATTAGTGAGGACATCGGCGTGACGTTGTCACCAGGTCGGAGATTGATCGCTTCCATGCCACGTTCGCCAACGGTTGTCGGTACGGTGCCGCCAGAGGCGAAGCCCAACTTCTTCCGCGCCCAACCGACAGAACGCGTGAATGGGGTGTTAGTGAACTCATCTTTGAGAGAACTGTGGGTCGGCAAAAGAGGACCAAGACCCAATCCCTGTGTGCCTTCTTTATCAACGGTTGGCAGACCGAAGCGCCCATCATTGGCATTGAGGGCGGAGTCCGAGATACCGCCAATTGCGCCGATCGCGGTCACCGTGCCGAGAGCCTTTCCGGCGGTTGAGATCGGTCCGGCGAGCGCGCGTCCCTTGCCGGCGTTGCGTGCTGCCTCCTCGACAGTCAGGGCCTTACCGGGGGGGATTCCATTCGTTCCGGTTCCACCAGCACCACCACCCGGCGTCATGCCACCGCCAGGCAGTTTTCCGCCACCCATGCAGCAGACCTTCATCAAGCCCGTCTGGGCGATCGAGTTCCCAGCGATTACCCCAGTAAATCCCATTACCGCATTGAGCGGGTTGAGGAGTGCCTGCCCATGCTTAAGAATGCCGTCCATCGTCTTGGCTGCCAGGTCTGCCTTTCCCTCTTCTTTTTGCTGATTATCGCGAATGTTCGTGAGTAGATTATCAGTGACACTGCCAGTCATCGCAGTCTCAGTTCTCGCCTTCGATTGCGCCAATTGAGTCGATACGTCATTGAACGCATCGTCCTTGGTGATATCGAAACCGGGGTTGAAACTCTTGTAATTATTGAGCAAAACCGCGCCGTCTTGTTTATCGAAGGCGTCCTTGCCACCGATCTGTTTGATGAACGCCTTGCCCTTGTCGCTTTTCTGCAACGCGTCGTAGAGTGCCTTCTTTCCTGGATCAGTATTCGTGGCGAGCGCGTCGAGGAGCGCCGACTGGTTTCCCTCGCCAAAGCCACCCTTGTCCGGTTCCAAGCCAAGCTGCGCGCGCGTATCGCTCTGTGCGTGCTGGAGGGCGATCTGCTCGGGAGTCAAATCCAGCGCCGCTCGGTCAGCAACGACTCCCGCTTGGAGGTTGTTTGGGCTAATGCCACGGATCATGTTGAAACGTTTGAGTTCCTTATCCGTTGGCGTTCGGCCATGGAATGATTGCTGCAGCAGGACTTGCATGCGTTCAGGACCGGACATCTCCTGCACCTGGCCGATAATATCGATCATGTCCTTACCACGATTTTCCGGTCTCGCTTGTACCGCGGCATAAACGAGACTGTTATCAATATTACCCGTCTGTCCCGATTGCTGGGTGAACTGTCCCATGACCCCCATGCCCGCCGAGCGCGCGAGGGGATTATCAGCATTCTGCTTATAGAGACTGCTCACAAAGGCGGCGTTGATATCGCCGCTGCGTCCCGGTCCAGTGACCGAGTTTTGTGCCTGTGCCTGGAGGAGCTGATTGATCGAGGCCATGAACTGGCCCTGAGAGCCACGTGCTTGGGCGCGTTCCATCGCCACGCCGATTGAGTTGCCGAGACGATCCGGGTCCATCCCCAGTTGCTGTTGCTGCGCCTGAATGCCGATCATCTCGGAGGGTGCCATACCGTAGCCAATCGCACGTCCGGTGGCGCTCTTGTAGGCGCGATTCACCTGACTCGAGACCTGTTCGGGGGAACCCGTGAACGACATCTGTTGGAGAATCTGCTGCGACTGCTGCAGGCTCTGCTGCATCGACTGACCGTAGTCGGCACCGACTTTCTGCATCCGGCGATAGGCGTCCATCGCGCTATTACCAACGAAGCCAAGACCCTTACCGAAGGCGGTCATCTCGGTGCCGAGCGTTTTGACCTGCTGGATCGTCTGCATGTAGTCAGGCCAGAGCTGGGAGGTACCACCCATCGCGCTATTGACATCGGAACGGAAGCCAGCAATACTACTCGGCGCGCCCGTTCCGGTAGAAAGCAACGTACCGAGCATTTCTTTTCCCGCGCCACCCTTGCCGGCAAGGGTGGGATTGGAATTCCATCCCATGTTTGCTGACGCCATGCCCGGAGCCATGCCAGCCATAAATCCACTTGCGCCGGCCGCGGACGACATGCCGCCTCCAACCCCACGCGTTGTGTTTAGGGCATCGGTAAGCGACTTCATCGCGCCTTCGAGCTTGTCGGTGTCCCGCCCGCTTTCCGTGTCGCTTTGATCCGTGGCCTTGACGAGTTCGGCAATTGCCTTTGTGAGACTTACGAATTTCGCGCCAAGGTCAGCAATCGAACGATTGAGCATTTGCGTGTTGGTGTCGCTACTCGCGGACGCGGTCTTCTGCCCGGTAGAAACGGCCTGTTGGACTTGTCCCTGCGTTTCGCGGATACTGTTCTGCAAATCGCCGATGCGATTATCGTCGGGCATGGGAAAACCTCCGGTCGATTCGTTCGTCGACGGAGTTAATGGTTGACATTAAGGTTGCGTGGCAAGCGGGGCAAGAAGAACGAGCAGGCTCGGCATCCAGATGATTCGCCGCCGCCGTCCGTCACTCGTTACCGCCTTGACCTCGAGTTGGTAGGTGCCGTCGACGAGGAAGGAAGTCGTTCCGGCGGCGAGATTGATCGAGAAGAGACCGTTGGGACCGTCAGTGATCAGGAAGAACGGCGCGTCTTCGATCCACATTGCGATACTAAAGCTCAGGGCGGTTAATTCCCAGACAAGTCGAGCGGCGGTCAGATCGACCGGGCCAATGTCAGCGCCATTGGCGGCGGTTGCTTCGCATTCCCAGATCGTGTCGACGCCGGGAGTAATGACGAGCGGTGACGGCAACGCGGTCGGCGTGCCGTCGGGAGAGATTCGGAGGACATAGCGATCAACGGCCATCGTAATACCCTCCACCAACTTCGCCAAGCATTTCAGTTAATGCTTCGTCTTCGAGTTCGCGCATCAGCTGGTCGCGCTCTTCCAGAGTAGCCGCGGTATCCGCACCACCTCGTTTGAGGAAGCGCTCCAACTCGTAGCGATCCATCTGGACCGGCTCGCTACCTTCGCCCAGGTAGTCCGTATCCTCGTCCCAGTCAGGGACATTCTCGTCGTCGTCTTCGTCATCGGTTACCAATGTGCCGTCGAGATTGCGACGTCCGTGACGAATGTCGTCGGCATGGAGTTCGGCGAGCATTCGTGGGGTCTTGGCATTTCGATACAGGGGGTCATCGGGTCCGTAGCCGAAGAGTTCGCGATAGCGGCGTGCCCAACTCGGTTCGGTATTGACGATCTCTCGCAGGGTGACGAAGGACTCAGGAGACTCCTTCGTCAACCTCGTCGTCCCGAAAGAAGGACATCCATAGGAGTACCTCCAACTGGACGCGCTGTAAGCCTTCCATTTGCTTACGACTCTTCGGGTTCAGGGAGAGATAGTCGAATTCTGCAGGCTCGGTCGCGTGTTTCGCACAGAGCGCGGCGACGTAATAGGTATCGTAGGTATTGCCGTCCATGTCCTCGGGATTGACATTCTGACGGCGCGCGATCTGTCGGAGGTCGTAACGCAGGGTTGTTTCCGCCGCGAATCCGGGACGTTCGATACGAAGCACGCCGCCCGGGACGAGCGGCGTACGGAGCGTGATGAACTCCCAGTTCTTTTCGGCGGGATCGACGGTGGGGAGGAAGGGATTTACTGCGGCGACGGCGACATCGACTTTGGTATCTATCTTCGCGCCAGCCCTGATGTCGGGCTTGCCGCCTTCCTTCTTCGGTTCGTTTACTTCGGCCACGTGATGGCCTACCTTTCCCGCCTACTGGGCGGCGTGAGCAAGAAAGAGCGAAGCCTACGCAGCGCCCTTAGAGAACGCGGAACCGACCGCATAGTTGAGTGCCATGAATTGGCAGCGCCGACCGACCGTGCCATGCTTCGCCGTGGAGAAGTCTCCTGAGTCGAGGAAGCAATCAACGGCTTGCCAGAGAGTCGTGTATGCTTGCCCATTCGTGTCCTTGTCTGTTTTGAGGACCGCGGCGGAGATATTGAAGACCACGCCATTGAGGCTCTCTTCCGCTTGGTGCGGCAGAATGCCCGTTTGACCGCCAAAGCCTCCGGCGCTGACGCGATCGAGTTCCCGTCCGAAGAGATAGACCTGATCGGTCGAAACGCTGATACGCGCGACGGTCGGGACATATTCGATCATCGTTACCGCGCCGATGCCGGAAACGCCATCCAGACCGAAGGACATCGAAACGTTCGCGTTCTGAACGGCGCCGACGGCACCGCCTTGAGAGTCCGCGAACTGGACGTCCATCCGGTTGGCCACATAGGTCTGGCGGTTTTGTCGTACATTTGCCATGAGGGTCTACTCCTCCCCGGTACGCGGGGAAGCGAGGGGCGGTCGAAGCGACACTTAGACGGCGCCGCCGATGACCGTGAAGTTCGCGGTGATGAGGAAGAAGTCCGCCTCAGTCGTCAATCGAGCGTTGTACTCAATTGTGATCGTATCGGCTGTCTGGTTGACGATAAGGTTTGCCCAACCGCCATCACTACCGGAAGCGACGAGAATCTCGTCGTCCACCTGGTGATTGAGTTCGGTCCTGACGATCACTGCGGCGCGTTGCTCGAGACTCTTGTTATTTGGCTCGCCAACCAATGGTTCCAGTGATTCGCGTACTCGTCGCGCGGAGATGAGGGCATTCATTCGTGTCATAAAGAAGGACTTGATGAAGTTCGCATCCTCCTGATAGGTCATGATATCCTTGGCAACGATGAATCCCTTGCGCACGCCACTGTCGAGTTTAACGACCGCGCAAACGCCGCCATCAATCAACAGCTCCAGGTCGTCCTGGCTGACGTCGGTCTCCAGACCGATGATGTCAAGAATTTTGTTCGTTGAGCTGCGACCCGCGCCAAGGGCGGCGGAAAGACCCGCCTTCATCGCCGCGAACATCCACGGCGCGTAAGAAACCTTCGTCTCGGTGATCGGGTCGACGCGGATAACGCCCGGCCAGACGAGCTGGATATAGTCACCGTCGAAGTTGATTCCGAGAGCATATGCCCGGTCGATAGCTTCTTGCAAGGACTCGCCCGCCGCCCCTCCGCAGATACCGACGCGCTCGCGACGTCTCTTTGGTGAACTCATCAGCGCGCAGTGCGCCTTGAGGGCCATATGGTCGTCGATATCGGGAGAAAGGAGCACTACGATCTGGCAATGGGCAACCTCGGCCAGTGTTAGCCCCGCGGCCCATGAGGGACCATTGACTGTCGCGTTTGCCCCACCCGTCAGGTATGTAGTGGGAACCGTGGCGAGGCGGAGAGCGCCGACCGTCACGCCACCGGCGTCAGCGACGAGCGATGCCGTCACGTAGGCCGAGAGCTGGACGTTGAGGAAGTCAACGACTGCCTGGAGGTGCTGGGTGGTCTGGAAGAAGGCGGGCAACTTGCCGCCAGTGAGGATGTTGATCGGCGTTGTCGTTGCGGGAACGTTCGCGACCGGCAGGTCCTTGAAGGACGTCTGAAGCACGACAGTGTATTTCGCGCCGGTATAGGTGAGGATGCCCGATCCCACGACATTGGTCGCCGTCCCGGCGATTGCCGCGGCGAGGTCTTGGATCGTGCGCAAACCCGAGAAGGCAATCGAAAGTTGATCGGCAGTGACGGTGCCGGCGGTTGTCGTCAACGTCGTATCCGACGCGCCGATCGTTACCGAGAGAGTCGAAGAGAGTCCCGCGCCCGTGTAACTGACCGTCATCGACGAGAAGATGTCGATAGCGGAGAGGAGGTCTTGCTGATTCGACGGACGGTTTGGTGCGACATCAACGACGTCCGCAGCGTACTTCGTACCACCGCCTGTTCCATTGATGATGCTGACGAGTTTGTCGAGCGTATTTGTTGCCGTCGCCGTCAGATCGATATTGAGGTTGTCTCCCGATGCGCCCGTGCAGGTGGTCGTCAGGTGAGTGCGCGTGATCGTCACGGCACAGGTAGTGCCGGAGCCGAGATAGCGTACCTTGATGCCCTGTCGCCCAACCGGGTCTTTCGGGTTCGCGAAGCGCTTGCCTGCCGCCGTACCGTCCTGGGAAAGGATGATCTTATAACCGGCGTTCGCAACAGCAGAGGACTCGATCGCCAACGCCATGCCATTCGTGTATTGGCCATAGTCAATGCTCTTCACGATCAGGACCGGATTGGTTCCACTGTCGTTGAAGGTGTGTGCTGCTTGGGTAGGCGCATCGACACCATCACCGATGCGGATCGCCAGAATGGTATCCGGACCGGGTCCGGTGGTGCGTGGTTGGAAGGCGGCAAGAACGGCGGTCAAGAGGTCGCCACCCCGCAGGACTGCTGATGCCTGAGAGGCACTCCTGAACTCATGGATAATGCCGGGCGCGCCACCGAGAGAGTCACCAATAATCAGCGGGATCAGCTCGTTCGGGTCCGGCGGGAGGAGGCCGCCCTGCTCGTTGCGCTTAATGTAAACGCCCGGGTTGACGAGCGTCTGCCCGTAGAACTGCTTATCGAAGAATCCAGGCATTAGGGGGTCCTCCCGACGCGCCTATTAGGCGGGTCGATCTACATGGTTGAATTGTTCCCAGTGGGACTGGAATTCGCTACGCCGCCCAACGGTCAACTTTGCCCGGTTGAGCATGCGCGAGTAGAACTGCATGACCGTATGGGGGTTATGCTGTTTGGTAATGTCGAGATTGGCACAGAAAATACCGAGCGACTCAACAGGGTCGAAGGGTGCTTCCTCGTCATCTTTTTCATCGTCTTTCGAGTCGGACACGTCTTGCTCCTTAGTCGTATCGGGGGAGAAATAGCGCATTAGTGCCGTTTCTTCTTTGCCGCGTTCTGTTGCCTCAAGGCGTTTGGCATCCCATTCCTCGGGGTCCGGGTGGCGACAACGGCGAACGTCTCCATTTATCGGCAAAATCGGAAGATCAAAACCGAGTTTTTGACGCACCTCTTCGTAATCGTCCATCGCTTCGAGCGCCTCGAAACGAATTTTCGTCTGACCCTTGCGTGTGGTTGTGCGCGTTTTGGTTTCGGGTTCAGGCACGTGAGGCGCCCCTTTCTTATGGATAGCGGAAGTGTGGTTCGGTGGTAGTCGGGAATGCTCCGGTCTCGTTCAGGGAGACGAGAAACTCATTGGGGGCATTGCCGTAACGGAGAGCAACGGAAGCGAAACACGTCCACTCAACATTGACGGTCACCCGCATCGCCGGCCACGCAAGCGACTGCTCGTCGGGTTCCGCGTGGGTATAGTTCACTTCCATCTCGTTGAGACCCAGTTCGTCAAAGTCGGCACGGTGGTATTCCAGTGCGCCACGAACGAGTGCGAGGAGAATGCGTAAGTGGCTGTCGGAGCCGGCAAAGATCACAATCTCGCAACTCGCCCGGTCGCGTGGTCCAACCTCTTCGGCAATGGTCAGATTGTTTTCGTCGTACCAGTACCCGAGCGAGTTACCGACGTAGTGGTCAACATTGCCGCCATCGCCCGACAGGATGGAGATGCAGGGAAGTTCTCTTTCCTCTCGAGCATAGGTCGGACCGATGTCGGAGGGATTCCATGTGGGAATGAAGCGGGTGATCTGCTCGATCACGCGGGGTGGATTACCGCTGAAGATTTCTAGGAGATAGTTCTGGTCAGCGCGAATCAGTGCCAACGTGCCCCGAATCGCGTCCTCGACGTAGTAGCTCGGATCGATCAGCATGGCGTTACCGCCTATCGGGTCGCGTAGAGTTGATATTCGACGGCGGTGCCGGTATTCGTGCCGCCGATCCAGAGATAGGGGACATTGACGGTAAAGGTATAGATGCCGCTCGCCGTAAAGGCGAGGGGGGTGGAGAAAGCAAGCGCGCTACTGGCGTTTGGATCGATCGACCCCTTGACGGCAAGGCTGAGGGTTCCACCGCCGGTGACCTTGTTCACGACGATCGTCACCGTTGTCAGGCCAAAGATATCGACACGCTCGCCGGGATCGGTAAGCTCGGTGGCAACGATCACGGACTTCTCGGTTTCAACCGCCGTGTAGAAGCGGTTCTGACCATGCAGGGTGCCGCGATGCTCTTTCTTGCTAAAGACGTGTGGATAGCCGGGGACGCTCATCGGTTACGCTCCCTTTACTTTGGGCTTCGGTCCTGGCTTTCCGCGTGGAGCGGGTGGCGGTACGATTGTTGGGGGCGGTGTGGGTTCTAGGGTTTCCGCAGGTTCCCCTTCCACAACGACCGGATCGGGGATTGGATCGGAGATCGGCGTAGTGATGAACATGGTGCGTCCGGGGTCGTTTGCGGCGATCACCCGAGCGTCACCGTCCGTGATCTCCGTGTCACCGTCGATCGAACCGACTCCCGTCCAGTCAAACTCGACGACGAAGGTATCTTCGTCGTCACCGAGCGCCACGAAATTGAGCGCCCGACCATAGAGATTGGACTGGTGGGTATGAACGGTGAAACGTTCAGTCATCGAACTTATCCTTTGATGATTGAAGATGTGCGATGTCGGCTGAGATTAGGAAGTTATTCCTGTTCCAACCTGGGCGCGCGATTCGCACGTACCGGCATGGGAGCCGGGGCATCGACTGGTTCGTCGATTTGGTCAAAGAGCGAATCGTCAGTCGAGTCGTCCGCTGAGTGATTTACCGGGTAGTCTGCAAGACGAGCCGTTGAACGATCCGCCGGGTAATCTGGACGACGATCCGCAGAGTAATCCGCGTGACGATCCGTTACATGGTCTGCGCGATCTTCGTGCTTGCCGAGGAGCGGGAAATGATTTGGACGGTTGTCCGGGTCATCAATTCCTTCGCGGTACGGATGGTCGTCTGAGTCATCCATCACTTCGCGGTTCGGGTCGTCAACTGCATCTTGCCCGACGTAAGCCGTTGCATGATTCGTCGTATCCACCTTCAGATAGTGGGTTGGATCGACGTGATTGTCTCCGGTCGGGTCATCGGTCGGGTGGTCGGACGTGCCAACGTGAGAGTAGTCGGTCGGGTTGTTGACTAGACTGGCGAGTGCCGTGGGCAGGCTTGCCATGAATGGCGTGCTGACGAGCGCCGTGGCGACGTACATGGTGTGTGTGGGATCGTTCCCGACAATCACCGCAGCATCGGCGGCGCAGATCGTCGCATCGCCATCAATCGTGCCATTCCCCGTCGCGTCGAATTCAACGACGAAGGTGTCTTCCTTGTTGTCGAGAGCAACGAAGGTGACCGTGCGTCCGAAGAGAGCGGCTTCGGCGGCACGAACGGTAAATCGTTCGACAACGATCGGCCCCAGACCGTCGTGATCGACGTCCACGCGATCTTCGCGATGGTCTGCTGGGTCATGAGGATGAGGGATGCTCGCCGCATTGACGCGCACCGGCATCGGGCCGTTCATCCGCTCGTACGGGTCGCCGTCCGCGACGTGCCCATTGACGACTCGCCCGTCCGCGTGCGAAGCAACGGGAGCATGGAGGGGTTCGTTCACATGCGCATCTACGGGGTTGCCCATCGGTTCGTTCACGTACTCATTCATTGGTGTGTGTCCTCCGAGAGAAAAGAAATGGGGGAGCCGGAGCTCCCCCGACATGTCACAATAAGGGGAGCGCGGGTTAGTACGTGGTCAACGTCGGTCGGGTGACGTTTTTGATCATGAACATGCGCTGCGCCGCCTTGAGAAGGACCGTGTGGTAGAGCATCAGGAGGAATTCCTGCTTGGTCGAGACCACGGCGAGGGGGAACTTGATCAGCGGCATCAGCTGGACGATCGAGAGGTCGCGCTTGTCGCGCTCGATCATGACGATTGTATCCGTATTCGGCAGCCACACGTTATCGTCGTGGAAGGTCGTGTTACCGGAAAGCGCGGCGGGAATCTCGTCGATGATCCCGGCACTTGTCGCCAACCCGTCCGTGTCGGAACGATAGATGCGATAGCCCCACGCGCCGACCGTCGCGGGCATGACGATGTTGACTTCTTGGGCGTTGGCGCCCGCGATCACCGTCGCCGCGCTGGCAACCGACAAAGACTCGCCGTAGTTATTGAAGGCCGAGACCCAGTAGGTGGCGGTAAGCGCCTTGGCAAACTTGGAGACGCGTCCGCCGGCAACAGCCGCCGCCGTTGCTGTCGCCGATGCTGGTGCGACCGGAGCGCCCGCGTCACCGGAAGCGGAGAAGCTATTGACCGGCAGGGACGTATCGACCCGCTCCATGAGGATGGAGTCCTCGAAGCGCAGGTAGCCGAAGTTGGTCGTCATCCCGTCGATCATCGTGCCGAGCTGGCTGTAGGGGTTCGGATTCGCCGTTCCGCTGGTTTGCTGCACAACGACGCGCTGCGTCGAGTAGAGCTCCTGCGAGAGCGTTGCCTTGCTGGTTGGCGGCATGAACGCGCACATCTTGGCGAAGCCGCTCGAATGCAGCTTGCCTTCCTGGCGGAGTTGCGTACCGATGAAGTTGAAGACGTCCGGGTTGATCGAGTCGCGCAAGTCGAGGACGTTTGAGACCGCGAACGGACTGGCCAAAAGCTGGCGAATCACGCCGTCGTAATGCACGACGGTGCCGCTGTCATCGAGAATGCGGGCGTCGCCCCAGAGGGTCGCGCGCTCGATCATCTCCATCAGTGCCATCGTGCCGTTCCGGTTCTCCTCGTCGATGATGTCGAGCTGTGTGCCGCCCGCCTCACTCATCGTGGTGAACTGGTGGGTCGTTCCGCGCCGGGTGCCCATGTAGCGAATCTGGGCGATATCGCGCTCGTACGTCGCGGTTCCACCGACAGGCGTGTTGCCTTCGGCGAAACCGGCCTTACCGCGACCGCCGCCGCCGTAACTGAGTCGCTTGTTATACATGAACATCGCTTGCGTCGAGACTTCGCGCTCGATCCAAGGGAAAATCTTGATGTCCGACTCGTCATAGAGGACGGTCGTCATAATCGGGTCGAGGTTCTCCAAACGGAGAGCCGCACCCGCGTCACCGGCGCCCGCAAGCGTCGGATTAACCGAGCCGCCGGACGAGAACGTCTTGGCGAACTCATTCACCATCTCATTGGGTCGGAAGTCTTGGCCGATCGCCTCGCGCCCGAGCTGATAAAAGCTCTTGACGAGTTGCTTGCGTTCCTGAGTCAGCATGGAAGGGGTCCTCCTGGGAAACATGCCTGTGGGGTCATCGAGGGGCGCGAGGCGCCGTCAAGGGGGATCGAGGGGGGCGGGTGAGGGGCACCCGCCGGAAGGGGAAGCGGATGGGGAGTCCGCGGTAGGGGCGGGGGGATTAGCGGCTGAGATACTCGGGCTTGACGCTCGCCGTCAGCCAGTCAAGTTCGTCGTAATTCTTGACGCGCGGCATCTTGATCATCACGTTCTGGATTTCGACCTCGTCGGGGCCGGTCGTCATCTGAAGACTCTTCTCGAGCGAGGCGCTGATCTTTGCATGGTCGGCGTCGAAGTTGCCCGTCCGAACGTAGACACCCTTCGACGCATCGCCGTTATGGCTCTCGATGCGATGGACGACGCCCGTGGAAACCGGGGCGACGGGGGATTCGGCGACTGCGGCCATGCTCTTTTGCAAGGTCTCGATCTGACCGGGAATCTCGCCGATCGTCTTCGTGATGTGGTCAACCAGCTTGTTGTTGGAGACCGTCTGCCGCTTGGAGATGTTCTTCGTGCGAGCATCGACCGTGTCGAGCGACTTGCGCATCTCCTGGAGGCCGAAGGCGAGTTCACCGTACATGTCGGCGATTGTGTCGCGCAGCGACTGGAGAACAACCGAGGCGTCGAACTGCGGCGCGACCTGCGGACCCGCGCTCTTGGCGAGTGTGTCCATCCAGTCGTCGGCAAAGTCCTCGGTACCGAAGTCGGGCGTCTGGCTCTTCTTGGCCTTCATCGCGCCCTTGGGCGGGTACTCCTCGTCATCAGGAATGCCGTCGCCATCTTCGTCGTCGTCTTCCCGCTCCTCATCGTCCAGCATCGCGGCATCGCTCTTGTTGTACTTGCTCGCGGGAACGGTCTCGGCGCCTTCGCGCCCCTTGACTTTCTCAACGCTTGCTTTGTCAGGGTGCTCGTTGAAGCCTGTCGCGGCAGCGGCCGCGGTCGGCTGTGCCGTCACCTGAAGACCCTTCGCGAGTAGTGCCATCGCGCCGGGAATTTCCTCGTCGGTGAAACCATACGCCTTGAGGAAGTAGGGCTTTGCCTCTTCGTTGAGCTTGTTGTACTCAGTGTAGTCCATGGAAGTGTCGCCTCCGATTACGCGGCGGGCAGGCTTTGCGCCCGCAGCCAACTGACCAATTCCGCCGCTGCACCGAACGGCATTAGATCGATCTGGGTGAGATGCTTGAACATCCCGTCAAATCCGTTCACGAAGCGCCCGGTGCGCGCGTCGTAGTGGGGAGAGCCGCTGGCGGCGAGGGAGCGGCGCAGTTCGCCGATACCAACCAGAGAGGCGTTATAGGTACCGTTCTTACGTTCCTCGTCCTCGTCCTCTTCGTCGCGACGACCGGCGGAAAGGTTCTCCAACCGGAGAGCCGCACCCGCGTCATCCGCGCCAGCGAAGGTTGGATTGACCGAACCGCCGGAGGAGAAGGTCTTCGCGATCGCGTTGTGATTGAGCGACTTGGCGAAGTCGGCGAAGGTCTTGTCGTTGACCGGCTCCTGGGTGAGGGCGAGGTTGCGAATTACGCTCTTGGTGATGCGTCCGTTCTCCTTGCGGAGGACGCCTCCCTCGACTGACCAACCGACGGTGCGGATGGGACCACCCATCGATTTGACCGAGTCGTAGGCATTCATCAGAGTCCAGGCGTAATCGGCATTCGCGACATTGGGGAGGAGGGCGGCGCGTACCCAGAGGGCGGGCTTGCCTTCCCAAATCTTGATCTGAACCTTCTCGGGGATGCCGATCAGATCGGCGGCGGCGTGCGAGTGGTTCCAGTTGATCGTACCCTTATTGATGAGGTAATCGAGGTCCATGCCGGAAGCGAGCATCTGCTCGTCCTGCTGGTCCCAATCCTCGGTAGAGGCAATCCCCTCGATATAGCGCAACCCCGTGTGCTCGCACATCTCGCTCTTCGAGATTGGCATCCCGAAGGAGAAGCTCTCTTCGAGTTCGTCGGGACGGAAATCTTTGTAGTAGACCGTCTCGGGCATGGGTCTCCGGGAACGCAAGCCAAAAAACACCCCGGAGGTGCTTCTGGCCCCGTAATGGGCACGTAGGTTGTACGAAGGGGGATCGTTCCGGCGGGTCGAGCAGTTCCCGCATCAATCACCGACCGCTACGCGGTGGGTGTAATAGTGCCCGGTTTTCTACCTCGGTCGATCGGGGTGTATCCTCAGAATAACACGTTATGTGTGTCACGTCAATAGTGATCGTGCGGGTGGGTGTTTCTGGGGTACAATTTCAGAATATCATTCTTTGAATGTCTTGTCAAGGGTCTACTACCAAGCATTGCGCTGGATGCGCTTCCTGTCTGGTGGCTTCGGTTCCTCGCGTCCCGCATCCAGGTCACGCATCCGCGCCAGCAAGCGATGTTTGAGTTGGAGGGCGACTGCCTCAGAGAGGTTGGTGCCACGTACGAAGCGCGGATCGGGGGTCTTGTAAACAATCCATTCCATTCGCGCGCGATAGCGAATCGAGACATATTCCCCCTCTTTGGGTCCGCGTCCCGGCATCCAGGTAATGCGACGAACCCCCCAACGGAAGTAGCAGTCAGCGTCCGGGGGAAGAGAAGCAGGTAACGATCCTTCCTCGAGCCAGTAACAATTATAGCGAACGACTGACGCGGGACCGACGTCCGGGTTGCCGATCAGCACTTCCTCGACGACCATTGGGGCGTAGGAAAGAACACAGCGGTCGCCCGCGCGCTCCACCGTTTCGGGCTCGAAGGGCTCACCAAGAACATTGGTGAATTCGATACGGTCGTAGACCGTCAGCATCGGGTAAGGCATCAACTCTTGCCCGAGCACAAGATCGCCTGACTCGACTTCGCCAAAGACCTGGAGGCTGCGTGTCAGATGGACGCTGGCGACCGACGCCCAGAGCATCTGTTTGCGCTCGGAATCGTCGTCCCAGAAGGCGCCGAAACCACCACAGATTTTGCAGTCGGGGTTGGGGCGATTGCGGTTGAGGCTGCATGGACAGGCCACCGCCGGGGTAAAGACAACCTGCTCGCCCTGGGAACGGGTAAGATCGCCCAGTCCCTGGGTGCGCATGCGAGTGTTATTGAAGGTCATGGCGCTCCGGTGCTCGCGTGGTGTAATAAACGCCGGTGCTTAGGAATGCCACAAGCAAGAGCAAAAAGACGACGGTAATGACGACCATAGGGGTCTCCTGTTTTTATAGCGATACGTCAATTGTAACAGAAAGAAAGGGGCGACGCAATTCGCCGCCCCATCATTGCCATCGGTCACAAATCTATTTCGAGATGAACGTAAACTTCTCGTCCATCTCTGAATCGCTCGCGACGATCGGGAGGCGGTGCATGTCGGTGTTCATCGCGAGGACAGAACGCTTGAATGCTTCCAGACCTTCGGAGCTGTAATTGCCATGAATTACGAGAGAGCCACCGGGGGGCACAACGTTCCACTGCACAAGGTTTTCGCTCTTCATGTCGATGTCATTCGTCACAAGATTGCCCGTCACCACAAGGGGAAACCGATCCAGATCAAGATCGGGTGGTGTAGTAATCGAGAGATGGCCGCGCTTATCAAATGTCACGGGATTGTCCTGCGGTGGCGCGATTGCCTTCGCCAGAAGCGCTCCGCTGGTCGCCGCCGCAGCGAGGGTCGCTACCGCGCCGCCTGCAGTCCGAAAGAATCCCCGTCGTGTGAATGTCATCCCAACTCCTCCTCTTCTGAGAACAAGGTATCAGTCATCCCCGGTGCGGGGGAACCGTGTTGTTCTACCTTCGCATAGATGGCAGTAGCGATCTTCGCCATGGTCTCCGGATTGGCATCTAGATACGCCTTGGCCGCCTCGTGCCCGTGACCAAGTTTTTCTTCACCGAACGCGTAGTGCGATCCGGTCTTCGCGATGATGGCCAACCCTTCACCAACATCCAGGACGCCACCCGACTTAGAAATACCGTTGGCGTAATACATAATATCGAATTCTGCATGACGGAATGGGGGCGCGACCTTGTTCTTGACGACATTTACCCGCATGCGGTGACCAATGACAAGATCGCCGCGCTTGATCGAGTCGCCTCGCTTGACTTCGAGGCGGACGCCTGCCCAGAACTTCAGTGCCCGACCGCCTGGCTGAACCTCGGGATTGCCCCAAACGACCCCAATCTTCATCCGGAGTTGGTTCGTGAAGATGACGCAGGTGTTTGTGTGATTAATCGCCGCCGCGATCTTCCGCAGCCCTTGGGACATCAGGCGTGCCTGGAGACCCATGTGGGAGTCGCCCATGTCGCCATCGATCTCTGCTTTCGGTACAAGCGCCGCCACAGAGTCGATCACCACCACATCGATCGCTCCCGAGCGAATCAGCGTTTCCGCATCCTCTAGCGCTTGCTCTCCCGTGTCGGGCTGCAAGAAAACGAGGTTGTGCATGTCCATACCACATTTGGCCGCGAAAACAGGATCGACCGCGTGCTCCATATCAATAAAAGCAGCGAGACCGCCCGCTTTCTGCGCCTCGGCGATCACATGAAAACACAACGAGCTTTTTCCTGAACCCTCAGCGCCGTAAATCTCCGTGATTCGTCCGCGCGGCAGACCGCCGACGCCAAGCGCAAGGTCGAGAGCGATCGCTCCCGTGGAAATCACCGAGACCGGAAGGCGCGCGATATTGTCGCGATACATCACCGAACCCTTGCCATACGCTTTTTCGATCTGACCGATCGCCATGGCGAGTGCGGCTTGTTTTTGTTCGTCGCGCGATGCTGCCGTGGGTGCTGGGGTTTTAGCCAAGCGTGAACTCCTTTGAAATGAGAAAGACGATCCTGATGGATCGCCCCCACTATCTCATGCTACGAGTGTATTGTCAAGTACAGACCCACCCTGTTCCCGTGCAATACGCTCGCGTGCAAGTGTCGCATAGTCCTCGGCGATTTCGATCCCGATCGCCGAGCGTCCTGCCCGTAGCGCCATCGCTAATGTCGTGCCACTCCCGCACATCGGGTCAAGCACGAGGTCTCCGGGGCGCGAGAAACAGCGAATCACGTCGTCGGCCAGTTTGTCGGGGAAGGTGGCCGGATGACGCATTTTCTCCTTGTTCCCTTCGCTATTGCTCGTCGCGTAAGGCCAGATTGTGCCACGACACTTCGTCGCGGAGACCGCCTTCGGGCCAATCTTTGTCAGCGTGCCGTCCGTATGGCGCTGCGTTCCGTGCCAGACGGCCCCGGCGTGTTTCGTTGGAATCGTGAGGTGCGTCTTGTCGAAGTAACGTGGACGAGCGCCCTTGAGGAAAAAGAGGAGATACTCATGGTCGACACGAAAACGTTTGCTCCACCAAGCGCCGGGTCGACCGTCGCGCTGGTAGATACAACACTCGAAGAGACGCCACCCCACCCGATCGCACCAATCGACGGCGAGACGAAATGAAGTCAGCGACTTGGCGAATTTTTCCGTACCGTCGCCAATCACGACGGCGCAAATACCGCCGTCCATCGTCACACGTAGCAATTCATCACCGAGCGTCCTACTGTCGTAAGTGGGATGGTCTTCATAGTCACGGACCTTATCGTAAGGCGGACTAAAGAGCGTCAAGGCACATGTTGCATCGTCGATCGATGCCAACGTGCGTACCGCGTCGCCGGTAATAATCGTCGCGCGAGCCGCAGGTTCTAAGGGCATGATCGCTCCCAAACATAAGTGACGGTGGCTCAATCGCCACCGTCACTATCTCATGTTTCTCTTGTCTCGTCAAGGATCAGGAAAAGGTAGTACTGATAATACCAAGGACCCGCTGGCGCGCTCGTTTCAGACCGTCCTCGACCTGCTTACTGTACTCGGCGATCTCGGCGCCATACATTGGAGAACCCGATCCACTTGTGTAACTAGATGAAGTATTTATACCGTCTTTTGAATAACTTTCCGAACTTCGTCCACCTGCCAACGCTCGTCCCATTACCTGCAAGATGTTGACCATCGCTCGTTTGGCGATCAACTCGCGCACGTCAGAATAGATTTCGCCGTCGAAATCAGGGATACCGGCGATCGCGGCATAATGCCAGAAGTCGGGGATATTGGGAAAGCCGTACCAAAGGAAGCCGATGAATTGTGGACCATAGAGCAACCAGTTAATCGGAGAACCCGCGCTTGGTACGAGTGAGACGCGCCCGTTCTGGCGGCCTACTTTGCGCCACTCCGGCGGAATATCGAGTACCTTGCCATCGTTCATTTTGCCAATTAACTGATTGACGACGAGCAAGGGGCGGACGGGGAGGGGAACGGTGAGCCAGTTGTTTTGCGATGGTGGCCTCTCGTAACCAACTGGCATCCGATCGTTGTCGACTGCTCTTGGGTCAAGATCGGCATCAGTTGCGATGCGGACAGGCTCGACGTAACAAAAGAGTTTGCTTTCAACATAGCGGATCGCGTCGAAGATATGCTTACGCCAGACCTCGTCCTTGATGCGAGCATTATCGAACTCCATCACGTCCTCGGCATCGGTATTCGGCAAGTCCCAGCCGTCATAAACGATCGTGGCGTAGTCGCCACCGAGCGGACTCACATGCATGATGGCGGTTCCGGCACTATTGGGGTCGATCGCGACCGACGGGGGCGGAAATCCCGGGACGCGGACCTTCGGCACGAGCGTCAGTGTCGCGTCGCCAACATTCCATCGAAGGGTGTAATTTGCCTTGTACATCGTCGGAGAAATTGTCTCAATGGTGACGCCCGTAATATTGACTGGCTGTTTGACCGGGGCAATCACATCGGAGGCAAGTCCGGACAAACCATACGCATATCCCCCTCTGAGTTCTTTGACCGTGACTGGCATAATCGCAAAACTTGGCGTCGTGACGACGGCGATCGGCATGCTCATGCCATCCATCAGGGTTAGGACGCAGTGATAAAGACCGTACCGACCCTGATAAACATTGACGTCAGGATGTCCGGCACGACCAAGATAGAGGGGATCAAAGCAATCACGGGTCAGGTCGATGCCAACATCGAAACGCTTCTCGGTTGGCACAACAATCTTGGTCGCGATCGTCGTCTGTGAATCTTCTTGAACGAGCGCATAGCTGACCGTCACCGCCCCGGGGACGTCATCGAGTTCGACGCGGCAGCCGACGACCGACTGGGCGGCGACATTGCGGGAAAACTCGGTGTCGCGCATCCGAAAACGCGCGAAGGCGGTGGCAGTCATAGGATTCTCTCCTTAGCGCGATCAGCGGCGGATGATGAAGATCAGGAGTGCGATTGCTAGGAGCACGAGAACGACGATAACGAGCGGGCTACTGGCATCGATGGCAGCGAGTGTCTGGAGCACGGGGAACCTCCGCGGGGTAATACCCGCAATTACTTAGGTGCGATCCGCTTCGAAAGCGGCAAAACAGGAATCGGTGGTGGCAATGTTGAGAGACGTGAGCGGGTGCTAGTACCACCCCCTTTCGTCAAGGTGACTTCATGTGTATGTCGGTGCTCGGCGCCACACTTCGGACAGTTCCAGCGTGTGCTTCCGTCCTCCGGGTGGTAGCGTACGCCCTTACCGATATACTGATAGGCGCCGGGGTTCTCTTTCGCCTCAAGCAGGTACGTCTCGCCCCCACAGTGGGGGCAGAGCGCACCGCGGCGTCGTTCAGCCATTCTGACGAGTCGCCGTCGGACCGTCCGAAGTTTGGTAACCCGCGGCATTGCGCTTGGGGGTGCCAATGAAACCGAAAAGTGAGCGCATGCCCGCATCGAAGGCCCCAACATACCGATGACGACCATCCAGAATATGATTGGACGCGCCATGCGCGATGCAGACAATCGGCGGTAGCGCAATGCCATCGAGATAGTTTTGGCGGTACATGTCAGCCTTCTCAGGACTGAAGCTTCGCTCCTTCACCCCTACGGCATGAACCTTATCCATGCGAATGGGACCGTATCGCCAAGTATGCGAAGAGACAGTTGACTCCCAGTCACCATCGGGATTGCCTCCCTTGAGAGCAGCGAGTACTGCCGAAGCAAGACCTTGGCGATTGCCACGCCCGTCGTACGTTCCGATCGCGGGTCGCCAGCTCGCCGGACCACCATTGACGGTCTCAAAGAACTTGCTAGGTGTCCGTGGCGGACGCATGCTGGGCGCGGCTGCCTCGCGCGGCTGGCGTGTCGGCGTATGGGTGGCAGGTGGGGGCGGCAGGCGCTCGACCGTGCCAAGTGGGTCTCCGGCGATTCGAGGTGGCTGTGAACCACCCGAGGCGGCGATCATCGCATACGCGGCGCGCATCATTGCCTGTTGCGACATCATCGTATCCGCTTTCGTAAGCGAAACGAGGACAGGCGTATGCAGATAACGCTCGCCATCTACCTCGGTCGCCTCAATGGGAACGCCCGCCTTACGTAGCGCGACCGCCGTTGCCAGCTTCGCGCGCCAGTCAGGACCGAGATAGGTGGCCATCTGGCTTTCGCGTAGACTGGTCATCGACGCGGCGAGAGGCTGCTCTTTACCGCCGTGCGCTTCGTACGATCCGCCGCCCGCGCGTCCTTGGGCATGCGCCCCGGTGCCACCACGACCCGCGGTATTGAACATCTGGTCATACCTCCAGTTGTGGTGACCGGCGCCGTGCGCTTCGTAAAGATCGTGCATTCGGCGATTGACGCGCGCGCCACGCATGTTGTGTGATGTCTCAGCGCAGTGTGACATCAGGTTGTTGAGTTGCAACATATTGCCGTTCTTGAGGTCTTCGGCGGAGAGAGTCACTTCCTGACCGAAGTCCTTGACGGACTCGGGGTTATGCTTGTTATTAGCAGGATGAATCTGTCCGGTAGCAATCAAGTAGGCGATCTGCTTGGCGGAGAGTTTCTTGTGTGTCGGCGCGTAACTGAGCAGTTTGCCCTGCACCGTCATCGAGCCGTCCTCGTTCTCCTTGACATCGAAGTCGATCGCCCGGCCACCGCCCTCATTCTTACGAACGCGGTACTTCTTACCGTCACGGTAGATGGTGTGATATTCGGGCTCGACGACCCAGCTCATCCGGTGACCCGCCTTGCCGCCGAGCCCCGTGAATTCGGAGAGGGCGCGGATATGGGCGCGCACGTCATCGGTGGTGAGGTTTTTCTTCCCTTGGAAATGACCGCCCGGCGTCTCGGGACGCTCATATTTGTGTGCGTGGTTTGTCAGGGAATGGTCGGCTTCGCGACTGGCCTTGCGCTCCTCTGCCTGTTGGGACATGTGTTCCTGGTACTCTTCGCGCGCGGCATCGGTTCCATGCATCGCCTCGGGACCGGAAAGTTCGTCGATCGATTCGCCCGTCTTGTGATGCGTCGTCGCGGTGACGTTGGAGCTATGGAAGGGCTTGTGCCCCATTCCCTCCATCTCGTTCCAGCGATGATAGGCGTCCATAGGACCGTTGCGATCGTCCTCGGGACCGAGTTTGCTTGCGTGGCGGGGCTGGTTTCCCTTGCCCTGTCGTTCGGAGTACTCGCGCTGGCTGATGCGGCGATAGTTGCCGTTCTGCGTCACCTGATAGAAGCCACCGTTCGGTCCACGGACGGTATCGACACCAAGGCCCTGCTTACGCTGGGTACCGCCGCCCCCCATCACTTCCCCGGTTTCGGTTACCGGACCACCATGCGCGGCTTTCGGTCCTTCTTCCATCCCTTCTTGAGGCGCGGCGGCTCGTTGACGACGGACGCGCTTTGGTTTCGGCGCGGCTGCCTCTTGCTGCTGTGGCGGCGCGACCTGTTCGGGCTCGTCGGCCATCATGGGATTTGCTTGATCGTCCGGTGGCGTTTCTGATTCCGAAGGACCTGCCTCCTCGGGCGCGGGCGCTTCTTCGGGCTGGGGAGCGGCTTGGGGCTCCTCGGGAACCTCGACCGCGCCTTCGGGCACTTCGTTCGGGTTCTTGACCTTCTTCTTGCGTTTCGGTTTCGGCTTCTCCTCCTCGCCCTCATCGGCCATCATCGCGTCGAGGTTGAGTTGCGAGTCTCCCCCGCCCTGAGGCGCTTCCTCCTCCTGGGGGCCATTCGGATCGGCGCTGCCTGCCGACGGCGCCATCTCCTCTTCGGTTGGCGGTGCAGACTCGGCGGGCGGTGGCGCGGCAGCCTGGCTGCTGGCGGGGGCGGACGCGGATGCCTCAGAGGAAGCGGCGTCTTCGGGAGCATTGGGATCGGCGGGCACGACAGCTTGTGGTTTCGGCTTTTCCGGTTGTGTGACGGCGGCGTCGGGTTCGCCATTTTTGGCGCGATATGCCTGTGCGTCCTTCGAGTTGCGACCTGCCTTGATATGCATCAGGCCATTGAGGTCTTCAATCTCCTCGTCAGTTGCCTCTCCCCTGTCGTCCTTCGCCATCAGCATCTTCATCTGCTTGGCTTCCATAACAGACATCGGGGCGAGTTGGGCATTCGCCGCGCTCCGCGCATCGGCACGCTGACCACCGGCGATCTTAGTTGTCGAAGTGCGTAGGTCGGCGCTCTGTGACTCGGCACGCTGAACGTCGCGCTGGCGGCCATGCTTGACATAGGCATCGACGCGCTCGGGACGGACGCCGATCTTGGCGGCGATCTGAGTGACGATCTCCTCCTCGGGAACACGACTATTGCGCAGGCGGTGATACATTTTCGCCGCGAAGTCCGCACGCATGTTCGTCTGGCGCGCGCGATCCTCATCGTCGGGCTGTGGTTCCGCTGCCTTGATAAGCGAAGTGCCGCGATCGTATGACTCCATGCGGAGAAGCGACCGTTCGCCGCGCTTGAGGTCGCGTTCGTGCAAGTAGTGTTCGAGCGGCGACATCGCCATGGGTCTTCTCCTATGCGTGAGGCATACGGTCGTAGGTGAGCATCGGGGTCATGCTCTTAGCGGCGAGCAAATCTGCAACACTGTAGCTCTTTGGCTTTACTACTTTCGGGGCTTTTGATTCAGGTGGTTCCGGGGTCGATGACGTTGTAATCGGAGTACCGGCGCGCAACGAGCGTCGTGGAACGTTAACGTCGCTATAGTCGAAACTGGATGGTGGCGCGGGAGGCGGAATGGTCGGCTCTTGGGTAGGTGTCGGTGCAGATGGCGGGGGCGGTGGTGTGGCGGGAGCAGGCGGTGGTGATGTAGGCTCTTCATCGTCCTCCGGTGCAGCGGTATCGCCGAAGTAAGAATGCGAGAGATTGTAACCGGGGATGTGTCCCTTGGCTGACTGGAAGTGATCGAGTGCTTCTTCCTTGGTCGGGAAGACGTCGTGCCCCTTGATGGCTTTGAGACTCATCGGCTCACTGCCATCATCTCGACTGATCCGATAGCCGTCCTCGTGGGGGTGAAGGACATAGGTACCAAGTTTCTTGTGAGTGGCGACTTCCTGGCTTTGGCCGTATGCATCCCTTGCATCCCTGCCAGTCAAGTTCGCGCCACTGATGACGGGTGGAGTGGGAACAGGGACTACTCCGGTCGCAATATCTCGTGCGCGTTTTCCCTGGACGGTCGATCCACTGTCGGCGGTAGATGACGGCGCGGCGAGAGGCGAAGGTGGCGGGGTGGTGGTCAGTGTTGGCGTTGCGCCCGACGTCACCGCACCACCTTCGCCGTCACGAATGAGTTTCGCAAACTCTCGTGCAGTCAAGTTCGGATCGTACGGGACGCCCAGATCGTTGGCAGCCTGACGCACGTGTTGTGGGACCGTAACGCGCCGCCCCTTGCCGGAAAGCATCGAGTCTGCCCACTCCCGCGCGCGATTGGGAGTCGCGGCGGGCGGATCGGCGGCCAATGTTGGTGTCGCGTCCATTGGTGGCGACCCGCCTGGGGAAGGGGCATTCGTTGGAGGAACGCCCTCGGTGATCTCCCCAGTTGGATCGTCACCACGCCCTACGTCGGGCGGTGCGGCGACGTGCGGGTTAGCGCGACGAACAGGCTGTTCCTCTAGGCGCGCGTTGGCGTTCTCGCGCGCGTTGGCGGCTAGGCGCGCGTCGGCGCCGCCGGGTGTCCGATGCCTCGCAGGATTTCCGGTCGCGTTGGCGTATCGGGAGAGGGTAGCGAGGGTGTCAGCGATGAACCGCCCGTCGGAGCCGCCGTGCCCGCCGCCGCCGACGGGCAATGCGCGACGAACGGGCTGTGCCTCTGGGCGCGCGTTGGTGCCGTCATCCAGGGAACGCATCTGCGTCTTCGCTGGATCGACGTTCGTAACGGACTCGGTCGGTGATTCTACGTGCGCGCGCGCGGCAGGCACCATTGGCGTCGCACCGTTGCTGGCGATCGATGGGGTATCTGATTCACCCTGGCGCGTCATTGCACGCGGATCGCGTACGACACGTTCGGGGGAAAGCGTCGGCGCATTAGACCCGTTCATGCCCGCTCGAGTCATGGCGCGCGGGTCACGGAGAATGCGCGCAGGCGGTTGTTCGACCACGGGTTCCGCGCGTTTTTGTCCGCCATACCGCCGCGTCGTCGGCACCATCGGTCCAGTCCGGCTATAATTGGACGTCTTACCACCGACGGGTCCACCACCCGACGGGGCGGTCGGCGTAAACGCAGGCGCTGATTGCTCGGCCTCAGCGCGCGAATAGAGTCCATTCATCCGTTTCTTGACGGCATCGAGCGCGGTTTTGTGTGCGCGACGCAAGTCAATGCCGCGTTGAACGGCATCCATTGCACGACCGCCAAGATCACCAAAAATCGCGGTAGCGGGATTACGGGCCGAACGCGTCATCACGTCCATCTGACCGCGCGTCGAGTCACGAAGTTCGCGCAGAAACTTTTGTCCCCCAGTCTCATTAACGCCAGGTTCTGTCGCTGACTGGTTACGAATAATGTTGTTGATATGAGCCTCTTTCTCATGCAAGCGAACCTTGCGCGTCCAGTCGGTGCTGCTGCCAGGATTGGAGTAGCGGCGATGGACATCATCAATTTCCTTCTGGGTATCAGGAGATATTTTGTGCGAGTCTCGTCGCGCGGTATAATCGTCCTCCGCGCCCTGCCGTGCCTTGCCATACTCCTCATCATAGAGATGATCGGCGATTGCATTGCCCGCCGCGCGACCGACGTGGTCATCGAAGTGTTTGTGCGGCATCGTCTCGTCGTAACTGTCGCGTGGATGTGCTCCATAGTGGGTCAGGAAGCGGTGGACGAGTTCAGGACCGCCGATCTTGTTCATCTGGCGGCGCATCGGCGCCATCGGGCCATGGAGGAGGTCGGTACCGTGTGCAACCATCTCGGGAATGTGCGAATCGTCACGCGCGCTCAATGGCTGGGAAAGATGTTTGTCCCGCATCGTGTTGAAAGTGTCGCGTGCGTCGCGCATTGCCTGGTCATCATCGAATCCACGTCCGAGCGCATTGCGGACCGGCGTTGAGTTTGATGCGTCAACTTGGACGGCGCCAAGGTTGGCGGGACGCTGATCGCGATAGAGGGTCGGCTTACCGCCTCCGGAGCGGGGGCGTGAACGCGACCATTGGTCGGCACCCTCCCACCCGGAGGCTTTTAGAAAAGGGACGTTGTTCGCCTTGAGGATGAGTGGAGGTACGCCTGCTCCGGCAGTTTTCGGATCACCACTCGCGCCTGGCTTTTTACCGCCGGGCATCAATTTTGGGTCCTTGGCGTCGGGTGGTTTCGGCTTCACGCGCCCTTGCTCGGTCAGATGGCGGAGCATATCGTCGGGTCCGGGGAGGCTGGCAGTGATATAGCGAGCGACCCTATAAGCGTCGAGATGCATGATCGCGCATATTGATTGATCCGGCGTATTGTGCGCGGACTCGACGATCGCGCGCGCGATCGCATGCCGATCGGTATGAATGTCTCGGTGAGCAAGCACGTGGTAGTTCTTCGCCTCACCCGTCTTCTCGGCACGACTGATATGTGCATTCGCACGCGGTGCCATGGCACGAACGAGCGTGCGCGCGATCAGGGTCTCGGCAGGAGTACGCTGATCGGGTGGGCGAGCCGATTCCGACTTAACCGCCTCTTCGAGGGCGCGGACGATGGAAGCGCGTCCCGAGTCGTGCGCCTTACCGCCCTGTGCCGCGTTCGGTAGTGCGTTCACCTCGGCGAACTGCGACGGATCAGCGACGAGACGCTGGACAACTTCTTTTAATGAAGCCAATTCCTGGTCGCTCATTGGTTGCAGGTTCGCGTCCGCTTCCTGATCCCATTGCCCGGCGACCTCGCGAGAGCGCTGCTCCTTTTCGGCGGCGGGTCGCTTCGCGTCCTCATCCTTGGTACGCTGACGCAATTGATTGAGATGATCGGTGTGGTGCTTACCCAGTTCACCGAGCGAAGAGCGATGCGCGGCAGCCGCTTGCATATGCGCGGTGGAGGCGGGATTCTTGGCCGCCGCCTCGCTCGCCTTCTGGTACTTCTTCAGACCGTCATGGAAGGGTTTGTCGCGCTCATCGAGGATGTCCTTGACGTCCAGACCATCCCGCCGTTCACCACCTGTCAGGTGATGACGAGCAACCGAAGCGAGGGGAAGGGGAATCGGCGACTCGGTACCGTCGGAGAGACTATGTGATGCCCCATCACGAAACCCACCGGCGGCACGCGTCATCAATTTGCGCAAGTCCTGACCTTGCAGGTGCTGTTCGCCGACCTTCAACGCCGCTAGGAAGGGCTCGTTATACATCCGCGTCCGAGCATGTTCCCGATGGGCGCCCTTGGTGCCGCGCTCCATGTGGGCGCGCAAATCGTCAACGCTCGTCTTGGCGGCGGCGTTCGCGGCATCACTCATCAGGACGAGCACGTGAGTGGGCACGGTCACGCCCGTTTTCAGTGCCGCCTGCTGAAAGACCTGCAGAAAGCCATGCTGGTCGTTGCCGAGTTTGACGGTCTTGCCGGCTGGGTCCACAATTGGTTTGGGCTTATGTCCCTGGGCAGGTTTGTCATAAGAGACATTGTTGTCCGGATCGAAATGGGGAACACCGCCTTTGCCATGACGGCTTATTTGAAACGGCTCGTCAGTGAGCTGTTTCCCCCAGCGACCGTACGCGCTGTAGTCGGGGGACGTATCTGGATTTTTTCCAAGATCGTCCACAGGCGATCGTTTCGTTACCATTCAAACCTCGCTGCGGGAATGCGGGACTAGATGCCAGACGGCATCGTTTGGGGGCGTGGTCCGGTGGAGCGGCGCGTTGCCGACTCCTGGACTGAGCGCGCATCGGTGCGCTCTTTCTTCCACTTGGCATATGCCTGAGCATGGGCGCGTAGGTGCGCGACGGCGGCCTGGTCGCCGCGTTTCTTCGCGATCTCCAGGCATTCTTTGAGAGCGGGAACACAAACCGTCGCGTGACCGAGAAAGTAGCCATGATGTATTAAGGGCGGCGAAGATACCACCAAATTATGAGGGGGGTCCGGGTAAAGCTCCCTCAAATCAGTCAATGATGTTTTCTCGTCAAACGGGATCACTTGCGCTCCGCGGTCAGCGTCACGACGTCCGCGTAGCGACCCGTCGTTACTTCAATGGTGTGGGAGGCGGCATGAGCGTGTCGCGTAATATCGGCAACCCGGTCAGCGTCCGTGCCGGGTGCGAGAATCAAGTGGGTGATGTCAGAGAGGGCGATGCCGAAGGGGAAGGCATACCACAAACCCGCGTGATCGGCCCAAGCGCCGGAGGTGAGGTCGTCCCAGCGCCCGGCGAGAATAGCAGGCATAATGCCAAGGGCTATCATAATCTTACCACGAATGGCTCGGTCGGCGCAAGAAACGAGCAAGTTATCGAGTGGAAGAGTCTTTCCGGAATCGAGCGAGACATGATTGATCGGGATCGCAACCGCGCCGTGGAGGCTGAGAACGCGCGGGTGAAAGACGGCAATATACTCCGGGTCGCCATGGGGCGGACCGTCCTGGAGGAAAACCGCGTTCTCCAATCCGGACGCTTCCTCATCGCCGGAGAGCGTCGCGTGTGAGATGCCCGAGCGATCTTGTGTGCCAAGAATATCGAAAGCGCCCTGGGCGAGTATTTGTCGCAACTGATCGAGCGAGCCACCATGGACAGGGCGCATCTTGTCGCAGTACTGAATCAGTTTCATCGACGCCAATTCGGGCGGCGCCTGCGTTCCGGTATCGCGCATTTTCTCCGCGACGAACTGCGCGAACGTCATGCCCAAGGCGCGTTCGGCATCCTGTTGGCGACGCTGGGGCAAGAGGCGATCGACGTTGCGATTGAGCGCTCCTTGGGAAAGGCGGTAAAAGGGCGTTCCTGAACCTGGCGTTTCGAGATCGTGCCAAAGTGACTCGTGTGGCGCGCGTCCGGTATCCGCGACATGGTGACGAAGCGCGCTCTGGCGCTTCAAATCTCGCGCCAGTTGCAACCAGGCGCGACGCGCGGTACGGACGCGCTCTCCCTTGCGAGCATCGAGCGGCATTCCCGTTGGGATGGCGCGCCCAATCTCATCAGCGAGTCCGGCCATCGCGCTATCAGCCATGTCGAGCGCTTCCACGTCACCGTCGTCGAAAGCGGACCGATCGGCGTGCAGGTGAAAAGTCGTGCCCGGCTGGGGAAGGACGCCCGCTGTCGCGTCACGCGCCAGATCGGCAGGGGTCATTGATGTCAGCATTTGGTGAACGCGCTGCATCCGCTTGACATCGCCTTCGAGAAGGTCCAGTTCAGGATGCTTGCCCGTCAGTTTGTGGTGGAGGGCAGAGAGGTCGCTGACGTAGTGTTGCCATTTTCCGGCAGCGTCGGCATGGCGCGCGTCACCATCGGCGGCATGATGCACGTGCTTGGCGGTATCGCGTGCTTGACGGTAATGCGCCAGGGCATGTTCCGCGTGCTCGCGGTCACCATAGGTCGGCACATCCTCGGGTCCCGGCAACTCATCCCAGTATCCCTTCGTCTCGCCCTGTTCGTGCGCGCGACGGGTATGCGCCGCGAAGCGATGGTGAGTGAGAAGGTCGTGCCGCCCCTGCTCTCCCTGGTAAATCGGCAGCAGCGTGTGGTGGTGACGGGGATGATCCTGATGGTTCGTACCAGAGAAATCGACATGTCCGGTCGTCGCCAGTCGCCAGGCAGGTGAAGCGTGCTCGGGTCGTTCGCCCGCGCCATGAGGTGTGCCGGTCGGTACGACGCCGAGATGCTCGTGCCCGCTATCGGTGCGATGGCGGTAGTGATGAATCGGCTTGGCGGGCGGCAGATTCTTTAGTGAGAAGGTCGTCGCCTTGGCGAGTGATTTCTCCGTTTCGGCGAGGGAGGGATGGTGTTCCATCGGTTTCCAAGCGCCATCGCCGTAATACTCGACGTGCTTAGCCGGGATATCCTCGCGCGCGTAGGTTCCGGAATAGTCGCTCCCGTGATCCCGCGCGCTGACGTGATCATATGGTACGCGCAGCATCGCGTTATTCCCTCCTCCGTACTCGTCCGCATTACGGGGGCTATCACCGAAGTAGGTTCGCGGCTCACTCCCGCCCTCCGGCCACGCACCTGGTGCGTCCGGGTTCTCGTCGTCCTCGTAGTCATTGAATGGGATGTTCGTATGCAGACCGTGGCGCGCAATACTCGGCAGGTTATCTGCGGGAGTGGAGTGGTAGAGATGATCGTCGCTCCCCTCCCAGAAAGGGTGTTCCTTGGGAAGAGATGCATAGTTAACGTTCTCCGCCTTCGGCGACATTGCGGGTGCGGGTGCGGCGATCGGTGTGGTTGGTGACCTTTGAACGGCGGGGGTGGACGATCCAGACATGGCGTGGATCAGCGTCTTTGCCAGCGACACGCCCGTGACGGCTTCGTACGTGCGCGCAAAGATATGGGAGTCAACAACCCAGCGCGCACCATCCTTACCCTCGATGAGATAATCGCCTATCTTACCGTGCAATTGTTCTCCATTGTCAATCTTGACAGTGAATGTCTCGGTCATCTTCTTTGCTCGCACAGGTGTGCCGACGGAACGATAGACGCCCGCCTCTTTCGTTGGGCGATAGAAACGCGACAGGTCAGTGGCAGGGATCGGCCATTGTTCGCCATCAATCCCGGTAACACGATAATCCCCGGCTTTGCCGGAAGCCTTACCTTCCTTCGTTGCGACTGTGAAAGCGGCATCCATTTTCTCTGCTTTGACCGCGCCCGTTTTCTTATAGGTTCCCCAACCCTCGCCAATCGCCCCATCTTTATGTACCTTTGCGATACCCTTGAAGGGGATCGCCGTCCGGTCAGGTCCAGCGCAAACCGTAACGTGTGTGAATGTCAGTTGCGTCTCGGCGGGACCATCCGCAGGCCATTTCCCGCCCTGGTCGACGTAGGCGAGGGTTATGTGTGGCGTGAATCCGTGATCCTGCTTCCACTCTATTTTCGCTTTCTTCAATTGTCGACAGAGATCGGTTCGCGCCTCGCGCAACCCATCGATCTCCGGCACGGCAAAGAGGACGTCCTTGCCGTCACTTCCTTCGGAGGCAGGGAAGCGGCCGCCGTCCTCGACATGGCCGACAAAGGGAGATTGGTTTGCTGCCCAACGACGGACGGCATTTGTCATACGCGTGACTGTCTGTTGATCGACGTCCTCTCCTAATTTGCCAAGGTAGGCGAGCGTGATGTGTAATTCGTCAGATTCTTCACCGTCCGGCATCGCCAACTTCTCCGCAGCCTCTTTTGGCACCCAGAGACCGATCATCACGCCTGTCTGAGCAGCATTAGATTTGGCGAACGATTTCTCGACCTGCGGCGTATGCCAACCCAGGTCTTTGATACCCTGTGGCAATTCTTCGCCGTCCCAGTGATCGATCGGCAGTGGAGAGCGCCCGTTATAGTCGTACTGGACGCCACTGAAATCTGAATCATCGAGTCCGGCCAAAGCACTGATATCGTGGGCGGGGAGTTGATAGCCAAAACGCTCGGCGAGATGGGGCGCGAGATGTTTATGAAGGTAGTCATGGACGGTCGTTTGGGGGTCCTCGGCGAGCGCGCCTTCAACGATGTCGTGGCCGAAGGCGAGGTGATCGAGGGGAAAATGACCACTTGGGTGTGCAGTGCGGTCGATTGGAATCTCGTTGTACTCACGGATTCCGCCGTGTTTTGGGTTGACTCCGCGATGAAAGGCATCGTGCGCGGCAAGTGGACGGCGGTTCTGTTCGTAGACCCTGCGGTCCGAGGCGATCGCCTCGGGGTTTTGTGACGCCCCTCGCGTACTCGGCAGGCTCCACATATCATCGACCTTCAACCGACCGTAGGTATCATGGGGTATGCCCAGATAGAGTTTATCGCGGAACGCGTCAGCATGTTCAGCGAGCGACGCTTCGGGACGAATGCCATTCTCGCGCATCGTGTCGAGCGTATTATCCCCGGTGCGCGTCGTAAACAGCGATTCCGGGGCACGCCCAAGCCGCCGGTTGAATTCCTGCGTCATCGGCGCCTTATTATTGCCGGTGAGTGTCAGACCGCCCTGTGCCTTGATTGCTGCGGTCTTGGTTGCCGTCGTCCCCGTCTCGCCTGACGGTCGTCGGAACCAGTTCGTGTTGTGGGCAACAACCGTCGATGCCGGCACGGACGCGGGGGGCGGGGGGACGCTCGCCTTGCGTATCTCATGGTTACCGTCGAGTGACGTGACGAGGACGGTAGCAAAGGAGCGACCACTGAGGCCGGACGGCGCTGTCAAGGGGGTATGAACGAACGTCTTGAGCAAGAGTTCGGCGAAGGATTTCGTTGCTTCCACTTTTGGCGGCTCGAACCACTTGTCGCGCTTGGCGGTCTCCATGATCCGATTGGCAAGCCAAGGATGCGCGCCCATGCGAAGGTAGGACGGTTGTCCGCGGAAGTGATCACCCTCCTGCCGCTTGTTCTCGTATTCGCGTACTTGCTCTTCGTCGGGATTGTCGTGGGAAACGACGCCGTGACCCGAGAGCATGCCGTGTTCGTTCGGCACCTGGGCATCGTCGAAAGGGAGATCGGCGTCGTGTCCTTGCTCTTCTATCTCCCGCGCCCAATGGTAGAGTCGCGCACGACGCCGCAACTTGGTCGTCATGCTCACGCCGCGATCGTCGACCGACTCTGGTGCGGTATTTCCGGGGTCATGTTTGTACTTGACACGACTGAGGGCGTCCGTTACATCGGTGGCATCCCCCGCGTCCGGCGCGCTGCCAGGGTAGCGGAAGTCGCGGGCGGTCGCATGCAACTCGTCGAGGTATTTCTGATGTAACGTCGAGCTGTAGTTCAGATTCGGGTAATGCGATGCGTCTCCCTCCTGAAACTTCGGCTCGAGCTTCTTGATCGGCGAAACGGGACGTTGGCGATCCTCGCGCTGCGGATCGAGGGCGATCGCGACCCGGTGACGCACGTTGCCGCGAATACCGCCGCCGAGATGGGTAATCGCGTCGTAACCGTGACTCGCAAGTGCGCGATTGACCTGGCGGAACGGATGGTCTTCCTCGGAGTAGTCGTCGACGTCTTCGATCATCGGTCGCAGGGCGCGATAGAGCTTCGTCGTCGGCGTTGTGGGATCGTTGAGGTGCCCGTCGAAGGTCTCGTACTTCTCGGCGTCAGTGTCAACATCGTCAGTGAACGGCTTCGCTACCTTGCGAAAGATATCCCGGACGTGACGCGGCGCTTCTCGATCGGCATCTAGGACGCGCCGAAAATTTGTCTTCCCGTGGTAGACGACCGGGAACTCGGAGCCCGCCTTGCCCCTTGAGTCCTTTGCGTATCCCTGAGCGACGGTGGGGTTGTCGGTCATATAGACGCCCGGTCCGTAGAGTCCGGAGGCTTTCGTCTTGCCACTGTCGAGGTTAGTCGGTTCGAGGTGCGGCATCCCCGTGCCGTGGTAGAAGTCGGTCCGGTTGAGGCGCTGCGCCATCGCTCGCTCCTCGGACTGCGGCGTTTCCAGTGAGCGCCAGTCGGTTTTCGCAGGCGAGACCTTGCGCGGCACCATTGGCGTGGTCGGAGTGGGCGTCGTCGTCGGGGGCGGCTTCGGAGGCGGCAGCGTTGCCGCAGTACCAGGTGGCGCTTGTGGAATCGACTTGTTCAATTCGGCATGGCGAGCGATATGCTCGTTGAGTTCGTCGTCACCGAGAGGGGTTAGGTTGACGTTATCGCGCCACGTCGTCGGTTCTTTGTCTGGTGGAGAGAGGTGTGGGTACTCCGCGCGCACATGCTCCGGTACCGGGTCGCCACGATCGAGTGCTTCCTGGATGATGTGCTCGTGATAGGCATCGGCGTAGTGACTCGCGCGTTGGGCACCGAGGGTATTGCCGCCTGAGACGGCGGTGTGGTAGGGACGATCAACCTGTGCGATCTCATGTGGGAGGATTGGACGCGTAACACGATAGTGCGCATCCTCACCAGGTCCGCCAGCACGCTCGACGGAGCGATCGTCTTCGGGAACATGGAAGGCGACCTTGTGCGCTTCCGGTCCGTAGCCCGTGCGCGACGCCGCCGACCAGATGACATTGCTACCTCCGTCCATGTCGCTGCGCGCCCGGGTCGGGTCCAGTCCTTCGTTGATAATGTTGGGAATGACGGCGGGATCGCGAACCGCATGGTAGAGCATCCGCCGTCCCTCGGGAGCCACGGGGGGCGGCGCGCGGAACTGGGCACGCGTCATCTGCGTCGGGTCAGCGGCATATTGCGCGGTCAGGCGGGCGGAATGCGGCGCCTGGTCGATTGACGGCGGCGTCGGTGATGACGGTGTATGCACCAGCGCCTTCAGCAGCATATCAGCGAGACCGCCCGAAAGCGTCTTCGTTGCTTCTTCATCCGGTGGCGTGAACCACTTGTCGCGCTTGGCCGCCTCCATGATTCTTTGCGCCAGCCAGGGATGCGCTTCGCGCCTAAGCGCATTTTGGCTTTCGTCACGATGGGCATCGTAATTCTCTGCTTGCTCGGGACCACCCTTCCCCTTATCGGCAACGATGCTATGTCCCCAGAGAAGGTCGTGATCGTGGGGAAAATGAGCGTCGTTGCCGGTCAACTTCCCGCCAGCAAGGGTGTTGCGCGCCCAATCGTACATCCCGCCCTGCTGGGCCAGTAATCTTCGCGGATCATACCCATCCGGCATCGTATCGTGTGGATCGTGACGCGTTTTGACGGCATCAAGTGCTTCGCGCAAATAACGTGGTTGACCACTGGGAACACTCCAGACATCCGGGCTCTGGCGAAAATCACGTGCGGTTTCGTGCAGGTCTTCGATATATGCCCGCTTCCGTTTCACCGCGTCCGCTCCGTATTGCAGGTTCGGATATGGGGACGCTTCATTCCCCTGGAACTGGGGGATCAGTTTTTTCACCGAGATCGCCACTCGCTTTCGATTCCTGCCCTGCGGATCGAGGACGATCGCGACGCGGTGCATGTTACCACCGCCCCGCCGTCCTCCCCCCATATGCGTCAGACCGTCATAGCCCATCCGCGCCAGTTCGTCGTTGACTTGGCGATAGGGATGGTCGGCATCGCTATGCGGAACGTATGAGTGCGCGTTCAAAAGATGCCTATACAAATCTTCGGTCTTTGTCGCCGGGTCGATCAGCGCATCGGCCATCTGCCCTTCGGGGTATGACGCGTGATGTCCCGCTGGCACTTTTGCAGCGGCACGGCGAAAGAGCGTGCGTACGCGTCTGGGTGCGGGCTGTTCCAGGTCGAGGACGCGGCGCAGGTTCGTTTTGCCATGATAGACGGTGGGATACTCGTATCCGGTCTTTCCCTCTGAGTCACGCGCATATCCTTGGGCGACTGTCGGATTATCCGTCAGATAGATACCGGGACCAAAGAGACTGCCTGCTGAAACTTTTTTACTATCCAGAATCGAGGGCTCCAAATGAGGCATGCCCGTGCCGTGATAGAGGTCTTTAAAATTCAGATATTGGGCCATCGACCTCTCGTCTTTCGGGGGCTTACCTAGCGTTTCCCCCGGTGCATCGGGCGGACTGATGGTTGACGTGTGTTTGGGAATCGGCGTTGCGGTTTGTGTCGGAAGTGTCGGTATATGTGGCGGTGAAGTTGGCGTTGGTATCTGGGCGGCAGTGCCGGGTCGGGCGACTGGCACTGACTTGGTAATGCCCTGGTGACGTGCGATGTGCTCGTCGAGTTCATCCTTGCCCAACTCACGGAGGGTGACGAGGTCGCGCCAGGTTTCATCATTCTTTTTGGCGTTGGGTGCGAGACTATGAACGAGCGTCTTGGCGAGATCGCCGGGTTCGTAGGCACGCAAGATCGAGGCGACGGGCTGCCCAACCTTGATCTTCGACTGATCCATGACGGCAGAGGAGTGACCCGTTTCATCGGCGACGATCAGGTTATTGTAGCCGAGCGCCTTTGCCGCGGCCTGCGTCAAGGGGTTCTCCGCATCGTGCCAGCGCATGGCGAATTGCGTCGCATCGACATGACCGTCCAGACCCAAGCGATGCTGCTCGATCAGCTCTTTGGCGCGCTCGCGTACCTTCGGGTCCTTGATCGCATCGCGCTTCTCTGCCAGTCGGCGGATCAGGGCGCGATGGCTATGCCACTCAGCCTCGTTGGCGATCGGATGCTTGGGGATGTCCTCGCCCAAGGTGCGAAGACCGTGATGCTTGACGGCAAAGACGCGTGTGCCGGGATGCGAATAGTCCCGGCGTTCCGGGTGACCGACGAGCGGCAGTGTGGGTGGGGGACTAGAGTGCGCCGGGGGGACGTCCCCCCAGTAGGGGTCGGGGTTCTCCGAGCCACCCCGGCCGCCGGTTGCCGCGCCGAAGGGGGTCTCGGCGAGGTAGGTGGCGTTGCGCGAGGAGGTCTCCGGTTCGTATTCGGTCTTGCGCTCCGGCTGGAAGTCAGAGAAATGACCGGGGGAGACGGTGTAGTGATAGAGGTCCGCGCCACTATGGTGGCGCGTCAGCGCGGCATGGGCGTCGTAGTGCTTGGCGAGTTGACCGACTTTCGGGAGCTCCCGCGCGCCCTTGGGCCAAGACTCCATCGCCGCATGGGCATCCGGAACGTCGAAGGGGGCGACGGTCTCATAGTCCAACGCCGCCAGCCGACGGTCACTGGCAGAGGGATGGGTATCGAAATCACCGTACTCGGGGATGTGATTCGGCTTGTCCCGCTTGACGGCCGCGAGATGCCCTTCCATCTTCTTGTCGACGCTGTTCTGGATAAATTTGCGCGCCTTGACGGCAAAATCGTCGAGGTGGGGGCGGAGGGTGGCGTTGTATTCCATCTGCGGACGGAACTTCTCAAGCCGCTCCGCGTCGACTTTCTCGCGCAACCCCGGATAGTCGGCGAGCACGGAGTCGGGGACATGCTCGTCGCCGTGCATGAGGGCCGCGCGTACGAGGTTCGCATGGACTTTCTTGCCATTGTTGCCGATCATGTCCCGACGTGCCAGGACGACCTTGGGGTCTGGCGCGGGCTTCTTGGGTGTCCCTTCGTGCTCGTTCTCCTCGAAGTCATCGTCGGCGTCGAAGAGGAAGTTATGGTCGACGACTTTACCGTGATGACCGGCGGTATAACTATCGGTCATGTCCTCGCTGGTATCGGGTTCGTCGCTGTAAGGGGAGTGACCCTGGTCGGCGCGGAAGCCACTGCCCCAGACCGTCTTCGCGTCCTGCTTGGGCGCATCAGGCGGGAAGGCAAAGATGTTGCCATTGTCGTGGATATGCTCGGGCAGGGCGTCGAGGTTGTCGATTCGTTGTGGATTGCCTTGCTCGTCGTGATGCCAGAGGACGCCATGCTTCTCCATCGCCGCCCGAAGGTCAGCGCGCCGCTCCGTCTGGATCGCCGCGTGCTCCGGAGGACGACCGCCGCCGGTCGGGTCGCTGTTGCCCGCCTTGCGATGCCTGCCGCGTACTGATGCGCCGCCGACCTCTTCGGCGTAGCGATTGAGGTTGCCGCCAATCTCCGGCGTCAGACGCATACGGGCGGTGTTCCCGTAGCCATTATCTTCGCTGCTCGGGTAGAGGAGGTGGCCAGTCTTGAGGAATTCCGCCTGGGTCATCTGGTGGACCGGCGGGGCATCCGGTTCGTGGGGAATATGCGTTGGCGTCACGTTGGCGTAGGGAGTCGCGCCATGGACGGCAGGACCAGTGACCGACTCGGGCGGCGGCTTCGGTTTGCCCCATCCTTCTGGTTCAGGCGTCGGTGAGCGCCAGGTCGCGGCCGCCCGTTCAGCGGTGCCATGCCACGGTTCCGCCGCTTTCGGCTGGGCGGGCGCCGGTTTCGGTACGGGCGGAATGCGGTAAGCGCCACGCGGCGGCTCCGCATGGACATCGATCTTCGGCATCGGCGGAGGAGCAAGGGACTTGCTCATTTCCACGGCGCGTTGGGCAACGCCGATCCGATCGCCGGGCGAATCAAAATCTTGCACCGCCTCATAGGGCTGCTGATGTTCGAGCATGTAGGCAGTGCCCGCACCGACCGTCGGAAAGTCCTCGGCATGACCGTTTTCACCGCGCTGTGTTACCTGTGTCTGGAAGGGAGCGTGCGTGACGATTTCGTTGGGCGTCATCGCGTCTCGCCCCTCGGCGGCCAACCGATCTTGCCACTCGTTCATCGCCCGCGTATGGCCGCGCTCCATCAGATAGCGGTGATAGCGCTGTGTCGCATTGTAGCCCTGGGCAGGCGAGGCAAAGTCGTAGCCCTCGCGCGCCGCGTCGTGTGCTTCTTGCCCGGCGCCGACCGACCGCTCCTTGCGTGTCACGCCATGCCCCCTGAGCCATTGATCCTCGGCATGGGCGTGCTGGTGCGCGACCGCCGGATTAATCCCTGGAGCGAGGGTCATCGGGTGCATGCGTGTCGCGATACCACCGGCGCCGTCGTCATGATAGTGGCGCATTGTATGACCAATCAAGTTACCTTCGCGATCGTGGAGCGAGATGCCATGACCGACCGCGCCGTCTGGACCAACCCAAGCGGCGGGCGCACCCTGGGCAACGCTTGTGTGGGCGGCGGCGCGCTGAGCGCCGTACGCGCGATTCGCGAGCGGGTCGTCGGTGACGCGGGGCGGGGCGTAGCCGCCGTCCGCGAACCAGTCGCCGTCGGGATGACGAACGGCGGCGGCGTAATCGAGACGCAGGTCATTGGCGTTATTGAGTCCGCCGAAGAGCCGGGGAACCGCACGATGCACGGCGGAACCGGCGGGAGGCGGAGGCGATCCACCACCGGCAACCGGAAATGCATTGGCTGATGGCTGATCTTCGACCGGATCAGCCGTGATGCGTGGACGTTGGGGAAGATTGAGGGCGAGTTTCGGCACCATGCCACCAGGCACGCCCGGAGTGAGGTCAGTCTTTCCCGCGTTCGGAGATGGCACCAATTTCAGGTCATTACTAATACCGTGTATTTGCCCCATCGTCGGCGCCGTTCCCTGCGCCGCGTTAGCGGCAAGGCGGACGGGAACATTGTTCGGTGGGATTGTTGACGGCGTGACGGGCATTAGCGCCCTCCCGTGTCTGGATCGGCAATCTTGGGAGAGTTCTTGTTTGAGAGGTACTCATACCGCTTGGCGCTGGCGGCAACGGCAGCCTGGACGCCCGGGTCATTCGGATTCTCGCTACTGCGGATATAGCGCGCGCCACGATTATCGTCAGCGAGACGATGTGACTCCGCGACGTATTGATCGTGGGTTGGGTGGTGACGACTATAACCCTGGTTCGTAATCACGGTCTGCAGGTTCCAGTGATTACCGTTTGGGTCATTAGGGTGACGGATGCGCTCCATTACGTACGTGAGGCCGCCCGGCGCGTCATGTTCCAACTGGCTGTTCTTGCCGTCCGCGCGCGGGTAGACGTGACGGTACATGATGTCCTTGCCATGTCGTCGCTGCATCGTCACCCAGGCGGGGTTGTAGATCGCATGATGGAGGAAATCGTCGGCATGGCCGCGATCGGGGTAGTCGCCCGTACTCTTGTGACTATGTTCGCCATACGCATAGCTCTCGCCCCTAGACTGCGGCAGTTCGGGACGCATCTTTTCCGTCGCGGCGGTGGCGACATGAATGACATGACCGTCAGGGCCAATGCCCATGTAGGCGCGCGGTGAGAGATAGGGATGGTCGCTCGGTACCAGACCGCCCGCCAATACCTTGCGTTCCATGTCGTCCCAACGATCCGACTTCGATTTACCTGTTTCGTCGATCATCCGGAAGTCAGGATGCGAGACGCGCCGCCTGACCGCCTCCTGCGCATTCGTGCCGATCCGGGCGGAGGGGAGGTCCGCAGTCGGATTCGTCACGCCGTAGGCACGATTGGTCGCGCGCTCAACGGGCGTCATCGCCAACTTCTGCCCATTACGGATACCGATCGAACCATCGGCACGATCGGCGGGATTGCCAATCTTATACGACTCGAGATCAGGCATGGGAGTGCCGTGCATACCGATGTATTTTGTCTGTCCTGATGGCAATGAGACGTGCGCTATATGTGTCGGCTTGTTCGTACTCGTCCATGTTGACGATGCCTGTGGCGGCGGCGTCGGAGCGACGGTCTTTGCGGCGGATTGGGCGGCAAGGTGAGAACCGAGATGCTCGATAAAGGTCTTCTCTAGCGGTTCCCGATCAGGTTCGTGACCGATACCATCGAGGCGCAGGGATTTGCCAATCTTGTTCTCGGGGACGAGAAAGAGATCGACGGCGTTATCGGGGCGTTTACGGATGAGGATGTCCTTTCCCGTCAGGGGACCCTCGAGAAGGGTGATGATCCTATATGCCCCCGCTGGCACGTCTCCAAACGCCACGGGTAAGCCGTGGTGGTCAAGATGAAGTGTGGGGACAGGACCAAGTGCATCAGTCATTTGGGGTACCACGACGCATCTCAGAAAGTTCCCTCATGGCGGCATCGAACGCTGGCCAACCTGAGCGTGGTCGAGCGATCCGAGCAAGTTCACCGCCAAATTGCGGCACATTGGCGGCGGCGCAGATGGCATGCGCGGCAGGTATCCAGCGGTCGGCGGCGGCGAGATGCCCGGCGATATGCGCGTTTCCCTTCGCGGCCTTGAAGAGCGCGGAGAGACGATCTTTATCGGCGACAACCATATCGACTCCCGCCTCGAGCGCGGCGTCTAGGTGGGGCTCTAACGCACTCCAAACATTGGGCAAATGCCCAAGTGCACATCGTTCATGGGCATAGAGAAAAAGCGCCTTGCGGATATAACCACGCGCCTGAGCAACGAATTGTGCCGTGGCTTCGTCGTCCGGGTCGGGTCCGCCATCGGGGCGAAAAGAGCGGCGGGCGCGTTTACCTTCAGCACGTGGAACAACCCGGTCACCGACGCGAATCATGCCATCGTCACCGGGCGGCGGGGGTGGAGTTTGAGGAGATGGGGTCGAAGGAAGGGTTGGTGGCGCCGTGCCTCCCGGGGGAGTGGCGGCAGATCGCGCACGCGCGGCAGCAGCAGCGAAGGTCGGCACGCGTGTCGACGATAAGCCGGGCGCGTAGTTATATTTCCATCCGTGACCCGGGATGAAGATTTTCGAGCTGAACTTGTGCTGTTCCGGCAGCGTGGGCGTCGCCATATGGCTCCTATTATGGAATCGCGTTGAAGGCGTCCGCGCCAATGCTCGTGGGGATGAAGAAGGCGGGACTCTTGCCGATCATGCCGATCTTGCCCGTGTCCGTAAACAACGCACGACACTCAGCGGTGTAAACGGTCGTTGGCAGGTCGGCGGTATCCGCGGCGGCAAGCGAAATCGTCAACTGCCCGGTTGGACCGTCAACGATCACAATGCCGCCGCCGGTAGCGCTCGTCTTCGTGATCGTCTGGGGGTCTGTCAGGTCGGGGTCGGCGGGGGTCAGGGTAAAGATGATTTTGGCATAAGTGAGATCGACAACGGTACTCTCAAAGCCCCCATCGGGAGTATAGATCGTCGTGGCGGCACGCATCGTTGCCCGAAAATAGATATCGACGTCGTCCCCCATAAAGAGAGAGATCGAGGGATATCCGGTATCGAAACGCCATGGCTTGAGCGGTTCATAGGCGCCAATCCAGGCAACACGATGCGTAGGCATGGGATTACTCCTCCAGCGCGATGCGTTGCGCGTCGGTCAAATGAACGCGCAGGCCCATGCCGTGCAATCCGGCAACAGCGGCGCGGAGGTCGGTGGCATCAATAGTAATGTGACGATAGATACCTTCGTGACGTACTTCCAACTTATCGCCCGTGAAAGCATCGAGAACGCGCGCGCCATCCTTGCCAGAAGCGAGTACGACACCACGGTGGACACCATGCGCGCGATGAAACATAACGATGTCGCCGACGGTGGTCTTAGGGCTAGACGTCGTCGCCATCCTCGCCTCCATCATCGTCCGAACCATTCGGACCATCATCAGTGTCGTCCTCGTCATCCTCCATGTAGGCAGAACCGAGACCGCCGCGCGGCACGACCGGGCCACCCGACCAGAGAAGACTGTAATGTGTCTTCCGATGGTGGGGATGTCCCTCCGTTTCCGTCAATGGATTGAGACTCTTTTGTGCCGGAGGAGGCGGCGGCGCCGCGGGTGGTCCGCCCGTCGGCGGGGCGCCGGGTTGGGGTGGTTGACCCTGTGGAGGTGGGGTGGTCGCACCGCCCTGGGGCATCCCTTGGTCGGCGCCATAGTCGCCACCGCTAGCGCCCGGCTGTTGTGCGGCGACATTCTGTGGGTTCATCTGCGCCTGTTGCTGCTGCTTCATCGCTTCCTGAGCCTGGATGGCGCCGACGATCGCGACATCGACCTGTGATCCAGTCCAGTCGCCAAGGTTGGAGCCAGGTAGACCATCGGGCATGGGCGGAAGACCGATCTGCGCGCGCGTCTCGTTCTTCGTCTTGATGCCCGCGCCGGAGAGCTCGATCTCACGTTGAATGACCTGCTCGAAGGGAACCATGTCCATTCCTTCGGGAATGGCGATCAGATCGTCGTACCATGGGATGATCAGGTGATGGGTCAGCCAGCCGAAGCGACGACGCAGGCGCGAACGGTTGCCCTCTTCGTTGGCCTGCTGGATGATGTAGTTTCGGTCTTGGGGCAGACCGCCATCGGAAGCGGCGCCCTCGGAAGCGAAGTTGATCGTACTGGGATGGATGCGAAAAAAGGCGCACTTCAGCGCGAGCATGAATTTCAACAGCTGGTCGAAGAGCATGTCCTGTGGCGTATTGCGCAATGTAACGAGCGAGACGTCGGTCTCCCCTTTCGGACCACCGGAAATCACTGGCAGACGTTGAGAGTTACCGTGCGAGGCAAGGACATCGTCCTTGAACCCCTGCAACCCTTCGGGGGAGTAGTCGCCGTGCAACAGGAGGATCGCTTCGGGCCAGGTCGTTTGGAATAGCTGCTTCTGGTAGTTCCAGGCACTGTTCCACAGATAGCTCACGTCGAGTGACTGCTCGACCGGCGAAGTGCCAAAGTAACTCTGGTCGATCTCCACCATCGGGTTGATAATGTCAATCGCCAATTGCTTCTCAGTCCAAGCGCCACAGACGGTATTGTCATCAAGGACCTGTACGAAAGCGGCATGCGTCAGGTCGATCTCGTGCCCCTCGGGAGTGCGCACGCCGTTAAGTTTCAGCTCCTCGGAAAGACGTTGGGCGGCACGGTCGTCATTATAGAAGAGCGAATCCTCTTTACCCCAGCGAGCCATGAACTCTTTGAGATAGAGGAAGCGTGGCAAGAGCGTCCCGCCGGGAAGATAGTGATAACTAAGGGGACGTCCCTGGCGGTCAGGGACGATCACCATGTTCGCGCGGTCGATTGTCAGCTCATCATCGGTCGCCGCCGACATAAAGGTGGCGAACGAAGGGCAGGCGGGCTTGGTCGTATTGAGGATCAAGCGTTCCATCTGGCGGCAGCGATCATTGATATCGTGTAACGTCTCCTCGTCCGGCTGCCAGGCGGGATCGTTGTACCGTTTGTGCACGACGCGGAAGCCAATCTGCTTCCCCTCGACGTGGGCGACTTGTGTAAAGGCGGAAATGTTCGCCTTGAGTGTCGAGATAATCGCTGAATCCAGCGTGCAGTTACGTGCCACGTACTTCAGGAGGGCGTGTGAGGGGCGGTTCGGCGAACGGTCAACGGCGCCGCCGGCGGTACGCGTAATTGTCCGGGACCAGTTGGAGAAGAGCTTCCCCTTGATCGCCTTCTCTTCGGCACTCTTCTCTTCCCTAATTGACTTGGCAATCGTCGGGGGAAGATAGATTTTCCCCTGGTGGTAGTCCCAGTCAGGTGGCGCCGGGATGTTTGGCATGCGCGGGTCGCGGGGCATTAGCTAACTCCTGCCGAAATGCGGGACTTGGCGTAGGGGAGCCGCAGCGTTTCCTTCGCGTTTGGAGCGCGGTGCATGCGGCGCAAGGTATCAAGGGTCGATGTTGTCTGGTTGTGCTGGTGGAGAGTGGCATGACCCGGAGCGGGGGGAGCGTATCCCTCGAATGCCCGCTGCGAGAGACCTTTTTGGCAAGCGAGCCAGGTAGCACCAACAACGACATCCGCACAGTCTTTCGATCCGCCCGTTTGGTGATCGATGCGCGTGCCATTGATGAGGATCAACTTGCGAAGTTCGTCTCGTACGCGCCGCCAGGGCTCGACATCCCAGAAACCACTGAACTTGATCAGTCCGGCATAGAGGAGTGTCTTGAAATTCTCGTACTGCTGGATTTGCTGTGCATTCGAGAAGGCGGCGTACTCACAGCGAATGCCAGCGGCAGTCAGTTGTTGTTGTAACTGGGCGCTGTTCCAACGATCCGCCGACCAACGACGCATGTCACAAAGTCCGGCCAGATCGAGAATCACCTGCGAGGCATTAATGAAATCAACGACACGATGCTCGCGCGGCTCGGGACGCCAGACGATAAGCGAGTCGATCACCACCTGCGGAACCGTGTACGCCTTTCCTTTGGAGTCGAAGATTTCCGCTTGTACCGCGTAGTTCGGGTGCGCGATACCGAGCGTGAAAGCGTCAGAACTCAGACCGGGATCGCAGTGGGCAACATAGAGGTTGGCGGGAGAGAAGCGGTGCCCTGTCAACTTGACGCCGACCAACTCCTGAGAGCCGCGGCGAATATGGTCGACGGTCCACTGGACAGCGGGGCGAAGGCGTTCACTGAATGCCTCGTCAATCTTTTGTGGCTGCGAGAAGTAGCCGCCCTTGGCGGGGGGCGGTTCGCAAGCGAAGCGCATCGCCGACTTCTCAGGATTGGCACGAAAGAACTTATCGAATGCACTGCGTGGTTTCTTGAGGTTGACTTCCCAGGTAGCCGCTTTATGCGCGAAGATGTGGGGATACTTCAACTTGCCGATCCGCGATAGCCCGACGGAGTCATTCGGATCATCGATGTCGTCCAACGAGAAGTAGTTCATTGGATGATCCAGAAGTGTCCGGTTATACATCCGCATCGTAAAGTCATCTTCAAAGCGTGGATACGAAATCACGAATCCCAGGTACTGATCCTCGAAGCGCGTTGCGGCGGATGTTTCGAGAACATCGAAGATCGCATCGGCGGGAGAGAGGGCGTACTCTTCGCCCTCGTCGTCTTCCGCCAGTTCCTTCTTCCCCTTGAGCTCGAATCCCGATGCCTCGTCGAGGATAAAGGCGATGATATTCATCCCCTCAATCGATTCAGATTTCGAGTGGCGTGACCAGCAACGAATCAGTTCGACCGGCTCGGAGATGCCCGGAACAACGCGGTAGAAGATGGCACGATCAGTGAGGATGTCGGGCCTACTGCCGAACTTCTGAAAACACTCACGCAACAAACAATTCTTGAGCTTACGGAAGAAGACGTTCTGCGCTTGGTGGGCATTAATGGCGCAGTTAATGATGTCGAAGGGTTCACCGGGGGCATGATGAAAGTATGCATAGGGGTCTGCCATGTGCATGATTACAAACACTATATATGATACTAGATATGAAATGATGAGGTCTTTTCCGCTTCCCTTACCCCATAACAAGATAATAGTAGATATAATATTGCGTAGTGGTGGACCATTCGGCCAATCGTTGTAATACTCGTTCTCGTCGACTCGCGGATGAAAGAGCAAAGCAGGATCGTTGCCAATCGCGGCCATGATTGCTTCGGCCTGCAGAGGATAAAGAAAGCCCTCCATCTCGTTCGTGACGAAATCGACGAAGGTTGGTGGCGCAATACCATCCGTCCAGATCGTCCCTTCTTCGTACATGCGCAGAGCCGAGCCGCCAGCACCAATCGCCCCGCCGCTTGCGAGGCGAAGCCGGGCGCGCTCGTCGCGCTGTACTTGCTGGCTGAGTTTGCCCTTGATCGCGCCAAACAAATCGTCGAGCGGGTCAACGGCGGAGGTAGCGACAGGCATAGCGCCTCAGATTTTATGGATGGGGAGGGAAACGATACTATACTCTACCAGTATACCATGATTTATGGTGTTTACTCAACCACCGGGTTATCGCTCGGCATCGGTGTGGTAGCGAGCGTTGTGCGCGTCAAGCGTACGAACGGTAACGAAAACATGAGGATTCGTCTTGTAGTAATGGCGATCGTTGATGTCGCCGGATACCTCACGATCATTGCATTTCATTCCCGTCCGTGCCGTCAGGTAATCGAAAACGAGGTCTTTGACAAGTTTGTGGCGACTGTCGAGGTCGGAGCGACGATCCTTGAAATACCAGGAGAAAGCAAGACCGAGAGCCTCCTTGGGATCAAAATCAGTCGGGTTGATAAACCACTCGACGCCCATGTCGTCATCGACCATCGCCTTGAGGGCGCCCGACTCCCAAGTGGCGTGCTCCTTGGAATGCATCAGGGAGGCGCCCATCTTGCCGCCACCACGATGAACGACGCGCGGGACGTAGGCGTGGTTGGTGCCCGTCGGCGGCATCGGAATCGTCAGGCGGAGAAGAAAATCAATCATCGTTTGGCTCGCTCGACGCATAGCGCAGCAAGCAATGGGTGGTTGATCGCCCAGATACGCCGGTTGATCGCCCGGTGCCAGGCGCGCTCCTCTGCGGCGCGCAGTTGATCCTCGGCGGCAGCGCGAGCGGCCAGGCGTTTCGCCAGCGTGAGCTCATCCCAAATATTGGTCATCGCGCCTTCCCCTCGATGACGATCCCGTGACCGGCAATAATCCGCTTCGGGTCAGGCAAGCTGTCGGGGCGGGGGAGCGCCTGAAAATCACGCTCAGCGGCCGCGCTCCATGTCTTTGGGTCGGGGTCCGGGTTGCGATAGTCCATACCAAGCAGACTGCGGGCGCTCTCGGCGCGCGTCTGATAAGCGCCGATGATCGCCGCGATGCGCGGGTCACCGAGATCGAGCAGTTCCAGGAGCGCCTGCTTGAGCATCGCCATCGCGCGCATGTCGATTAGCGTCTTGTAGATATCGACATAGAGTTGCATGTTCGCGGAGGCAAGCGATGCCGCCTTGAACATGTTCGGGTAGGGGTCGGACGGATTGGTAAGCCTATCGAGCGTCTTCTCAAACTGTGGCGTAAGAATCTCTTCACCATCGGCAAAGCGAACCAGAAACTCATTGGCAAGCGCCAACCCTTCCTCTTTCGCCTCGCGGTAATGCTCCGCGTCCTCGGCGAGGTCGTCCAGTTGCTCCAACATCGTCATCTGGATCATGTAGTAGGCACGCGCCTGATTAATACCGGCGGCCATAATCTCATCGGCGGCACGCACGGCGGCGCCGTCACCCATCGCGCCGAGGCGGAGAATGCGACGAGAGACGGTGCGATCGGTGACATTGCGCCGCACGGCAATCTCGACGGGCGTCATCCCCTCATCAAGATCAGCCTTAAGGTCGCGATCGTTGAGCGTACGACGGGGCATAGGGGCGATCCTTCCGGGGTGTCAAAAACTCATGTAGAAAGTCGTCTTCTCTGCTTTACATTGTACCACTTCACGTGTATACTAGCAAAGTCGTAGTACGCATGCCGCTCATGCTTCGACTGCAATCGATTTTTATTGAGGAGGGGCTTCCTATGGATACGAGTTTGGGAGCAATTGTCGATAGTTGCCGCATCGATGCGATTCGCCAGGGATTCTGGGATGAAGCGGAGTCATCATCGCCACCACCCGACGCCGAACAGCTCGTTATTCTCGGCGACCTCGTCCGCGCGGTTGGCGCGGCGATCGACGGTCAGCGCAAGACAGGTCGAATCCCGTCGAGCCATCTCGAAGAGATCGAGAACGCAACCAATCTATTGCGTCGTGTTGCATTCTCCGCCCGCCTTCCTCCCTACGCCCGCGTTGGGGGTTCTGGAAGGCGCGAGCAGACCGTGACAACTCCGACAAACGGAATTGACGGTCATGTTCTGCGCCAACTCCTGCACCTCGTCGCCGAGATCGGCGAATCGCTCGCCACGCTACGCGCCGCTGACTACCGGATGGGAGAGATTGACGTCGAGGAAGTAGCTGATATCGGTATCGTCTGGCTTGATCTGGCCGGCGCTTGGGGTCGTCGCGTCGTCGACGCGCTTCACCACAAGCGGCGCAAAAATCGGGAGCGCCCATACGGTTATGGACGCGCCATGTCTGTCGTCAACGTCGGTCCCGAGAATGAGACGATCTACTTCGGCAAATTGCCAATCTCTTCCGGTGAGACGACGGTAATCGACTCTTGGACCCTGAAGACCCTTGCACCGGAATGCCCCGGTGCGGTAGAATAAGGAGACCACCATTGATCGAGACACCCCCTACACCAAGCGATGATAGTGACGACGATGATGCCGACGAGGTCGAGACGCCGCTGCGGAAGATTCATCACTCGAAACCCCTCCAAAAACGCCGTGGCGAGGACGACGAAGAGCCTCTTGCCGGACGGCGCACGACCGAAGATGAAACCCCCCTGGCGAAAGCCCGGCAGGAGTCATAATGTCTACCGTCCCACCGATTCTCCTTGAACTGGAGTCTCCGCATTCGAGCGACCGTGCTGTTCCATGGGCGCCATTGGTAGAGGGTCCGCTCTTTACGACCGATCCAAAGACACGTCGTGCCGCACCCGCCTTCACCCCGGCTGTTTTGTCCAGCTTGCTTTTGGACCCGGAGATCGGCGTTCTTCAGGCGCTGCCACCCGGTCAACAACTACGTATCTGGCTTTCCGGAGACGGCAAGACGGTAACGACAAGCGCCACTGACTTCTCCGAGCCCTTTGGCGTCGCCATCCTGCCGCGCATCGGTCACTTGCCACTCGCGATAGAGACGACGACAGGCACGTTTCGTATTCGTGTCGGCGATTGGAATAACTGGGACGATCCCGCTCCCTATCCGATTATGTCACCGCCGCCGAATCCAACGAAGGGCATCGGTCACAGTCATGATCCACGTCGGAATACACGTAAGGATGCTGCGGTTGGTTGGTTGCGGGCATGGGGAGACGTTCTTTTGCGCTACGCTCCCCTCTACCCACTCGTTGTCATTGGCACAATGCTCGGTGAGCCCTACGACGGCGTAACCCTCGGGTCCTCATCCCAACGCACAACCTTTCTCGTTAAGGAGGTCTACTGCGTTGCCAGGGATTATTGGCTCGGATGGAGTGATTTGAAAGCGACAGGCATCCCCGTCCAGGATGAAATCTTCGTATCGCGTACCAATGCCGGCGCACTGCAAGCGGCACTCACAGCAATGGTCACTCCCAATTACCCGAACAGCGACGTTGCCATTCGAGGGCTATTGCTCAGGCCAAGAATAGGGCGTGATCGTACTCGTTTTGCGGCATACCGCGATCAAATTTAGTCACGACGGAAGGAATATCTCGTGCAAAATCTCGGCATTATCGGCATGGCCAGTAGCGGAAAGACGACAGTCAGTCAGATGGTCGAGGTACGAGATGACTATCATCGGGCAGCACTCGCTGATCCGATGAAGGTAAGCCTTGGCTTTCTCGCCCACGTCCAACTCGATCTGCCGTTCCCACTCCACATGTCCGTTACCGATACGTTCGGCAGCGTCAGGCGTATTATGGCCGGCAAGATGGGATATCTGTACGCAACGAATTCTCCAAATCTCGAGACATACCACCGCGATATTATTGTCCGCGATCACTTCGTCAATTACGTCAACGCACACAAGCCACATTTCCGCGGCGCACTCCAGCAGTGGGGAACGGAAGTCATCCGGGGTCTCGCCGCACCCGAGGAACCGTGGGTCAAACTACTACTCCAGGAAGCGGAAACATCTCGTTTCTTTGGGAAAGCAATAGTTTGTGACGATGTTCGCTACCCCCATGAAGTCGAGCAACTGCGTGCCAACGGCTTCCATTTCGTTCGCATCATTCGTCCCGACGCCACTAAACTGACAGGCGAAGCGGCGAATCACTCCTCCGAGCAATTTTGGTCCACACTCTCCGCCGACGAGGAGATCGTCAATGGCGGTAGTCTCGATGATCTCCACTGCCGTGTGAACGACATCGTTAACTGCTTGAAACCTATCGCGTTCTAATCGATCTATTCCGGGACGGCATACCATTGCCGTCATGGGAGTTTTACATGAACGAAAATGCCCGTCTCGATGATGGGGAGATATCGGTCATCCCACGTACCCGCACCATCCTCACAAAATCTCGTGTCGCCTACTGGAAACATCCTCTTTCCTGCACTGGGGCGAACACCGTTCATGCCGGTGACATCTACGGACTCTCGAATGTCAAGCGCGCGATGGGTGAATTTATCGCCGCAATCAACCGCTGGCCCGAGATGAAGGCAAACGGTCAGCGCCTACCACGCGGCGGCATCCTGCTTGGCGAGCAGGGCAATGGCAAGACGCTGATGCTTCGCCACTTGATTACGGAAGTCAGGGCGCGGTGTTTCGACGCACGAGCGTGGCCGCTGGAAAATGGCGAGTGGGGAGAGAACGACGTCGTTGCGCTATGGAAGGCGGCATGCCACGAGGCAAGACGGCTCGACGCACCGATTGGCTTGATCTGGGACGAATTCGACGCGCACGTCACGACCGACCGGGGAACGGTTGGCAAGGACCCAATTACCGCCGCTCTTAATACATGTCTGGACGGGCTCGCGGATCGTGGCGTGCCCGTTTTCCTTTTTGCGACTGCCAATGAAAAGGATGGTATCGATCCCTCGCTGCTCCGTGCGGGTCGATTGTCGATCGAGGCGGAGTGCTCTCGCTTACCCGACCGCGAAGCATCGCGCATGCTGGGGGAACGCCTCACCACACGCAATCTACCCGTTCCGAGCGCGGCGCATCTTCGCGACCTAATTGGTGGCAGCGCGCAGACGGGAGCGGACATTGACGACGCGGTAGAACGGACTGCCCTTCGCGCTGAAATCTGCCCACCCGGAGAGATAACGCCATCCTGGATTGCCCGTGCCCTGGTCGAGCAGTGGTTCCCGATTCCTGACGATCAGGACGAACCGGAGATCGAAATCCACGTCGCCCACCATGAGTGTGGACACGCGCTCGGGGGTTTCGCGCTCGGTCTTTCGATCTCCAACATCAACCTCTTTGACGTTTGGGATCAGGAGGCGTCAGTTTTCTTCCGGAACGAGCGGATGATGAACTACCTCGACGGATTCTGCGAAATTGTTTCCCTCGCCATGGGTAAGGCAATGGAGCGCTTCGTCTATAGTGAAGACGGCGTCGCGCTCCACGCGGCAGGCGGCGATTACCAGGCGATCGTCGAATCATTCGTCGAACTAACGGTCGCGGGTGGTGGCGCTGACGGCTCGCGCTTCGACTGGTCAGCCCTCAAGGATGAGATGAAACAGAACGCCGCGACACGCATTACGCGCATCGATCACGACGCCACACTTGTCATGGAGGCCGTCGCCGCACTCGCCTGGGAAATCGTCATCGAAGCAGACAAACGCGTCCAGAAACTCCATGGTATCGGTCTCATTGAGGCACTCAAGCCGCTAGTCGATCGCCTTTGCGTCGAGCGCATCATCCTCGGCTCCGACGCCACCGTCGCGATCTCAGAGATCGTTGGCGGCTGCGAGGGGTTCCACCGTACCCTCGCCCACGATGTGTGGGCGAGGCTCTCAACCCAACTCCATTCGTCTGGCGGCAGTGTTGTCGCGCAGGAGGTCTAGCCCGTGACCATCGCTCCTTACTCACCGCCCCTTACTACTGACGCCGCGCTCCGCGTCCTCGAAGAACGCTATCTTCAAAAAGTTAAACAACCAGATGGTACAGTCACTATTACCGAAACTCCCCAGGGACTCTACAAACGCGTCGCATACGCCGTCGCCGAGGGCGAGCGCGAATTTGTCAAGATTGATCAAGAGCGCGCCGGAAGCGAATGGGGTTCCGTGCCGGGCCTCACGCCGCGCGAAGAATTCACCACCTATCTCGATGCTTGCGGTCACCAGGAAGATGCGGCGATCGCTCGCGTCGGAGATCAATTCGCCGATCTGCTGCTCTCTGGAGACTTCCTGCCCAATAGCCCCTGTCTGATGAACGCCGGGAAGGGGAACGGTCTTCAGTTGTCAGCATGTTTTGTTTTGCCTATCGAAGATTCAATAGAGGGAATCTTTAATACAATACGAGATGCTGCCACTGTGCATCAGAGCGGCGGCGGAACCGGGTTTTCTTTCTCGCGCCTCCGTCCCGCGGGCGCAACCGTGAAAAGGAGCATGGGAGTTGCGTCCGGACCCGTCAGTTTTTTGAAAATCTTCGACGTAGCAACGGAGCAAATCAAGCAAGGGGGCACCCGCCGTGGCGCGAATATGGCGGTATTACGCTGCGATCATACCGACGTGGAAACATTCATTCATTGCAAGGAGCCAATCGGCGTCCTCGCAAAACTAAACGGCACGAACGAAGTTCAGTATCCGATTACGAACTTTAATTGCTCGATCGGCATTACTGACGTCTTCATGGACGCGGTACGCGAAGATGGCGAATACGATCTCATCGATCCCGACACGAAGGCGGTGACGAGTCGGCGCCGGGCACGCGACATCTGGGACCAGATTGTTGACTGTGCGTGGCGGACGGGCGATCCGGGGCTTATCTTCCTCGATCGCGTTAATGCTTCTCGTGCGAATCCGATCCCAGAGATAGAAAGCATTGAGGCAACTAATCCGTGCGGAGAGCAACCTTTGGGGCCATATGATGTTTGCAATCTAGGCTCTATTAATCTCGGACGTTTTGTTATCGAGAGCGTCACGCACTACTTTGGCGGGTATGGACTTGGTATTCCGATCTTCGATTGGGCACGCTTCCGGTCCGTCGTCCGCCTCGCGACCCGCTTCCTCGACGACGTGATCGAGATCAACCCCTTCCCACTACCACAGATCACCAAGCGCGCACAAGACTTGCGCCGGATCGGTCTCGGCGTGATGGGATTCGCTGACCTCCTTTTTCTGCTGGGCATCGCCTACCACACACCCGAGGCTCGTGCCCTGGGCAACGATATCATGCGCGTCCTTAATGAGGAGGCGATCTCTGCCTCGGAAAACTTGGCGGTCGATCGGGGGGCTTTCCCGCTACAAAACGTCTCACGCTACAAAAACGACGCACCGCGACGCAACAGTAACCTCACGACCGTGGCGCCGACCGGATCAATTTCAATTCTTGGCAATTGTTCCAGCGGCATCGAGCCCGTCTTTGCCCTCTTCGCTTACCACTCGGTCAAGCAGACCGACGGCTCATGGCGCAACCTGAAGATCGCTAACGCCGCCTTCCGGGCCGTGGCCGAACACGAGGGGTTCTGGTCAGGCGATCTGGAGGCACACGTTGTCGCGACTGGGTCAGTCCAAGGCGTTGCAATGGTACCGGAGCGATGGCAGCGCGTCTTCCGCACCGCGGGAGATATTTCGCTCACCGACCACATCCTCATGCAGGCGGCATGGCAGGAGCACAACGATTCGGGCATTTCCAAGACCGGGAATGCTCCAAACTCGACAACGCGTGAAGAGATCGGTGCCGCGTACATCCTCTCGTACACATCGGGTTGCATGGGCACGACGATCTACCGTGACGGCTGCAAGGAGGTTCAGGTCTATAACATTGGCAAGACTGCCGATGACCGCCTTCTCGCGCGTGGAGGGGCACCACAGGCTCTTCTGGAGGCATCGACGGAAATGACCGGCGATGACGACGTCTGCTGTCCGAATTGCGGGATCGATGCGATGGCGGACGACGGTGGTTGTGTCACCTGCCAATCCTGCGGCTACAGCCAGTGCGACTGGACTCCCGTGTTCGTTGTGGCATAGGCTTTACAACGCACGAATACCATGATATCATAAGAGGACTTGTCGATCTGCGATAAGTCCTCGCTCATCCGAAAGGAATTCCTGACCATGGAACCCACCACCCCAGCAGCGCCAGAGTTTGTGGCGCTCGTCATCCCCGCCGTTGATTACCAAACCTTCGCGGCGTGCTTCTATGCCGCCAACCTCGGCAACGTCAGTGGTGACACCAGGGCGATCGCAAGGAAATACCTGGACCTCTGCGATCGCGTCAACCAACCGCAGGCCGTTAACATCCAGGACGAACCCGCACTACCCGCCAACGTCACGCCAATTTCGGGCGTCGAGACCGTGCCGACCTCACTACCGCCCGGCGATCCGGCCGACTAGATGCGTACGACCGGGCGTCTCCTTAATGAGACGGCGGTTCGCACCGCCTTCGCGCCCGAGCTCGGACGCATCAGGAACGCGGTGATTCGTGAACTGGCGGTCGCCTTCCTCCGTCGTGCCCATCCGCGCTTCCTGACAGGTCCGTCGAGCTCGACGGGCATCTACCACCCGCCGGATGAGTTCTTCTCCGCCCGGGAGGGAGACCCAACGAACGCGCCCGCGAGCCCCGGAGAGACGGGCGGCATGGTTCACCACTGCCGCCGCGTCGCCTATATCGTCGCCCTCTTGGCTGACGCTTGGGACTTCACTCAGGTCGAGCACGATCTCGCGATGGCGGGAGCGCTCGTTCACGATATCGCCTCCTACCAGGATAACGAGGTGCACATCGACCGCTTTCATGACAGTCTGGTGCGCATGCGGACTGACGACCTTGCCGATCTCCCGCTTTTCGGTCGGTACTATGAGCCACTCGTAGCAATTTGCGAAGCGCACATGGGTCGTCATGGTATGGGCGAACCCACCGTCCCGATCGAACTCGCCGTCGCGACCGCCGATTATCTCGCTAGTCGTCCCGGCTTCGGCGCCTTCGATCCGCGCCCACGCGATCCAGATTTCGTATCGACCCATGACAGGAAAGTGAGCGCTTAGTGTTCAACAAATCGATTGGCATCATTTGCGATATTGATGGCGTCATTTGTGACGTCAGCGGTCACATTACGAACGCCTGGAATACGCTCCATCCCACTAAGCCCCTCTCCGCGCCAACCGCCTTCCGGACGGCAGATGCCTATCCATGGATGAGCCCGGAGAGTCTGCGTTGGTGGGAGAGCGCATACAACAATCCCTACTACTACGCGACCGCGCCCGTGATGGGCGGTGCACTGGCAATGGTTCTCGCATTGCGTACGCTTGGATGTGCAATCTACTTCCGTTCCAGCCGTCCCGAACACCTCCTGACGACAACGCGTACCTGGCTCGAGGCGCACGGTTTCTTGACGCCGTATTGTCCCAAGGAATCCCTCTCCTGCGGTCCGGAAACAAAGATGTCGGCACTCGCCCTCCACGGACCCGAACGCCTCGTCTTTATCGACGATCACCTGGAGACACTGACGAACATCGCGCTCAATTACACCTTTGACCGCCCTCTCGATCTTCTCCTTCTAGATGCGTCGTACAATCGTAATAAAATAACCCTTCCACAAATCAAGCGCATGAGGGGTCACGTCGCGATCGGCGCCTTCGTTCGCGACCTCTGGCTGAAGAAAGAAGGCGCCGCTTGAGCATCTGGAATATCGACCCACGCATGCAGGAACTGGGCTTTGCCATCGATCTCGGCGGCAACTATCCGCTTCTTGGGCGCGAAGATGATTACGCGGATTTCCCGATTCGCGACTACCTCATTTTCTCCGAACCATCCGGCTCACTTGGTGGTCTCGATCACGAAGCAAGAGCGAGCGGCTTTCTGACGGCATTTGAAGAGCACGAGGCTCAGTTCCCGGCACGACCACTGATCGTTCTTGAAACGACAACGCGTACCTGGCAGAACTCTTTCGGCCAATCGATCGAACTGATTGTGGCTCGGAGCATGGTGCACTCCTACGGCAACCCACCGTCGCTCCAGCGCGCGAAACACAAGGGCAGGGTAGAGATCGCTCGCTTCGCACTCTCTGGCTCCCTCCGTTTCTCCTGCCAATATGATGGCAGGTGGAGAGCGGTACGTGGTCACTGGACGATGGAGGCGGCGCGACCGCTCTTCGATGGATCGCTGATCGATCCTGATTAGGCAAGGCGAAAAGAATACCCCCGCTCGATCGAGCGGGGGTATTGTGCTATCTCGGAGTCAAGCGATACGCCCTTAATCGAGACGAATGCCATCGAGTCGTTTTGGGCTGGTAAAAATCGGCAGGAAGCCGCAACGCCGCTCCCACGTTCCTTGAATAATACCGAAGGGACCGTGCCGAAAAACGGAGATAGCCGTCGCCCAGTGATAGAATTGGTGATAAACGAACCCGCCACCGATAACCGGGGTCTCCCGATATTCGACCCCGGATGAAGAAACGACGCTAATTGTCTTGGTATCGGGATACTTCTCAGAGATGTTTTCACAAAGTGCGCCGATCGCCTCATCTCCTTCGCGGATGTACCAGCGCTTGTCAAGATGGTCGACATGTGTCGTCTCATCGGGACGAACGAAGGGGTCCATGTCGGGTAATTGCATCGTCTTCAGTGCGGTTTCCATTAATGGCATCATTCATCGTTCCTTTGGCGGATAGATTTCCACCGGAATATCGAGCGCGCCGAGATACTGCTCCATTAGGGGGCGAACAATCTCCCAGTCAAGACCGCCAAGACCGCAGCCAAGCGCGGGTACGGCGATGGATTGAATTCCAAAAACCCGAATGTTGGCAAGCCCGGCAACAATGTCCTCCAGCCGCGACAAATCACGCCAGTGACGCTTGGTCGGAAACATCAGGATATTGTGTGCTCCGGGTCCGCGAGAGAGCACCAAAACTCCGGGACTGACCTGACCATCCTTACTACTCCGGTTATACGCATCTGCCACCTCCGGAAAACGTCGCGCGAATTTTGCCGCCAGTCCCGCGCCCATAATGCCAACGCAGTTTGTCGGACAGACGAGGGTCTCCATTGTTGAGGCGAGGAGATCGCCATTGATGTAACTAATCGACACCTTGTACCCTCCTTGTCTTTTCTTGCATATGTGCGGGATTGACGCAACGAGGGTTCCGACAGGTTTGTCGGAGGGTGATTCCGGGGGCAATTTTGCCATTAATCATCTCGTACGCACATCGATGGGCAGAGATAATGGAACCGGACCGCTTTACTATTCCGTAACCCTTCCCTGCCTTTATCGACCCTTGCCATTCCCAACAGGCACTGGAACCACCCGTGCGATCTACTTTGCGCCAGAAGTAATCATCCTTCGTCTCGTCATCGCTTTCTAGGTGCGCAATGCCAAGGATAATATTGGATATCAGTGATTGCGAAACTCCATAACGAATGGCAATCTCGCCTTGCGTCACATCGCCCTTCGCATACGCGATACGGATAGCCCGCACCTTCTCACCCGTCAGTTTAGACGGATGGTAGGGATTATGGCGTTGGCATATACGCCCCGTCGCTTCCCTCCATGCAAAACCGTTGATAACCTGATTGACCCTGGCACCCGAGACGCCGAAGCGGCCAGCAATCGACATTTGCGTTTCACCGATATCGGACGCGGCACAAATTGCCCGCGCATCATCAGCGGTCAATTTATTTTGGTGTTTCTGAATGACCGGCATATTATCTCGACCGATCAACAAATATTGTTCCCCACACAAGATCGCACCGATCTGTCTTTGGGAAACATGATAGCGATCCGCGAGGTTCTTTCGCGTGCATATTCCCGCCGCGTACGAGACGTGAATATCAATAATATCGTCCTCGCTCATCCTTCCGCCATTCCGGGGACGACTTACGTCTAGGAGTACAAAAGGCATCATGTCTTCAAGCATCGCTCAATCTCCCCATTCGCGTATTCAAGCATCCCGCGCGCTTCGAGTGCCTTCCGAAACCGCTCCCCGAATTGAACGGAAACTTCCATGCGCACTGACGATTCCTCGAGGACATGCCGTTGCTCGGCACGCACAAGCGTATCGCCATCAAACCGTATTTCTTGCCACATGCCGTCACCCGTCATGAGTCCGTCTGTCCGCCGATGATTGGCACGAAGCGGCCCATCGCAAAGCACGAGGAGCGATGACGGCATCTTGATACCAAAGAATGAAACGGCGAGCAACGCCGCGACTTCCAGCGCTTTCCGACCGCGTACGAGAATATCCTCCTGCCTCCTAGCGATCCGATCGATCTCCGCGTTCAGATCGTGTTGGGTTGATTCCTCTATGTACGAATTGATCGATCCGTACATCTATGCCGCCGCCATCGGATCGGGGCGCCGCCGCCGATCCTTCGCATCACGCGGGAAAACCGGCTTTGGCGGCGGGGGGACGCGAATGACGGGAGGGGGAGCAACCCAGACCATCGGATCGTCATTAGGGAAGTTCAGGCGCGCCCGATCCCCGTCGCGAAGAAACGCCTCCCTGTCATACGCCCGGGCGGCATCGGTGATCTCCGTGAAGTAGCCAATCAATTTCGTCTTATCTTCAAGCCAGATCGTCGCGCGATGCCATTTCTTATTAAAGAGTGTCACGCCACGATAGCCAGAAGCGTTGTGCGAAACCCTCCGAGGCATGATTTCGACACCGACCTCCATCGCGACCGCTGGCAACATCCGCCTCGCCATCATTGCCCGGTTCGTCAGGCGTGGGTCACCGCCAAGAGTTTCCCAGAAATCGTCAAAGGCGCTTGCGGCTTCTTCTTCGGTGGGAAAGCCGCCGATATAATGCTTCATTCCACCAAAACGAACCTCGGCCCGCCAGGGATTGACCTTCTTCTTCGAGACAAACGACACGCCCTTGAAACGAGAAGTGCCGCGCCCCAGTGCGAGACGATTACGTACACCACCAATCATGTTGATGGCGGTACAATTGAGCGGGTTACCGTCGATAAACTGGACGGCGGTACCGGACGGTTCGTCGAGAAGAAAGCGGTGCAGCATCACCTCGGTGCGCGTTCCGTCAGGAGATGTCATCGCGGCGCGTGCGTACCAGCGCTCGGAATTGCGATCGAAGGTCGCATGCCAGTCGTAGGGACGCACACGCTCTTTGTTGGCGATGTCAATAAGAGCGGTCTGACGCTGCGTCAATTCAATGCGAATGGTCTTTGTCTTAGTCACAATATTCTCCTCAATCTAAAATGGCACGTCGGCGAAGTCTTCTTCACTCAATGCCGCGTTTGGGTCGTACAAATTCCATGCCTCATCACGCCAACGGAGTCCGGGTGGTCCGGTGGACACGCGACCCCCAAAGAGAGTGCGCAGGTGCTCGCAGATGGCGCGTGGGGCCTTGACGCCCGTCGAGAGTGGTACCGCCTTGCCATCGGGCGTGTGGAGGATCACAGGGCGGTCTCCGGAGAACTCCGGACGATTGATGGCGCTTGTAAGAAAGCGCATGTAGACTGGTGTCGCCAACTGTGCCTGTGAGAATGAAACGTGCAGGACTTCGAGCATCCGTGCATCATCCGCACGCATCATCCGCTCGATGTCGCCGAGGGCAACGATACGCGCTTCATTGGCGACAAGACCGACCTCGCCTTTGTAGATGTTCGCGCGCGCGACGACCCGCATCAGCGCGCCCTGTGCGAGACCCTCCGGCGCCAGCTCGCGATAGAGTCGCGGGAAAACTGCCATACGACGCTTCGTGCCCTGTGCGTCAGCAACGGTTAGGAGTGCCATTGACTCTTGGGACTCCTTCGTCAAGACGACATTCATTTCGCGCACTTCGACAACGTAGTCGTGCGGCGCCTTGAATGCATAGGTGATTTCCTCGTCGGGCGGAACTTCCTCCGGCACATCGGCAAGGGATGCACCGCGTCCCTCACGCTCTGCCAACTCAGCAAGTGGTGAGAGCGTCAGATAGCAACCGAGTATCCCGAGCTCATTCTCGAGCGTTTCCTTTAATGAGCTGTCCGGATGGACGGCAAGGGGAAGAGGAACGAAGTGCTCGGTTGGCGCAAAGAGTGAAGTCTGAAGACCGTTCTGATTCTTCTTCACCATTGCCCGCACGCGTCTTGCCATCGCTGATACTTGCTCGGAGACGCCGACGCGTTGCTTGGGCGACCGATCGGGGATGAGGTGGTCGCACGCCCCAGATTTAACTAATGCCGTGACGGCTCCGGAACTAATCGCTGGGATACGCAAGAAAAGTGCGTCGATCGAATCATATGGAGCACTAGCGGCGATCTGGCGAGCCATGTCAGCGCCCAATCCTTTGACCATGCCCAATCCGAGACGAAGAGCGCTCCCTTCAATAGTGCACGCCCATTGACTACGATCAACCGACGGAGGAAGGATACCGATTCCGCGATGACGAGATTCGGCAATCACACGCGCAACTTTCTCGGAATTACCGAACTCACTCGTCATTAAGGCAGCCAGGAATTCATTCGGATAATGACAAGAAAGGAAACCCGTCCAGAAGCCAATGAGCGCATAACAAGTCGAATGCGAGCGATTGAACCCGTAACCGGAGAACTTCTCCATATCATCAAAAAGTGGATTCGAGATGTTATCGGCGATACCCTTTCCCCGACATCCCGCGAGGAAACGATCGCGATGCTTTGCCATCTCAACCGGCAGCTTCTTGCCCATTGCCTTGCGCAGTTCATCCGCCTCGGCGAGCGAGTAACCCGCCAGGACACGAGCGATTTGCATCACCTGCTCCTGAAAAACGGGGAATCCGTAAGTATCTCCCAGGACGGGCTCGAGATCGGGATGGGCGTAGACAACCGCCTCCCGCCCCTCACGTCGCGACACAAATTGGGGAGCATGTTCCATTGGTCCAGGACGACCAAGCGCAGTGATTGTCACAACATCGTCGAAGCGACGGGGTTTTACCTGTCGTGTAATGCCCAATGCCGTCGCCTGATCGAGCTGGAAGCACCCAAAGACATCACCGCGCGCCATCATTGCGTAGACCGCGTCGGCGTCAGGTCCTTCAAGTGGCTGATCCGCTACGGCGAATGGCTCGAGTGTCGATGCGCGATTGGCGTTGATCAACTCTTCGGCCACATTGATCAGCGTCAATGTCGTGAGACCAAGGAAATCCATCTTGAGGAGTCCCTTGTCTTCCACTTCATGCATCGAGCATTGCACGACCTTCTCGCCCTTGATTTGCCCGACGGGAATGTAATCGAGGATCGGCGGACCGGAAATCACGATGCCTGCTGCATGACGGCCAACATTATTGATCCGCCCATTAATCGTCACCGCCGTACGGACGAGTTCCTCAAGCTCCTCTCGCTCACCGTCCGGCTGCTGGGCAAGATAGTTGAGGATAGCCGGACTGGCGGCACTCTCTGCCATCGGCGGACTCGTCGGACCCATCGGGAATTGCTTCGCAAGAAGATCGCTCGCGAGATACCCGACTCCCATCGCCCGCGCGACAGCTCGCACCGAAGAACGCGACGCTAATGTGCCATAGGTCGATATCTGGGCAACATGGGCATCACCATAGACTTTTCGCACATGCGCTACGACCTCATCGCGTCGCGTGTCAGCGAAATCAATGTCGATGTCCGGCATCGAGATACGATTCGGATTCAGGAAGCGCTCAAAAAAGAGACCGAAGTGGAGCGGATCGACATCCGTAATACCGAGCGCATAAACGACGAGCGATCCTGCCGCGCTCCCACGACCGGGGCCAACACGAATGCCCTTATTTTTCGACCAGGAGATCAACTCCTCAACGACTGCAAAGTAGTCGAGGAAACGCATGTCACGAATGACCTCAAACTCGTAGGTCGCACGATCGAGCACTTCACCCGACATATGTCCATAGCGCCGGTGGCAACCGGCGACTACTTTGTCCCAGAGGTACGATTCAATGCCCTTCGCGCCCTTTGGCAAGGGGAAAGACGGCAGGAGCGATGGTGGCGCGGGCAGATCGAATACGCAGCGCTCAAAAACAACGCGCGTATTGGTCAGCGCTTCGGGGCGTTCGAGAAAGAGCGGTAATACCGCCATCTCCGCACCCGTCATGAGATGCAGTCCTTCGTGACCGATTCCCTCGGTCCAGACGCCATCATCGTCCTTCTTCCGCGTCGCGGCAGTGATGACGGTCTGTATCTGAAAATCATCCTTTTCTAGGTAGTGAACGTCGTTGGTGCCGACAATCGGCACTTCATACTGATCTGCCCAGGCGAGGAGTTGCTTGGCAACTATTTCCTCCTCGGGAAGACCGTGATCCATTAATTCGACGAAGAAGTCTTCGCCAAACGTCTCGCGAAACCAAAGGAAGTGTTTTAGCGCCACATCGAGATAGCCGAAGCGAACACCTGATTTTGCGCGTGCCCTGTCTCCCCACGCTCCTTCCAGTTTTGCCGCGAGAATGCAGACGGAAATCAGTGAGGATATACAGCCAGAGAGGATAACGAGACCTTCGCGATGTTCCGCAAGCCAATCCAGCGTGACGCGCGGTTTATCATAGTAGGTATTCTCAATCGACGCCTTGGCATTGAGGGCGAGAAGATTGCGATAGCCGATCTCATTCTTGGCAAGCGCGGTGAGATGAAAACTATCCCGAATCGGCTTTGCGCCATCACTATTCTTGACGATCGGTCCAACCGTCAAATAAAGCTCCCCCCCTAGGATGGGGTGTTTCCCCGCCTTCCGCATCGCCGCGTCGAAGGGAAAAAGACCGTGGAGCGCGCCATGATCCGTAATGGCGCAACCGTCCTGCCCGCGCTCAACGATTGCCTCGGCAATCTGGTCGGGCGAGGGAATGCCATCGGCGGTGCTGAAGCTGGTATGTAGGTGAAGATGAATATATGGATCAGTTGTCACGATCGCTCCCTCATGACCCCCACTATATCATGTTAGATATATCGTGTCAAGTGGCATCAGAAACGCTTAGGAGCCGAGGATACGCAGATTGTCGGTCATCACCCTTACTTCCGGCAGCTCTTCAACTTCGCCGTTGAAATGGCGATACAGGGCGGGGGTGTCAAGATTGACAATCACATAGCCCTCGTCCTCGTCTTCTCGCACGACCGTCCCGGTGCGACCGCGAAGGGTCACGGCGGTTGGAGCGCCCGTCAATTCGACGCGTATTCCCGGCTGCACATTGATGGTCATTGAGAGTGTCCCGGTGCGCCACCCAGGAAGATGGGCACAACGCGAGCGGGCGCCGGCGGGAGAAGTAGCGTTCCGCTCGGCGGCGCAACAATTGGCTTCTCTGATCCCTGAAAGGACTGTGTCGCGACACGAATGTCATCGATCCGCCAGTTATAGCGACTGAGACAGTCAACGATACCCGCGCGTGGTTCACGCTGGATGCGACGAAGAGCCGACGGAAAGGGTTCCGCACCCGTTTGCTCGGCACTGACCGTGTCAAACTCCGGCTCGGTATCAATCGCATACCAGGAGGCGAGTGAGCGCTTATACTTCTTCACCCAGCGCCGCGCGTAAAGATCGTCCGGGTCGTGTCGCGCGACCGTAGTTGTCGGGTTATGCAGCACAGACATCGCAAAGAGGTGAGGAGAGAGCAAGGCGCGAATCATCTCCGGACCAAACTCGCCAAACTCACGATCCCAGTTACTGGTCAAGGAAGGAGCCCAACCACTGAAGAGGCGTCCTTCACGATCGACGCCATAGCGAAAGGTGCCGAGGTGAAGAATGTCCCTTTGCGCTGGCCGCTCCATAAAGGCATGACCGCCGACGAGATGGTGGCAAATGAGATAGCCGTCGCGGAGCTGGCCGTCAATTGCCGCCCCCATATCAGCGGCACGCACAAAGAGACCGAAGGTCGTCCCGTGAGCGGGGGAAAACCACTCGAACCAGAGGTCTGTGTCGATCACAGGGACGACACAGGGGTAACTGTCGAGTGCCCACCGATCGAGCGGTGCGAGCATGCGCTGAACGAAGGCGAGCTCGGTAATGTCAAAAACGACCGCCTCGATCGGGGCGCCTTTCGTGAGAATCTCGGCATCATTCATCGCGCCTTCGGCGATGACGAGCGGATGAGTTGTCAGGCGATCGAAGAGGAGGGATTGGCTACGCATGATGTTCCTTTCGGTATTAACGGATCGTTTCCCACACTGCTGGCAACCCGTCCGTGCCCACTCCCTCACCAGCATCCATGAGGCGAGCAATAACGCCATCGAGGGCGAAGACGCGCTCATTGAGCAGGTCCATGCCATCCGCCTCACTGGTAATGGAAAGAGCGAAGAACGGACTTTCTCCCAGCCCGGTGACGCGTACCCGCACCGGAACAATCGTCCCCGCGGCATTGGTACGCGCGGCGCGTCCGGTAATGGCGATCGCGCCCTCCTCGAATGCTCGTGCCATCGTCAGTCGCGCATCGGGATGTTCAGTTGTCATTTTTATGCTCCTTTGTGTCGGGCGCGAAAAGTAGAAAGAAACGCAACGTAAGACGAAGGGTCTCTTCATCCATTTCGATCACCGCAAATGGACGATCCCCTATCATCAGGACGCACGAGCCATCCTCCTCGTCAACGACGGGATGGCAATCGTTTACATCGAAGCCCCGATCTTCCGCGGCACGAAAAGCCGTCAAGATCAAATAGTCGATCTCAGCCTCTCGTCGTCGCGCCATCTGGGCAGTACGCTCACTTACCACAGGTCAATCCCATCAGTCAGACCCATCATGTCTCCCTCCATTATTGAAAGCGGCAAGTAAATCTTCAATCGCCTCTCTGACCTCCCATTCCTCATAGGTGCCTTGCCATGTCCACGATAAACCACCAACGATCAGTCCAACCATGAAAAGAACGCGCTCACCACCATCGACGGGAATGCTCTCAACATGACCGTGAACCCCGGAACCAACAACCCTTCCCAATGCATGCGCGAGGCGATCTGACCCCTGACCATAAGCGCCAATCGGCGGAAAACGACGCGGCTTCCATCCGGACGGTGGCTCCTCGAAATGATTGCGAGGCATCTCTCCTGACTTCCGCGCAATCTGTGTCCCCATTTCATTCCTCTCGTGGCGCGTCGAAGAGGTCGCCGCCGTACCGCTCAATCAGATCGCGATACTCACAATCGTCTTCCTCTGCCTCCCACGCCTCGTCGTCGCGTGGCATATATGGTCGGCAAGCGTTGACGACGCGCGGCACCTCGGCGTCGGCGAGTGCCGTCTGGATGCCCGGATAACGACCGAGAATGTCTCGTGCCTTCTCGTGCACGAAACCCGCGTCGATTTTGATCACCGCGGCAATCCGGGCAACTGAGTTGATGGGAAAGAAGAGCGGATCGTAGCCCATCTCGCGGGTTCGCACGCGACCTCCCGATAGATAATGTCATGTTATGGGGACGCTGTCAATAAGTCAGTCGAATGATTCCGGCAGAAATTCGATACGAATTGCCGTCTCCTCAACCAGTTCGGCGGGCAAGATTTCTAGGGTCTTGAGAATATGGGAGAATTGTGTTCCGGGGGTAATGATTGTTCCGGTCTCGCGTGGAACGAGGAGTTGATTAGTCTCAACCCAATCGCCCAGGGGAGCATCGAGTCGTGGAGCCGTGCCGCCTCGACTAATGTCAAGTGATTCAGCGAACACGTGACGACCGACATGGGTCGCGCCGTACTCCGGCATGGCGCCGTAACCAGTGGCGATCGACTCGGGTGCGTCAGCCCAAATGCGTATCAGGCACCAAGTGCCGTGATTCATCGCGTAGTCAACGCGCGCGCCAACGGTCATGATCGCGCGTTCACGATCCCATTCGGTCCAGTCGATTTCTCCGAGGCGAGTGTCACTCGCGGAGATTCCGGAAGCAATATGCGCGTCATGATGGACAATATAGTTCGCGAATACTTCACCAAAGACCTGCGCTTTGCCCTTCCCGTGATTGGGAAGGGCAAAGGAGAAGGTCCGCGGACGGAGATGTCCGGTGGCGGGAACCTTTACCACGCGTTCGGATCGGCGTTCGCGTCAATGGCGGGGGCTTTAGCGGCGGCGGCGCCGACGAGCTGACCGTAGTTCGAGTCATCGGGCGCGCCCCCTACCGGAACCTGGTCCCAATTCGGCTCATAGAAGATGTCCGCGACCCGTATTTCCGGTCCCGGCTGCGCAATGCCATCCCGATTGATCCATGCACGATGCGTCTGCTTACCAATGACGGTGATCGGCTTGTTCTTCTCCCATTTACCACAAACGAACTGGAGGTATTTCTCCCCACCCTCACCGGCTCCCCAAAGGGTGCACTTGTAGAAGGTTGGAACCTCGACGCCCTTGACGAGGTCGCTCACCACGACCGTGAACTCGACGAACGCGGAGCCACCATCGGTGTGGGAAACCGTCAGATGGTCCGTGTTCTTGTCCATGACGATCTTACCGAAAATCGTCGCGTGCTGTTTGCCTCGTGCCCGAGCGGGACCCTGATAATCGCCTGCCAATGTTTACTCCTTCTCGCCTTCCCCCCAACAGGGGATTCATGTGTTGACAAAGTAGTTGTACCATGACATTCGCTACGTGTCAACACGCCAGGCCCAGTACCACCATTTCGCCACCCTAACGGCACGAACGGCGAGCCAGGCGGTCGTAAGAGCGCGCGCCTCCTCAATCGTCGAAGCGTCGGTGCGGGGGTGGACGGCGAGGTACTCCGCGAGACGCTCGGTAGCATCGTCGAGCGCATTCATCAGTGGCAAGAGTTCATCGAGCACGAGACGGCACCGGGATAGTGATCTTGTAGCTGACGCGGCGAATGCTCTTCGCGTGCTCGTTGGGCGTCATGAGGTCGATACGACCATGCGCCCACACGTGACCGTCTCCATCGGGATCGATAGTACGGAGCTCATACCAAAGGCGATTCCGTAGCGGGAGAAGCGCGGTCTTTCCTGCGGAGAATGACAAACGAACTTGGTTATGATCGATTACCGCGACGTCCGCCTGAGCCCATGGTACAACGCCCAATGAATGAATAAAGACGGCAAGGGCGAAGCCGTGTCGCCCATCACACACTTCCGGAGGAAAGGTGACCGTCCATTCCCACGCCTCACCAATCACCAGCGTATGATCCTGTCGTGTTGGCTCGGGCGGAGCCACTGTGAAGAGTTGCTTCATTTCTTCTTTTTCTTCTCTCCGAAGACCTCTTTGAGGATAACGGGCAGACCGCCCACATAGGGGAAGTCCGGTCGCTTATAAGCAACGCCCGCCTTATCAAGAACCGTGAGTAAAAAGGTCGTTGTCTCAGCAAGAGAGTGAACTTCCCATGCGCTCGACCGAAGATGAGGGGGCGGCTGTTGGTCGCTCTCGAAATATCCCCATTGCTCGTTGATCTTCGCAATCAGATCGATGAGATTCTCTTGTTCGAGGATCATTCTTTACCGAGCAGTGCGCCGACTGTACGCATCACCGAGGCGATCGCCTGATCCTGTTTCTTCTGGTGTGCGGCATCCTTGGCGCGCTCGGCAGCAAGCCATGCCTCCATCTTGCGTTCCCACTCCTGGAGATAGGGGAGTGTCGCAATGGTCAATGTCAAGCCCTCGGAATCGGCAAGAGAAACGAGATCGACGGCACGCGACGGCAACCCCACGGAGCCAACTTTCGGCGCATGGGTCACAACGTCCTGCTGGTATTCAGGATGCGAGACCGTCTTCCGTGTACGTACCGCCATCGACGCCATCGCCGCATCCAGATCGTCGCTTCCACCCTCGTCGGGGAGGACGTCCTCGTCGCGTTCGTGAGCGAGGAATGCGTCAATCTTCGCCGAGCGGACGGCGGGAATCATCGATTCATCCGCTACCTCCGGCTTTACCTTATTACCCAGCGCATCGATGTCGGGATAGACGACCTCACCCCCCGCTCGCTGAATGGCCAGCGACTGGCTGGTGACGGGCACGCCTTTCTCGCGCAGGTGTCGGACCGCCCAGTGCTCCTCCGGTCCATCATCCTCCGGTGGTGGGGGCGGTGGGGGCACTTGTGCCAATGTGCCGTTCTGTCGCGCCTCACGGCGGCGATTGCGCTCCGGCGTATCGAGGCCGTCACCCGGGACACTCATCGGTCACTCCTTCTATCAGATATTGCCGACGATAGTCGACGTCGTTAATGAACTTACCTTGAAAGTTGTAGAAGACGGGCATTACCCATTTCGTCGAATCAGTCCAGACCTTGTTGTAATAGCGCAGGTTCTGTGCGGTAGGGTCCTCAACGGTGATCAGGCAAAAGAGCACCGTTGATCCCGATGCAAGTGCTTCGGTGCAATATTCAAATTCATACATGACACCGTCGCGCGCGATGCACTCGAGATAATGTGCCTGCAAGTCACAACACCTTCAAAATACAGCGACCCCAACCATTTTTCGCGGCCTCGTCGTTTTCCCAGGTAAATCCCGGAATATACCCAGCCTTGATGAGCGCCGCTTCTGCCTGAGCAACCGCCCCAACATCGGCACTACTCGGTCCGACAAAACAGGAGAAACGCCAACCAATCGCGTCACGGTTGGTAATCTCATCGACGTTCATCACTGAGATACCGCAACTCGCGAGTAGACCGTCAATACGTGCACTATCAGGAATCGTCGTCGGGTTCGCCATCGGTTTCCTCCGGCTCGGGGTGAATACGAATGTCGATCAGAAAGTCGAGGAGAAAGACACGCTCCCAGTCGACGACAACCCCGCGCTCATCACTGTTGCGCAGGACCTCATAGCGGTCACGACAGACGGCGGGAATGCCTCGATCCTGCACGTTCGCGAGATATGTAGCAAAGAAGCGTTTCGGGGAACGGGGAACGCGGTAATGCTTTACTCGCGTCCGAATCATGTGACCGTAGAGACGCTCGGCGTACGTCATGTCGATCCTTCAGTCGCATCGTCTCGCCACACGCCATTTACCCAGGAGTAACGCCGAGGCGCGCGCCCAAACCAGGCGAAGAGAACGCCGTCAGGGAAGGTGAGGACCTGGTCGAGGGGCTTCTCGCACGGACTAATCATCGAGGGCGGCACCGCGTCTCCCTCGGCTCGCGTCCAGGTAACGTGTTTGCCCGCACCCGCGCCCGTCAGGGATGGCTCGCCATTCGCGAAGTGAAAGCTAATCCGCGTCCGATCTCGCGTCAGTCCGATGAAGACAATTGAGCAACCGGCGAGCGCGGCTCCGTCAATCATTCGATATCGCCGAAAAGAGAACGTGTTTCGACGGCGACCATGGGTGACAGCGCGTGCAGCCCCTCATCGGTCGCCGCCCAGACAAGACTCAGTCGGGAAATACGGTCGATCAGCATTATCTCGACTTCCGTGTCCCAGATAAGACCGAGACGATCGCAAAGGGAGGAGAAGTCATCATAAATGCGATTGTTGACACGAGCCTTAAATAGCATACGATCCTTCTGGCAAGGAGACGATCTCGGGTAAGAGTATATCGTTGTTCTCTTATGTTGTCAAGTAGCAAGAAAGAAATGCGTCGAGTAGCGCAAAACGCGCGATAGCGTTTCGTCCGGAACGTGAATGGCGGCGACTGGCAGCCCATGGTCGCGTGCGACTCGCATCATGTGCGCGGTTCCCGTGGATTCTCCGAGACTGATCGCGATCAGGGCAGTGCCATGTGCGGCCATCTCCACATTGCGCGCGAGCGGCGCTGCCCTCTTATTCTTGAACTTTTCATACTCGGGCAGAAACCGACGCACGGGAATGCCCTCTTGGCGCGCCCACTGCTCTCCGTACGTATCGACACCGACCGCTCCCCCCGAGACAACCTTTTCGATCGTACGGTCGGCTAGACCAAGTGCCAAGGATGTATAGGCAGTGTCGATCGTTAGAAAAAGAAAACGACGAACGACCGAGTTGATCTGATCGATCGTCATGTCCGGGGCAAGACCGCTCTTGGCAATCCGATCCGGATCGAAGCCACGACTACCGGCGATAATTAATCGGGTCATTCAGATGTCGTTTTCGCGGCGACCAACGACTGACGTGCCGCGATCTTCATGCGCGCACATAAATCGACGATATGGCGACGCAGGTCGCCGCCGCCGCACCATCCCGACCTTGATGCATGCGGTCCATGTATTGAGTAACTCCATGTCGGGTCACCATCAAAATTAACGTCAGCGAAATAGACGTCCATTCCAAGCCCGTCGCGTATCGGTATCTTGAAACGACAATCGCCAAGGAACTCGATACCGATTATCTCTTGTTCCAAGGGGCTGATCTCCACGTCAAGGAACGCGCGCATTTGCTCTTCATGCGCTGCCCGTATCTCCTCGATAAGAATGATCGCCGCGTCAATTTGATCCTCAATCAGTGTGTGTACGTTTGTCATCATTACTCTCCTTCTACCATCGTGTGCCGTCCACATCAATTCCCTTAGCGTCCCAACCGTCGACCTGTTGCCTGGCAAACAATTCGACGCGAGGTCGATCTCCGAGCAGGTCGGTGATCAGCGTGCGAAAAATGGCCGGCTTCTCCGAGTGTGCACCACGCGGGGCGAGGACGACTTGGGGCATCGCGAGGTCGAGAAGCGGAAATGCCCGCCCGGTCTTCATCGTCGTTGCCACAAGTAGGAGCTCCATGGATGGCTTCGTGAAAGTCGGTGGCACACCCTGTCCATGGATGAGTGCGCCATCACTCTTCCGGACCTTGCACCAGGCGAACGCCACGCCACGGTAATGCCAACCCCATGCACGAATTGTGTCGATCGCGTCAGGCAATCGCGGGCAGGTAGCCCAGAGGAAGAGAGCGGCGCGCTTCTCAGCCATCTCACGAACGGGTATCTTGGCAATATCATCCAGGCTCATGAGATCATAATGTTTTCCCGCCGCTGCATCTTTAACTTTCGATCCATAGTATGGCCAGGGGCAATCTGCGAGGATGATCTCATACTTCATCACGGATTCGCCTTCCAATCCTCTCGTCCTTCTTGGTCCTCGTGATCTTCCTCACGCGATGTGGCAAATAGACGACTGGGGTGTCCGGGGAATCAAAGATCGTCCGACGCGGCTGCCACGTTTGTCGTGGAGGGGACTTTGGTCCCTTCTGAACGAGTTCACGCAGTTCCCGTTGAACTTCCGCCATCGTTTCTGCGCGTGAATCGGCAGCAAACTTCTCTGCATCGAGTTCACCCGCATTAGGGAAGAAGCGCCGATACATCATGCGTACTTGCGATCGCGTCGCCAATCCGAACCCGACCGTCACGTCAATGCGCCCGTCACGAATCAACGCCTCGTCGAGACGATCCTTATGATTGGTCGTCATAATGAGGATACGACCCTCGGCAGCGTAGGCGCCATCCAGACAGTTGAGGAGACCCGAGAAGGTGATTCCACCACCGGCGCCGAACGATCCGGTCGCCTCGCGCCCCACGAAAGCGGCATCGACGTCCTCCAAGAGGACAATCGCGCGCTCGGGAAGTTGAGCGAAGAGGTATTGCATGCCATCGTCCGCCAACTGACCGCCGCTCGGGTTGAAAACGTAGAGATCGAGTCCGAGTTCGCCCGCCAACGCAACTGCCGCCGAGGACTTCCCAGTCCCTTTTGGTCCGTGAAAGAGGTAGCCATGCCGATAGGGAATGCCCAAGGAGCGGTACCACTCCTCACCATCGAGAAAGCGACGTGCGTCGGCAATCAGATCGACCATCGTCTTGCCCGGCAGAACAACCGAATCAGGAGATCGTGGCTGCCTCTCGCCGAGTGGCATCCAGTCGGATGACTGCGAAACGAAGATGCCGATCGTTGACACATCGAGGGGGGTCGTCTCGCGTCGGATGTGCTCCATCACGGCACGAGCCACCGCGGGATCGCGCGTTAGGATACGCAGGATGAAGCGCTCGCGATAGCGCGTGTCAGTGGTATTACTGGACGTATCAACCGATCTCGTTACCCACAGGGGGCGACGACCGTACCAGAAAATGTGTTCTCCGGAACCGGGGGTGAAATGAAGCGCGGCACGTGGGTCCGCCTCCGCGATCTGCCCAATCCCCATCGAGGATATCGGACCAAAATATGACGAACGGCTTTCGCGGCGTGGTGTCGCTGGAGCGACGCGTAAAGCGGCGGTCAGGGCGCGACTGCCACGCGTGAACTCCTCAACATTGAACCAGCGCTCGACATTCGCGAACAGGCTCTCGCTGTTGCGCACTTCGACCGTGACGAAACAGCAGCGCATCAGAAGGGTAACGAATCCTCGCATGCGTGCGGCGAGAATGCCCAGGGCAAAGACAGCGATACCACCCGCCGCGAGCGTCGTCGGAATCGTCATACGGAGTCGGCGCTTTCTCCGGCGGCATGAGTCCATGCCTTCTTACCAATGCGCTCAACGCGCACACGGAAGAAACCGCCATCCTCCATCACGCCCGTCACGACCGGAAAGACGCCATCGCCAATGCGAAGAAGCAGTATACAGCCATCGCTACATGTATCGAGGATGGAAAGATCGTGGCGGTCTGGATAACCGTCGCGCATTCCGAAAGCGATTGCTTCGGCGACGTCGGCACAGGTTGGATACCAGGGCGTTTCCTCATCATCGGGAACCGCCGATAGTTGCAGGTCGGGATCGCTTGTCATTGTGTTTCCTCCCGTAGATTATCTTCGCCAGTATGGCAAGGAACGAGTCGCCATCCCCATCCGCCATCGGGCAGGTGGTCAGGTCCTTCGATGGTATGCGTCAGCGTCGTCGGCTTCGTCTCTGTCCCGGGGTCCATATAGAGTGTGCCGCCAAGATGGTCAATCGCCATCATCGCCACGTACATCAACTGGTCGTATTGCTCCTTGAGCGTATGGTAATCGGTGTCCGCCTGTGTGCGCTTACGCTTTTGATAGCCGACAAACTTACTGGTCAGTTCTTCGGTGGCGCGCTCGTAGCCACGTTGCTCCGCCAGCTCCTCCAGTCGAGAGAGCAGTACCTGGCTCTCGATGGCGGGGATCGATAGGCTGGCAGGACGACCGTGCGTCATTTGCCCACCCGATCCGCGATCCACAACAAGAGAAAGAGCAAGAGGAAAAAGGCAAGAGCGCCAAAGACGAAAATCGTCCTGTAAATCACATCATCCACGACGCGTTCCTTCATCGATGGATTTATCAATCAAGTAAATAACGAAAATGCCGAGTGAAACGCCTAAGAAAATACCGACCAATACGAGGAGGGCAACGCCAAAGTCTGTGATCAAGAAGGTAGCCAAGACGATCCCCTTACGCATGGAATACAATATCATCGTTATCGCGTCGTGTCAATTTGTTGAATGCCCGTTCTTCGCGTTGTAGGCAAGGACCGATTTCTTCTCGCCATTGCTCGTTTCCAAATAAACGTTCCGCCCCCAGAGGTGATGAATCCGCTCCATGACGCGTTTCGCATAGTCGAGATCGAGATCGCGACCGTCACGGACATGGCGCATATAGAGCTCGCGCATGCCGCCGAAGTCACCATCATCGATGACAATGATCGGAATGCCGCGACTGGAGAGTTCAGCGGCGAAGGTATCACGAACGATCTCCCACTCCTCTTTCTCGGAAACGACAAGATCATTACTATGGGGAGCGCGCACGTAGACATAGAGGTCGAGTTCTTCGCAGAGTTCCTTGGTCAGGTAGTTGCGCAAGAGCGAGGCATCCGCCTCCAATTCGCGCACCTCAAAGAGCTTCTCGCGTCCCTTCTCGGGATACTTGCCATCCTCCGACCAGCGCTTCTCGATGTCCTCAAGGATTTTGTAGCCGAGGTAGTAGGGGTTGATCTGCCGCTTCCCGGGCTGGACGACGCCACCGTGCATCCCCATCCAAACAAGCGATTCTTCGCCAGTGAGATCGAGTTCGCGCAAGATGCGGGTATGCCAGTAGCTGGCCCACCCCTCGTTGCATATCTTCGTCTGCATTTGTGGACGGAAGTAGCGCATCTCCTCACGAATAATATTGATAACGTCGCGCTGCCAGTCCTCGGCGTCGGGAGAATGTCGGGCGATAAAGAGGAGGAGGTCGCGGGCGGAATCCCCCGTACGGGCTTCGGCGGGCGCGGCTTCCGTTTTCCGCTCCTCCCAAACATCGTCGTAAACGGTTTCGCGGGCGGGCGGGCGCCACTTCGGATCGGGACGCCCCTCGTCGTCATAAATCGGTCGGCGTGGGTACGCGGTCGCGGTCGTATCGAGATGCAAACAAATAGCGAGCGCCGCGTCGATGACCGACTCGACCGCGTCCTTGCCATACTCGTACTCGTAGCCACGGATACGCTCCGCACTCATGGGCATCGTATCGAGCATATGACGATTTGTCTCGGCAAAGTAGGCGTTATTCGCGAAGAAGTCGGAATGCGCGAGCACGTGAGCGATGATCAGTTTATTCTGGATAAAGCCGTTCGAGTCCAGAAGAAAGGCGTAGCACGGATTCGTGTTGACGACGAGCTCATAGATTTTCGAAAGCCCATAGTCGTACTCGGTCTTCATCTGATGATACGCCTTGCCATGCGACCAATGCGAGAAGCGACCGGGCATGCCATACGCGCCGAACTCATAGAGAATCGCGGCGGGAACGATCTCGTAGTGCATCGGGAAGGGACGTAGTCCCATCCCCCAAGCGACCTCCCAGATATCGGCGCACGCCCGGGAGAGCTCCTCAATTGTTGGAATACGCGACGAAACCTCGTTCACCAATGGTTGCTCCTCTCAGGCGGCGGCGTTCTGACTAACGGGCTCCGGATCGGCCTGCGGACCGAAGAATTTACGCAATGCGGGATAGACGTCCGCGCGTGACTTAACTTCCAGGACGCTCAGTTTCGGGTGAGAGATCGTCCGGAGGGTAGTAGCGAGTCCACCTGCGCTGCCATAACCGCCCCATGATCCCCATGAATGCTTGATTTCTCCATAACCGACGAGGGCGGAAACCATCAGCAATTTCGTCACCAGCTCCTTACAGATTTCGTTGTCGCCTCCCCAGTTATCGCCATCGGAGAAGAGGAAGGGGTAGATATTCCAGTCCTCGGGACGGTAACGCGTCTCGAGGATTTCCAAAGCGAGTTTGAATGCCGAGGAACACATCGTGCCGCCCGACTCCCCCTTGGTGAAGAACTCATCCTCGGTCACCTCTTTCGCTTCGGTATGGTGAGCGATGAAGACGACCTCGACGTTCTGGTACTTCGTGCGCAGGAAAACCAGCATCCAATAGTAGAAGGCGCGAGCGATATACTTCTCGGTATTTCCCATACTGCCGGAGACATCCATCATCGCGAAGATCACGGCGCCGGATTGTCGCTCGAAGGTTTCCTCCCACGACTTGAAACGGAGATCGTCACGATTGATGTTGCCAATATGCGCGTCACCCTTCATGCCGTTTCGTTTCAGGTTCTCGATGATCGTCCGCCGCTTGTCGATGTTCGCCATCGCACCCGTCTTCCGCACATCATTGAAACGAATCGTCGGCGAGGAGACGGTCTGAAGGCGCTTCTCCTCGAGATTCGGTAGACCGAGGTCCTCGAAAATGAGCGCGGTCAGCTCATCGAGTGTGAATTCCGCCTCGTAGTAATCAATGCCGGGCTGGTCACCCGCTCCCTGACCAGGACTAGTCCCGGGCTGAGACGGTCCTTGGCCGACAACGTCACCCTTCTTCGTGCCACCCTGACCCTGGCCGATGCCCTTCTCCCCCTCGTCGCCGAAGCGAAAGCGGGGCTCGTCGAGTGAACGAATCGGTACGCGAATGACCTTCTTGCCATCGCTACCAATGATGCTCTGCTCGGAGATAATGTCCGGCAGATTCTTCTTGATCGCGTCCTTGACTTTCGCGTTATGCCGATCGCGGTCAGCGATCCCCTTGCGCTGCAAGTCCCAGTTGCCCTGGGCGATCGTTGGATAGGATTGGGCGGATGGGGTAACCATAAATGCCTCCGGGTCAGTCGTAATCGATAAAGATTGGGGCGAGCGCAAGAAAGAAGATAAAGGAGAGGATTGCGATCGCGATCCCAACGTCACGAATGACGATCAGGGTCCAATAGACAATCTCGCGCATCACACCACCCCTAGCCTAACGACTGGCAACGACATATGCACAGATCAAGAGCACAACGAACGGAGAGAACGCGAGACCAAATATGCTATCCCGCATAGCAGTTAGCGAGAAATAGAGGGTCGCGCGCATTACTCTCTCCAATCCCCGACGAGGAGACAGAGGGCTAGAGCGAACCCGAGAGCCAGAAGCCAACCAGCGGCAATCAATGTCCAGCGAATGACTTCATGCATCTGCCCGAACCCCCAGCCTAGTCGCGAGTCAAGACGTAGAAAGCGAAGAGGAGCATCGCAATCTCGACGCCGAAAATGATCAGGCAACCGACCACGAACGCGGTTGTGCTCATGCGATCTCCTCGATGATATCAGTGGCGCATTCATGTTCCAGGCGCTGGATGGCGACGTCACAATACTCTCGTTCCCGCTCGATACCAATGGCTCGAATGCCCGCACGCTTCGCGGCAATCAGCGCCGCCCCCGTACCCATAAACGGATCAAGCAACGTTCGCGGCGCGGTAGTGCGAATCGCACGTTCAACCAAATCGACCGGGAAGGGAGCAGGGTGCTCCCGCGAATGAACGGGACGCACATGCCAGACATCGGAAAGGGCGGAATCCTCCCGAGAACGGAGGCGAAACGACGAACCGGCAAAGATCATGATCCACTGGTAAGCAGGCACGTAGGCGCCTGGCATGATATTGATACCCGCCCCCGTATCCCAGGTGACGATCTGTCGGAGGGGCAACCCGGGATTGAGGATAAGCGGCGTCCAAAGTCGACCGTTGACGATGCGCGGCTTGTGGTTATAGAAGATCGCGCCGCCTGGTGACAACGTCTGCCAGCAGAGTCCCAATATCTCCCGATGCAACTCCTCGTACGCGCCCTGGTCCATCATGTCGGAACGACCATTGTAGCCAGCTCGGAAACGATGGCTCTTACTCGACTCGGTAACAATCCCGCTCCACTTCCCATCAACACGCAACCCTTTATTGTATGGAGGGCTGGTGAAGATAAGATCGACGTCGGAAAGTGTGGGCAGCACTTCCCGACAATCGGCCTGGAAGATGCTGATACCATCTTCCTCGTAATATGCAATCATCGGTTGAGCAATGTACCGACGTACTTCAACAACTCATTTGCTGAATCCGTCGTGTAGCCCTGCTCGGTAACGAGCCGCTCGACAACGTTGTTGATCCGCTTCAGTTGCTCGGCGTCCGGCGTTTTCGTGCTCGTCGTGATCTTGACGACATCGCGCAGGTCGACGAACATTTTCTTCTCGAGTGCCTCCTTGAGGCGCTCGTGCGAGGTGTAGCTCAGGGTCTGACCGCGACGCGCCAGGGAGGAGATGCGGATGAGAATTTCCTGACGAAACTCGGTCTTGCCCGCCTCGGAAACATTGATCTGCTCTTCGATCGAGCGCATCAACTTCTCATCGGGCGCGACATCCTCTTCGGTGATCGGGTCCTTCACCTTGACCTTATTGCAGAATGCCTCAACGTTGTCGAGGTAGTTATTGAAGAGCGTCTTCGCGCTGTCTTCAAAGGCATAGACGAACGCCTTCTGTACCTCGCGCTTGGCGATCTCGTCATATTCCTTGCGAGCGTCCGAGATCAGACCGAGGTACGTCTCGCGTTGGGCGGGAGTGATGCTTGTATGCTGTTCGAGGCCGTCCTTGAGTGACCGCAGAGCATCGATCGGGGAAATAAACGTCGTCCCCTCACGTGCCAGCGCCGCCGAGATGCGGTTGATCACATAGCGAGGTGAGATACCATCCATCCCCTCTCGCACCGCCTCTTCACGAAGCTCCTTGACGTCCTTCTCCTGAAAGCCATCCACGGATTGACCGTCGTAGAGCTTGAGTTTCTTGATCAGGTTCATGCCTGACTTCTTGGACTGCTCCAGACGGGAAAGGATCGCGAAGGTCGCGGCGGTTTCTAGGGTGTAGGGGGCAACATGGATGTTACCAATGGTGCTCTGCCTGAGCAACTTCGAGTAAATCTTCACTTCGTCCGAGACGCGCAAGTTGTACGGCACCTTGACGAGGATGATCCGATCCTGCAGGGCTTCCGACCGCTTGTTCCCGACGAACGCGGCATACTCGTGCTCGTTGGTATGCGAGATGATCACTTCATCGGCATAGATCATCGCGAAGCGACCCGTCTTGATGTTCTGTTCCTGCGAGAGCGTGAGAAGAACATAGAGGAACTTCTCGTCGACCTTCAACATCTCAACCATTTCCATCAGACCGCGGTTGGCAATATTCAGCTCTCCGTCAAAGCGATAGGCGCGCGGATCGCTCTCTGACCCAACCTCGGCGATAGTGCTGAAGTCAATTCCTCCGGTGAGTTCGGAGATGTCCTGCGACTTCGGGTCGGACGGACTGAAGGTACCGATACCAACCCGTGCTTTCTCAGAGAAAGTGATACGCTCGACTTGAACGTCCTCGGCACGACCGCCGTGGGTGTGTTCCAACTCGTGGCGGCAATGGGGGCAGAGGTCTCCCTCGATATAGATGCCATGATCCCTCTCGATTTTCGCTCGCATCGAGTCAGGAACGAGATGGAGTGGCTCCTCGTGCATCGGGCAACCGACGATCGCGTACATCGCGCCGGCATCGCTACGGCTGTATGCCTCCATGCCGCGCTTCAAGGAGCTGACGATCGTGCTCTTACCACCACCGACCGGACCCATCAGCAGGAGGATACGCTTCCGTACCTCGAGGCGCTGTGCCGCGGAACGGAAATACTCGACAACCTGCTGCAAAGCGGGGTCAATGCCATAAATTTCTTCATCGAAGAAATTGTAATGGATAGGCTTGTTCTCCTCGACCGTCGTGCCGGCATCAAGAATCATGTTGAAGACACGAGAGTGGGAGAGGCGGACGAGAGAGGGGTTCTTCATTACCACGTCAAAATAGTCAGTGAAGGAGCCCGTCCAGGTGATCTTTCCCTCTTCGGCACGATAGGCTTCCAGTTCGTCGCGCAAGTTCATCGTTGGCGCCTTTCCCACAAGTGGGCGAATTAATTAAGTGGACGAGTCACGTGATTACGATATCATGTTTCTGATGTTTTGTCAAGCACTTTCGTCGACATTTTAGCCCGTACCACCGCCGTTTCTCGCTAATTCCAAATCCTACTTGGTATGGTGTTCGGCTCTTCGCTCACTGAGAGTAATTTGAGCCAGTTTCCCCGGGGTCTTCCCCTCTTTATGCCATTTCCGGTGCATCCTTGGATTGGTGTGTCTCAGTTTCAGGTGTCGCCACATCAGTGTGCCGACCGATGCATCGGGATTGTTCGACTTGTGCTTACTCACGATCGTTCCTTTCGTCTATTCGTATTCCGTCGTCTCGCCCTTGCGCAACAGATACTGCTCACTGACAGACTTGAGAATGACGCGCCCCAACGGCGATTCGTACCGCGGCACCATCGGCTGGACGACAACTCCTTCGCGTATATGGTCGGCAAGCGTACTCTTTCCGCTCGTATGCTCCGCCAAAACCTTCGCACTGAACGGTCCACCATAGAGGATTGGAACCATTGGAATGTTCTCCTGTTCGCAATCCCACTCCATCCAGTCCATAGGAATGAACTGGAACGAACCACGTTCATCTCCATTTTCGGCCAGGAGGTCAAATGCCCGAAAGAATGTCTTGCCGCCGCTTAGACCATATTTGAGGTCCTGGACACCACAAACCTCGCCGAAGAGCAGCACTTCCGTGCTGTCGGTACTTACCAGGAGACTCGCTAGCTTCTCGTGCAGTCCCTCAGCCTTTACCGTGCGCCAGTAGACATTATCGTCATCCTCGACAATAACCAGACCACGCGAGAGGTAACCCTTTGAGGTTACGACTCGCTCACCACCAACGATGCCCACGGCACAGAAGCTCCCGTGGAGCTTCTCGGTTATCACGACCATCTCGCCATCGGCAATCACATCCGGATAGCGCTTGATGTTCTCAATGTCGTAGTGTCTCCAGATATTCGACGCGGGTCCGGTTTTAATCTTTCCCGCCATGTGAATGGGGATCGGCTGCTCGTACTTTTCGATACCAAGAGAATCGGTGAGGTCGTCGCCCACGATAACACTCTCGAACGACGGATCGCGACGATCGATGGGGTACCATAGACCCTGCGAGAGGACACCTCGAAGCTTGATCGCCCTGACGCGGTTGTGGGCGCTACCCGCGAGTTTACCAACGAGCTCCATCTCCTCAATGAGGTGGATGGGCAACACCGCTCCCTCTGGTATATACGCCCCCATCTCGGCCTCTACCCGATCATTTCCAACAACGAACTGGTACGCCTGTCCAAACACGCTGCCGATTAAAATTCTATCGGCATTGGGATGGGGTTCGAGATGAAGGCGGTGAACGGTAACGGCGAACTCACTCAATGATGTACTCCTTTGTCGTTATCCCGACCTTATCATAGAATGATTACCTTGTCAAGTGATCAGTGCCTTATGTTCCCCGAGTAGCCGGCCGAGCTCGACCATCGCATCCTCGAACCGATCGTCTTCGCATTCGTAGCCTTGGTCACGCGCATATGTCGGCGACCAGAGCCACGCCATATGCGCAGCACGAACGATCTCATCCTTGTGTGCGTCATCCACTTTGTATGGGAACGTACTGCGCTCATCCGCGTCCAGAATCGCCTCCCACCGCGTCTCGAACGGTCCGGCAATCTCCACAACGGTCATCGGCGCCGCTCCCGGAGCATCGGGATGCTTGCCATTCATGCAGTGAACCTCCTGAACGTACCAGCCACGATTGAGCGTGATCGTGTCGTCAACCAAGGTTGTGTACTGACAATTGCGCACCCGGAGCCAATGCCCCAGCATATAATACCAATAGTCCCAGACAATCTCATCGGCAAGTCGTCCGAACGCATCTCTTTGCTCGGGGGACCAGAGACACGCGCCCGTCTCTTCCCAGACACGTTCGAGTTCACGCATTAACGGACAGGTAATGCGCGGCTGTTTCACTCCGCCGTATCGGCATCGAAGTCTGACGGGGAAACGCCCTGGAGTTTGAGCGCGAAAGCAATGCACTCCTTCGCCAAGTCCCACCCACAACTCTTGTTAAGCAAGTCCGCCAACTGGAAAAGACCCATCGCCACTTCAAGCGCCTTCAGGCGCGACGTCTCGGATGGGTCGGCGTACAAAGGGTAGATATTCGGGCGGGGGGGCGACGGTAGTGGAAAGGGCGATGGAAAGGACGATGGCCACCCATACCCGGGGGTTAACGAATCATATGGCATCGGCGCCGAGAAATATTCCGGCCGCCAGTTCCCACAGGCGATGCAGTTTGGATGTGGATTGAGACAGTTACAGAGACCCATCGCGTGTTACTCCTTCGCGTCCGACAGTACGGAGCGAGATAAACTCATCCGCCAACTCATCGCCAAGTTGCTGGCGCATAAAGACATCCGATCGCGTCGATGTGCCCTCGCCACCACAACACGGGCAGAGATGACGTCCGGTTGCACGACGGTAGACGTAGCACTGTCCATGACAAAGCGGGCAGGGCGTCAGTGCTTTAGTCGCCACCGAGATCAACGACATCCGCGCGAAGGTGGAGGAAGAATCCACTACCACCGACGGCGGCGAGCACGATCTCGCGCGTGACATCGTCCGGCTGACCGTCCTCACCGATCAATCCAGTCGTCTTCAGGTAAAGACAAACGGTCTCGTCGTCGATCGTGCGCCCGGTGACGCGACAGGTTAGCGTCAGTTCGTAGAAAGCGACCGGCTCGAGCATGGCAAGTTTCTTGATCTCAGCCATCGTCGTGTCAAAGACGGGACCAGGGACTGGGGTTCCGTTACGTAACGTAATCGTTTCCATGAAACACTCCTTTTCTTCTCGTCGAAGAATATCATCGTACATCTATCTCGTCAACATTCTACCGTGCAGGAGGCAACCGATTTTGGACACCCACCACACCCATCACGCGGTCGGTGATGTAGCGATTGCCAAGTGTATTGGGATGCAGATTAATCGTGCCATTCGAGTTGTGATTGAACATCGTCGCCAGGTCCATCCCGGGCATCAGTGGAATGAAGGTCGCGCCGAACATCTTGGCGACCGCAGCGGTCCGTCCGTCGAGCAACACCTGCGCCTCCGCCTGGTTACCGGCAATGCTACTCCACCAGTGTGTCGCTGAGGGAACTCCCGTACCATCCAGCACGAGCGGGTCGGTGTAGTCGGTGAAGAAGATCGTCTGCAGACCGATGACATAAACATGTGGGTGACTCGCCATTTGGTTCACCTGCGTAAGCAGGTTCGCCAGCGCCGATCCCCATGTATCGAGCGTCATCGCTCGATCGGAACCCCAGTCGTTCGTGCCAATCTGAATGAAGAGGAACTGTACGTCCAGAGTGGCTCCGCGTTCCGCGAAGGTGTCCACGGCGGGGTAGAAGGAACCAGAATAGTCCTGAAGCGTCGATCCGGGAATAGCGGCATTCGTCCCCGCGATGTACGGCGCCTGACCGACGCGCTGCCATCCCTTTCTGGCGCAGACGTCGTCGGGATAGGCGATTTCCTCACCACCATATCCTCCGGTTGTCACCGAGTCGCCGACGAAAAGTGCGTGCGGCAATACGACCGGAGAGCGTGGGGCTGGTGCACTTGATGGGGGCGGCGTCACAACCGGCGGAGATAAGCGCGCCGGGATTGGTGGCTTCTGAGGTGGGAGGGGCGATATCGTCGGATCGATGGCTCTCGGCGCCAATGGCGAACTGGGGCGCGCCGTCGGCACAGCCGTGGTCGTTGCCGACACTGGGGGCGGCACGCCGCGATCCGCGCTGATGGTACTGGGGAAGAGGAGGAAGAATGCAATCATTGCAGTCACTACCGTTCTGGATAGATGTCCCTGTTGTCGCATGTCGTCAATACCCCGCTACGTGTCGGTAGACCGTCTATTCCAAACGACTACACGATAAATATTCATGGTCGACACGTAGCCACTATATCATGATATCAATTGATTGTCAAGTTATTGGCGGTGAGTGCGGCAGTCCGTTTCTCGTCAAGCGCGACGTCTTCGTCCCAACGCGATCCCCACCACTCGTCGTAGAGTGCGCTTCCGGCAGTGTAGAGATCGTTCTGTTCGGTCCTGATCAGTGATCCCAAACAACCCTCGAGTTTCTCGTGGACATTTGCAAGTGAACGAGTCGGATCGTAGGGAAGGGCTAGGCCGCGCAGTTTCTTCTCGGCACGATCCACCATCACAAGGGCGCGAATGAGGTCGGCAACATTTTCTGGCGTCACGGTGGTTCTCCTTACCAACACTGCCCACGACAGCGCTCGTCCGACGCACAGACATCGGGCGTCGGGCAGTCGTCGTCGATCGTTTCTCCACGAATGTTCGCGAGAACGGCGCGCCCAAGCATAAGTGGGCAGTCCGGCGTGTGATCGGTATATTCGACAAACGCATCGTAGAGCGCCTGATTTATCTCGTTACGGCGATCGTGCTCTTCTTCGCTCCACGGCACATCATCCGGCCAAAATTCTTCATCGGGCGAGTCAAAATGAAGACCGCCACAGAACGAGCAGGACGACCAAGGATAGCCACCAGTCCGTTCATCGAAACGGTCATCCGCGACGAGACGCGCCAACGCATGGAGCGCGGCATCGGATTGCTCCGCGTATCTTGTCGCGACGTCCAACATCTGATTGCGCTCATCGATCGCCTGGTCGCGCTCGACGGTCAGCGCCGCAATCTCCGTGTTGGCGTTCTCTATTCGTTGATAGCGTGCCATACATCTCCCTCAGCGAATGTCGTGGAACTCCTCGTCCATCAAGCTAATCCAGCCAGCGTATTCCCAATAGTCACGACGCCCTTTCGACGGAAAGAAGACGACGAGGTTTCCGGTGACCTTATTCTCGCCAATATGCGTCTTAGAAGGAAACTTCGAGAGGATTGTGATCAACTTGCCGCTAGAGATATACTTCATCCCCCGATTGCCATCAGCATCTGTTACGTCAGGTTCGTAGCCCATGATCTATTCTACCTCCCCCTCAAACGGCGGTCGTACGAGTGGCGTCTTCTCTATCTCCTCGATGCTGATGCCGACAGCGGCACTGACTTTCGAGACCCAGCAATCGGGATGATGTGGCTGGATCGGCCAGAGGAACTCGTGATCGCTTTCGAGGGTGGCATAGCAACAGGCACAAGTCGTACCCTGGAAGTCGTCGAGTTCACAGGAACCACTGCGCATATGTGGCACGCCCTCGATGAGTAAGGCGCGCAACGCGGCATTTTCTCTCTCAAGGCGCTTCGCCTTCTTGTACTTATCCTCGAAAGGACTACCAATGAGGTCTTCATCGGTAAGGATAATAGACATTACGCTTCCTTGCTTTGCGTAGTATCAAGTGCGGCATCAGCGACGCGAACAGCTTTCGACCACCGTTCAATGTCATCCGTCCGGTCGGCTGAAGTCGGCGTCATCAGGCGAGCGCAATAGAGCATGCCACCCGCATTCCAAAGTTTACCGATCACTTCCCGCAACTGCCCCGCCATCTCCCGTGCCGCCGCCAACTCCGCACACAAAAAGCGAATATCGGTCGGCGCGTTTGTGATGAAGTCGAGGAGCGGGCTGCGATTCTTCCACGCCTGCGAGTCTTCCACGCGGTAGTCGGGAAGCACGTCGCAGATAAAGACTGTCTCGTAATCCTCTGCGCCAGAGGGAATATCGGACATAACCGCCGTCATCACGCAATGACCGGAACCGAGAGAGGAATGCCATTCACCCTGCGGCACGGCGGCAAGACGCATCTGGATGCCTTCGACCATCTTCTCGTCAGTTGCCACTGGTCGTCACCTGTTCCCTTCTTCCCTTCGTACCATTGTGTCGGCGCTCTCTGCCCAGAAACGTAGATCGCCACCGTAGAGAATAATGTCTCGACCCGCCTCGAGCATTTTCAGCGTTATCTCAAGTTTGGTGGAGATCGTCTCTTCCGCGTCACTCGGAGTGGGCACAGCGCCTTTCGAGTGCCATCGACCATCGTCACCGAGCACCCACTTCTCACGTCCGTGCCGACGACGAAGTTTCGATCCGACCGATGGTGGCGGCCACGGGTCCATGCGCAGGGAACCTTTCGCTACCGGCTCATCGGAGTCGAGATCGTCGGTCGTGATGAAGATGTTGTGCATCCTGCAGATATACATCAGTCGTGCGAGTCGCGCGCCACAGCGATGCGCTCTTTCCTGATGGGTCCGGATATCCGCTAGGAGCTTCGGCGCGTCTTTGCTCATCCGATCGATGAAGCGGATCGCGCGTCGCATCTCCGTCAGGTTCCTGCTCTCAAGTGCCCAAAAGACGTTCTCGGGCGTCGAACCGACATATTGCTCGACATTTTGGAGCTCGCTTTTGCTCAGTTGATACACCCTATCGGAATCCGTCATTACGCTGCCCTTTCTGTTTGTTGCTCAGTGCGGGACGATTTCCCTATCATGTCGACATGGCAATTTGATAACGACACTGCCACTCTTTCGCCACACTTCGCGACAGTGCCGATAGAGGACAACGGCGTCGATGATCACCTCTGACTCGAGGCACTCGCGCTCCGCCGCGATCTTTCTCACTACAGTTTGAACGGTTTCAATTTCTTCGCTCTTCATTGGTTCTCGATCCCACCTCATTCTCTACCGAAACCACCGAACATCCCAAAAAGGAAAGCAATCGTGACTATTCCAAACATGACCACAATCGCTACTTGAACAACTGGATGAAGCGAACTGAATCCGTCTTCACAGACAATGCTCATGGCGCCACCTCGGTATGTACGCTGGAGGCTTCTTTCTCGCGCTTCGTCATTTCTTCGAGGATAAAGACGCATGCCCCAACCGCAGTAGCGAACACATGATGCGGACGAAGGGGATCGAAGGAAAGCAGTGGGTCCATGAACGTCACCTCGCATGTGCCGTCCTTCATACAGGAAATGTTGATAAACGCGCCACAGAGATAATTGTTTTTACTCATCGCGACGGTTCGGTGGTACAGGTGATCGTCGTCGTGTAGTCGTTTTGCCCCGTCATCGCGCACGTGATCCTTCCGCCGTGACCGCGTGGATTGCTGACAATAATCCCCATCGTGAGAAACGCCACGACGATGAGTACCGCTACCGTACCCCAGACGATCGACATCTTGAAAATGAATTTGCTGTCTTCCATTGGAATCACCTTCCTACTGCTTCATTATCCGATGAGAACGACCTTGATTGAGTCCTTGGCCGGTACAAAGGCAAGCCAGACAACGACCGTCTGGTCGTCGACGATATCAATAGCGTTCCAGGCTTTTTGAAGTAGACGCCAGGTTTGGGGTCCGTCTTCCGGGAGAGCCCAAAGAGCAACCGTCAGGTCATCGGTGTGATGCGAGTGATGGATGGTGAAACTACGCTCCTCCCCATCACCGAGGATGAAAACCGACTTCGCGGGGTTGAACGCATGAGATTTCTTAGTAACCATTCGCTTTTCCTTTCATTTTCCAAGCCTCCAAGAGCGCGCCCTGGGCCACGTCGCGCTCAGTAAGAGCGGCGGCAAGAGCAATTTCCAGCCGCGCGATCTTCTCTTTCGGAGTCTCGTATAACCTTCTCAACTCCCGTGCCGCCGCCTCATCGAATAAACAGAGATCGTCCACGCGAATAAGGACTTCAGGAAGACCGCCGTAGTAATGGACCCCCACCCATTGCTCTCCGAATTCCGTACGTCGGATCGGCCCACGAACTTCACCAATGTATCCGCTCACCGACTTGACCTGTACCCCATCTTGGAGAGATTCGGGCAATGCCGGAATGAACTTACCACCAAACCACCAGTAACCTATCTTTTCGATCGGGTTCATACGATACCTCTTACTCTACACGCGGCGGTGTGGTGCGCACGGGGAAACAGTCTCCTTCGTTCGGAGTACCCAATTGCGACGCCCAGTCATACTTAAGAAAGTCTTCGAGCTCTTCGAGTATGTACTCTGCGCCATCCCTGAAAATCTCCGGCGATTGATCCCGCTCGCCGTCGTGTCTCATCAGTGCGATGAACTCACGAATGGTCTGCGGAGGCCAGAGGCGAACGTTCCAGTCGATGGTGTACGTCATGCGGGACCATCGCCTTTCTTGTCTGGCCCAACCAACCAGCGATAGCCAGCCTCGAACTCAATCTGTTCGATACCGAACCGATTGTCATCGCCATAGCAGGTCTTGAAACATTGCAACGCCGCGAAGGGGACGTAGCACGTCACGGTGCGACGACGGTTACCGCCCTTGGGGGTAAAGGTAATGCAGAGTACGTCGCCACTATCGATGAAGACGTGGGGCTGAAGCCAGTCGAGATGACCTGTCTCCCCATCGTCGATATCGTCGAGCAGGGCGCCGGTCGGCGGAGAGGGGTCAGTGTCGAGCGCGGCAACAAGAGCATCAAAGGCATGCTCTGCCTCACGAGATACTTTGTCTTTGTATTCTTCATCGTGTACTGTCGGGTCCATAATTACCTTCGTCATCGAATTGTCGAAAGCACGATAATTCTCGGCAGCAACGCGGATACGCTCGAGCCATGCAAGACGTTCTTTGACCTTCTGCGCGACAACCTCGCTAGAGAAGTTACGTGTCGAGACCGTGCGCTCAATCCATTTGAACAGTTCACCTTCGTCAAAGTTATTCATCATAGGGATGCAATGCCTTTCCGGGGTCGATCTCTTCAAGCGTTCCCGATGAGCACTTACGTAAATATGCTTTCGCGCGCTTCAGGGTGCCGGTGTACGAATTGGGCAGCCGAGGGAGATACCCGGTCTCGAAAACGTGGACGTTCTCGTTATCAATACGCTCGCGGATATACCAGAGCGGTCCGGTGCCACGGATCACGCGCCAGGCACGAATATAGGGAGATGCGGTAGGAACCAACTGTATCGGCGGAGCATATTTATCGGCCAATCGTTGCGCGATTGCGATTGCACTGGCCTCGCTCGTGGCGATGGACTGGATCGCCCCGAACCACATCGTTCCGCCGAAGGAGTCACGAACTTCTTTGTAAATGTGATACTCATCCATCAACGGATCAATCCGGTAAACGACGAAGCGACAGCGATCGGATGCCGAGAAAGAAGCAACTTCGACTTTATGAATCGTCTTCGTCATGCGGAGCGCTCCAATCGAAGGCTATCAGCGATCGCCCTTAGAACGGGGAAAGCCTGTTGCGGAACTATCGAATTTCCGATGGCACGTCGTCGACATATGTCCAGTTCGGAGGGTAGCCCTGGAACCATTCGATCCACACTGGGTTCGGATGTCCACTGGTCGACGCGATACTCTCGCCCGTCGGGAGTCTCGCGCGTCGAAAGTGTTTGTTGCTGTTTCCCCGAAGTGCTTGCAAGAGATCGCCACGACCGCCCCGATCCACATCCGACGCTTTGGGTGTGGGCAATAACCCAAAGCCGGTCGCGGCGATGCCACGCACCGACGGCGCTAGCCGGAAATACAACCGCCCCGACTTCGTAGTTCGCGCTTTCCAGATCAGACCAGACGAGATCGAGCGCCATTCCGGTGAAACCATCAACGTTTTCAATAACGCACCAAGTGGGTCGGCTTGCGTCAATAATGCGCAACATCTCTGGCCAGAGATGGCGGTCATCTGCCGTGCCGACTCGCTTCCCGGCATTACTAAATGGCTGACATGGTGGACCTCCGGTAAGTAGGTCGGCGGAGGAGATGCCGGTAAGAGCGTGGATGTCGTCATGAATTGGTACCTCCGGAAAGTTCTTCGCCAGCACTTTCTGACAATAGGGATCGATCTCACAATGGAGGATAGTTTGAAATCCAGCCCACCATGCCGCCAAGGAAAAACCACCAATTCCCGAACATAAATCTACGTGAGTAAATTCACTCATGTAACGCGCTCCAATCGCAGATCGTCGGCAATCGCCTTGAGGACGGGGTACAATTGCCAGGGCGAAATCGAATTCCCTAATGCCCTAATGCGGTCCAGTTGGTCGGGTACCCCAACAACCACTCGGCGAATTCCGGATTCAACTCCCCAAGACCCTCGGTCAAACGAAGGACGTCGCGTCCCGAGATCGAAATCGGCTGCTCCCTGGACATCTTGCCTAGCCTGATTGCCTCCTCGATCTTCACCAATCGCGCCAGTCCGACGGAGCCGTTCTGACCCATGCGATTGATCTTGCGTGGCAACGCATGGGGACGAATCAGATAGGTGTCGTCCCGACCAATGATCCTGCCAGTCGTCGCGTCCGAAGCGACGGGAGTGGGCAATAACGATAGTCCGGTAACGGAGATGCCGCGCTCCAACTGCACTAGCCGGGAAAACAAGCGGTTCCCCGACTTCGTAGCCTTCCCCCTCCAGGTCGGCACACGTCCGGTCGAGTTCCATGTTGACGAAGTTTTCAACATTTTCACCAACAACCCAGCGCGGTTGGATGGCGGCAATGACGCGTCGCATTTCTGGCCAGAGATCACGAGGGTCGTCGGTACCTCGCTTTTTACCGGCGTTTGAGTAAGGTTGGCAAGGCTACGGGAATCCGCCGGTAACGAGGTCGATCGCTCCATTGAATCCACTAGGCATCTCCTCCTTCCTGGTCATAAGGGTACGAATGTCGTCATGGATCGGTACCCCGGGAAAGTTCTTCGCGATCACTTTCTGACAGAAAGGATCGATCTCGCAAAAGAGCTTCGTCTCGAAGCCAGCCCAAGATGCTGAAAGAGCAAAACCGGCAATGCCGCTGAAGAGATCGACATGCGTTGGTGGTACGGGCAAACCGAGCGCACTATTGAAAAGATCGACGTGAGTAAGTTCACTCATGCGGCGCGTTCCTCGATAATGTTATCCGCGATCAGTTTCAAGATCGGATAACATTGTTGGGGGACGATGGCGTTTCCGAGCACTCTAATTTGGTCCAAAGCGTGGGGAATCCCATGACCGCCTCTAAGTACTCGGGGTACGGACGGCCGGTCGTATCGGGAAAGAATGTCCTGATGTACTTGCAAATGCTCTGCGTTGCTCGTGAGGGCGCTCCCTTCCAGTCCCTTGCCACCGGCGTAGGCAAGAGTGAATGTCCGCTGGCGACGATGCTGCGCTCCGACAGCGAGAGCCGGAAATACGAGCGACCCTGCGGCGTAACCCGCTCCTTCCAGGTCGGAGAGAGTGCGATCGAGCCCAACGCGAGAGAATCTTTCAACATTCTCAGCAACAACCCATGTCGGTCGTATCTCCGTGATGCAGCGAAACATTTCTGGCCAGAGGTCGCGATCGTCGGCAAAATCGCGTTGCTCGCCGACGCCACTGAAGGGTTGACAGGGATGACCGCCGGTAAGAAGGTCGGCGAACCTGGCATTACGAAGGGTGTGGACATCTCCATGAATGGGCACCTCCGGAAAGTTCTTTTCGAGTACGCGCTGGCAGTACGGATCAATCTCGCAGTGGAGGATCGTCTCGAAGCCTGCCCAGCGCGCCGCTAATGAAAAGGCGCCGATCCCCGAAAAGAGATCGATGTGTGTTGGCTTACTCATGCCGAACGTTCCATCGGGTTATGCACGGCGAAACGATCGACGGCGATCTGGCAGTATTCCTCGTCGCACTCGATGCCGATAAAGCGCCGTCCTCCCGCGTGTTGACAGGCGACGCCTGTACTCGCGATCCCAGCGGTATTGTCGAGAACGACGTCACCGGGATTCGAGAACATCCGGATCAGGTAAGCGCAGAGAGCGACCGGCTTCTCGGTCGGATGCTTCGCCGGGTGGGGCTTCGGGAAGTGCAGTACCGAGCGCGGGTGCTTCAAGGTGTTGCCGGCACGCGGGTCTTCAGGATCGTTCGTATAGGCGCCGTAGTTGGTCGTCTTCTTCGCGTTGACGCCGCCCCCGATACCACGGCTGTGCTGCGGCTCTCCTTGCCACATCTGCGGATGGTAAGTAGGCAAGGAGCGATAGAAGACGTGGATGTCCTCATGGCTCCTGAGCGGCATCCGGTTGGCGTTGAGGAATCCGGTCGGACGATCTTTCTCCCAGATCAAGGAATAACGATATTCTTTGGGATTGCTCATCATCAGGACGGCAGAGAACATCCCTTGACCGAAAAGAATGATGGCGCCGTTCGGCTTGACGATGCGACGATATTGTGGCCAGAGGAAGTCGAGATCGATGGCGGAGTCCCAAGTGTTTCTCGTTTGCTGGTAAGGCAAATCAGCAAGAACCATGTCCACGCTGCAGTCAGGAAGCGTCGGCAAGATGACTTCGCACCGATCGTGATAGAGGGTGATACCATTATCGTTGTAGTACGATGAAGTCAAGAAATTCTCATTTCTACTGCTGCCCATTGATTCGCCATCGCCTCCGCAATCCCCGGAAGCGTCCTGCTCCGCTCCTTCCATCGCTCTGGTCCCGGCGATGCGAGATGCACTCGAGGTGTCCGCCCCTCCACAACATTTGTCGGCGTGAGGGGCGGGAGGTTCTTTAGCCAGAGACACGTCGCTTTCGTCTCGCCATGTCCAAACATCCACGGTTGGACGATCTGATCGGGACGGCGGATCGCGCTACTGATGACGCTCACCGGATTCTCAATACAGATGCGCGGGATCGGTGCGTCCATGAGGAGACGAACGAAGTCCAGCGCCTCTGCCTGCTCGCCACGTCGATCCTTGAACCAGCGCGCCCCACTTACCGCCAGATAGGTACAGGGCGGGTGCGCGATCATTAGGTTCCAACCATCCCCGAGCAAATCGCGCACGTCACCCTGGTAGTGCGGACCGGGTCTCTCGGTAGGCAGGAAGTCACAGGACAGAGCATCGCAACCGACAGACAGGAAGGCGTCTCGTACAATGCCCGAAAATTCACAGGCAACCAAGACACGCCTACCAACGCTCGCGTCGATCATCAACTGCTAACCTTTCTCACTGTAGTACGATGATGTCAAGAAGTTCCCATTTCTACTATTCCAAGAGAGATTTGAGGGTGGGCGAGTCCTGCCCTCGCTTGTGGGGATAAGGCTCACGAGATGTTCGCTTTCAACAAGTGCGCTCGCGAAACTCACACTACACCCTGTTTCGATCTGGCCACGGGTACGTCCATTAAGCCACAGTGCCGTCCGGCTCCGTACTGCCACCCTCAAATCTCATCGCACCACGACCGCAGACGAATGACGCCGCCGCATCGAGATCGCGCCATCCGGCGCTTCGTATACGCAGTAACCGGGATGAAACTGTCCGTTACTCATGAACGGGCGGTCGATACCCCGGTAGTACAGCGTGTACCACAGTTGCAGCGAGACTTTCATCAACTACCGAGTTTCGTTCCATCGAACCACTCGAACTCACCGAGCGGGAGATGCTTCGCGCAAGCGACACAGTAGGTGGCGCCATAGAAGTGGGGGTTCCTCGCATATGTCTCGGCAATCGGTCGCCCCATGGTCGTGACCGTCCCACAGGGATACTTACCGTGGACGTGGAAATACGACTCCCGATAAGGTCGCACGAATCCTTTGGCGAGCTCTTCGGGCGAAAGGACGAGGTAGGTCTCGGCTTGCGGGACGGGAGTCTCGTCGACGCCATGTGTCAATCGTGGATCGGTCGGATCGGTTGTTAGGTCCATGAAGCGCCTCCTTTGGCGATACGGCGGGGAACAATCCCGACGTCCTTTGCACTATATCATGGAAAGACTGGCAAGTCAAGTGATTGAGCAAGGCGACTGACATAAGCAAGCATGCGGGCATCTTTCCAGCTCTCACCACGAACGATGCGGATGATCTGCTTCACATCTACGTCGAAGCACCTTGCGAGCGCATGTTTCGATTCGCCGCCCTCATGACGATTGATGATCTCGGCAGCGATCTCGAGAGAGAGTTTGGGTTTGGAGGGACACCATTCTCCCGACGACTGACGTCCACGCGATATCATATCCTGTGCATTTTGCAGTTTATTCCCTTGAAGTAAGTGACGTGGATTGACACAGGATGTGTTGTCGCATGAATGACGAATAAGTGACTTGGAATCGATCGTGCCATACTCGAGGTAATATGCGATGCGACCGACACGAAGATGTTTTCCTTTGACGTTCATGTCTCCATAACCGTCATGGGTCATATGCCCCGTCCACGACCAACACTGGTCACACTCTCGTACATCGACATACGACCAAAACCGCTCGATGTCTTTCGTGGTGAGATTCATGAATCGTACTCCTTGGTGCGACGATCGAAGGACTAAGATATATCATGGGAAGAGGACGAAGTCAAGTAGGCAAATTTAGCGACCACCTTTCCAAAATTCGATACCACCCTTTTGCAGAGGAGGTGCACCACCCTTTTTGTAGAAAAGTCGGAGTCCCTTTTCAAAAGAGGGGGTAGGGGTGTCTGGGAATAATTGTGTACCACCCTTTTCAAAAATGAATATGGTACCAATTCAAAAAGAACCTGGATGGTACCAAAAGAAAGAAGGGGGGTCCGGGGTCCTTCGTCCACACAAAACGCCCTTCGCCCTGACGCATCGTTCCATCTAACAATCCTTTTACCACCCCTCTTGCCCACACACGCCTACCGGCGAAGCCGGGCATAGCCCGCCCTACGCCCCGTACAGACGATCCTGGGACGATGACGACCCATCGTAGCAACGGGGCTCATATGGTAGATCGGTCACATCGCCCACAGAGGACGACAGGACGATGACGGGGCGTCGCAGGACGACCGGAGACGACACCAAGAGCCCGCGTGCGACGCCGGGCGCACGAGGTAAGACGCCGGACGGACCATCCGCGCGGCGTCTCTTGCAGCCTCCCAGCCACGCGCAGTATGCCATAGTGCCCATACGCTGTCAAGTGCCCCTGTGCGACGCCATGCGCCTGCGGGCAGCCCAAACGCCCTCGCTTGTCTGCGAGGGCGTAGCAGGGCGCTGGGTGCCGCTAGACGACCTTCAGCGTGTGTATCGGGCCGCGCTGCCAATACGCGTACCCGCCGACCAGGCCGAGAAAGGTCATCATTTCCGCCCATTCCCCGTTTGCGCCTTGGCGCAACACCCAATGCATTGCGATCCTGCAGACACAGTCCCCGGCAACGCAGTACCCGCGCTCAATTGCGTCCGGGTACGTATGGTCCGCGACGAACGCGGCGCCAAACGGCGCGTCATCTTCCGCATTCCGCCGCGTTACCAACTCCGCGACCGCGTTCGCGGGGGCTTCAGCCGCGTGAATCATGAGTTCCGCGAGTTCCGCGCTGGTTCGGCCCCAGTCGCCCATGCGGAGCGCGTGAATGCTCTTCAGGCGCTCCGTCAATTCGCAGAAATACTGCTTGCACCCCTCGTCATGCTGCCACTGGCGATAGCCCTCGCACAAGAACTTGAGCGCCGCGTCGAAAGTGAGTGTCCCGCGCTGGTACTGCCGGACCTCGTGAATGCCTACGCCGCTGTCCGAGAGAACGATCGAGGGAGATGTGTAATACGCCATGAGGCTTTGGTCCTTTCCGCTCTTCGACTTTCCACGCTCTCATCATATCACGGTCGTCGCACGATGTCAAATCAGTTATGAGCGCGACGACCGCGGGTCCGAGCGCGGCGCGGACGTGTGAGCGGGCGCGCTCCCCCCGGTCGGGAAGGGCGCGCCATGCGCCCTAGTACTCGATACCGTATTGGGACTCGTATCGAGCAACTTCACGCCGGTGGGCGGCGTCGCGGTCGCGGGTGGCCTTGAGCATCATCGCCCGCGCGGCATCCACGGGGCCCTGCAGGCGGTTGTAGTCATCTTCATCGCCTGTGAGTGCGTATTGGGCGTCGCGGGCGGCCTTGTTCTCCAGGTACATCATTGTGAAATGGTCAACGACGAGCGAGAGTTCGGACGCGGAGCGTTGCGAGAGCGGGGGCGCGATGCGAGTGCGATAGGCCATGGGGTTTGTCCTTTCCGTACTTCGACTTTCCGCTCTCATCATATCACGGTCGTGCTACGTTGTCAAGCCGCCGCACGATCTTTGGGGAGTTTCGCCACGCGCTCACGGTTGATGCGATCGAGCAAGATGACGCTCTTGCCACTCACCCGATGACCGTATTGCGCCTTATGCGCCTTGCCGTCGCGCGCTTGCGCCTTGTGTTCGGCCCGCTCGTTCGCGTCCATGCTATTCCCCCTTCGGCTCGAGCGGTTCGCGGCAGAACGCCTCGAGATCGGCCAGAGCGGCCTCTTGCGCCGCCCATATCGGTTGCATCTTCTCTACCCATGTGGCAAGATCGGCGCGTGCGAGGACGGCCGCGACGGTGCGATATTCCGCTACCTGGTGCATGTACACGCCGTTGGTGGCACCGATGAGACCGTAGAAAACCGCCTGTCCGGTCACGGCGTCATGCTCGTCGATCCGACCGGACGAACCGCGGACGTAAGGAGCATCGGTGGCAACGATCGTGACATACATGACGCTTAGTCCTTTCTGTACTTCCGATTGCCTGCGACTTCAGTATATCACGGTCGTCGCACGATGTCAAACGATGGCGGCTCTAGAAAAAGAGCCAACCCCCGAAACGTCCAACCATATAGGCACCATACCCCGCCGCGACGGCCAGGAGCGGCCAATGCAGCAGAGAGACGAGCAAAATACATATGAGAGTAATGACGATCGCTTGCGTGACGGGTTTCATCGGTTTGCCCTTTCTGAACCACGGTTGCCACGCTCACAGTATCGCATGGATGAGCGGCGATATCAAGCGATATCAAGCGATATCGCCGCGTTCGTGTTAGCGTGCTTCGGCCCGCTCGTGTGCCTGTGCGGCGCTGGTGGCCCACACATTGACGATGCGATGGCCGACGGGGACCGGGTACAGCGATTCTTTCTTGCTAACGAGCGGCTTGCCTAGGCCCATCCGCTCCAGCCGGTCCATCTGCTGATCCATCTCCCGCATGTAGTCTGTGATCGCGCTCATGGGGTTTTGCCCTTTCCTGACTACTCATCTCGACACTTTCAGTTTATCACGGTCGTCGCACGATGTCAAATCACGCGCGACGCTTGCGCGAGCGAGCAAGGCCGCGATCGGCGCGCGAGCGCGGTGCAAGGGGCAGGAAGGGAGAGCGGGCGAGGAGCAATGTCGCTCCTCGCCCGCCGGTTGCTCTAGGCGATATCGATATCACTGCCGCCGCACGACGGGCATTCCATGCGCTCCGCTTGCGCCGTCGTCATCTTGCGACCGCACTCCATGCACTCGAACGGTTTCTTGCCCCGAACGAGCAATGCCTGGACTTGCGCCCCCGTGATGCCGTGCTCCGGCAGACCATTCATCACAATGTCTTCGACGGTGTGTGTTGACCGTTTGCGCGCAACCATCGCTCGTTCCTTTCCTAACCACTCTCATTCGCCATGCTCATCATATCACGGATCAGCGATGGTGTCAAGCGACACCATCGCACGGTGTTCGTGCTACGCGATGCCGAGCATCCGGAAGGTTTGCGCGACCATCACAGGGCTGGAGGGGAAGGTGCAGTAATGCTCGATCATGTTCACCCGATGGTACAACATGCCATCGTTGGCATTGGTGAGGAACGCGCGCTCATCATCCGTGAGCAGGTTCGGCACCGCGCTGTACGCGACCGCCAGCGCGTTGGCAATCACTTTCTGCGGTGCGGTGCGCGCGACGCGCTGCAGGCGCAACGTGACCGGGGCGCGGCCGCCACCCTCTTGCGCGAGAAAGGCATTGTTCGCGGCGGTAACGGGGACATTGAACCAACTCATGTGTTTGTCCTTTCCGAGACTACTCGATCCGACACGTTCATCATATCACGGTTATCGCACGATGACAAGTCAGGCGGCAGGGGCATCGCCCATTGCGAGATACGCATAGTCCGGAGCGGAAAGCGTGGGGAAGGGGTAGCGGCGCTTCGCCACGTCGAGCGTGGCGCGAACGATCGCCTGTACGCTCGGTGCAAGCGCGGTATACTTCAGGCCGACCTCAACTTCACAGACACCCATGCGTGCCATCACCGCGTCATTCATCATCGCGCCTTCAGCGATATTCGCCATTCCCACTATCAAGGTTTCCAGCATCTCGGCCCCCTATTCGTTTCGTCCTGTCCACACATTCAGAATAGCATGGTATCGCATCGGTGTCAAGCGAACGATAGATTGACTTTCGCGTGCTACCATGATATCCTGAGTATGTCGAACGAGAGATGCGGAAGGGAGCACACATCATGACATACGAGATTATCGGCATTGACGAACTAGGTGAGGACGGTCTCTGGCGGGGCGTGCGACTGTTTCGGGAATTCCGCGACGTGCGATGCTTCTGCCCGCGCTATGCGGTCGCGCACGGAGTGACGTTGCGCGTGTGGAATCGCTCATTCGCCGTCCGCGCCGAGCGCGATCATGAATTCTCCCTGATGCTCGACGAACTGCTCGCCAATATCGACGCGCGAACGGCGGAGATGGCGTACGCGAGTTGACACGATAACGCTACCATGCTATACTACGGTTAGTCGAGGATCGGGAGTTCAGGAAAGGACAAGGTATGCACGGCAACTATATCAATGGCGCGTTCGTCGTCACGCCGATCGAGGAGCTCAAGAATCGGACCGAGCACCTGGAGAAGCTCATCGCGGACATCGCCACGCGCAACCCCAATGTGCTCACGTCGCCGATGGCGTACCAGCTCAAGGGTATGCAGCGCGCGCTCGAGATTATCGAGGGGCGCGGGTAGGACATGACGATAGCGCCCCTCGGCATTATCGAGGGGCGCGCGTAACGAAAGGGACACCGCCATGGAACGCACGTTCATCGTCACTATCAAGCGTGGCGACGACCCGGAGTCAGACTATCAGGAGACGCTCACCGCCACGGAAGTCTCCACCCAGTACCCGTGGTTCGCTTCCGTCGTCGCAATCTGGTCCGGCCCGTACGCGGGCGAGTATGACACCTGCCAATTCACTGGCTTCAGCGAGTCAAGCCTCTCCTCCATCTCAATCGAGATGGAGCGCGCACGGTGATACTGGCGTACTGGCTGATCGCCACCGTCATCATGGGGTTTGGTGTGACGATGCTCACCAACCCCCTGGTAGCCGCCGTGATCGTCTTCTTCTATGTCCTGTGGACGCAAGAGACCGTGCTACGCCCGCGCCGTCGCATTCACTAAGCGGCGGCTTGACACCATAGCGCAACCGTGCTATGATGAGCATGTCGAGATGAGAGATGCGGAAAGGACCAAGCGATGTATGAGACGCCCGAAGCACAAGCGGCAGCAGTGGAATTCATTATCGAGCATGGGATCGACCTGTGGTTTCGCAATCGGCAGGTTGATGACGATGGACGAACGCTCTTCGATGTGACGGTGGCAAACCACAAAGGACAGGTCACGTACACGAAGTACAGCATGGCCGGCCGCCGTACCCTCCAGCCCGACGAGATCACGATGGCCGACCTGGTTTCGCACACCGATTGGGCCGTGGAATACGTTCGCTACGATAGGGACGGCGCAACGAACGGCGTGACGAACGCGATCGCGGAAATGGGAGAAGAGACGTTCAATTTCTACATGGGGGCCGCTGAAACCCTCGGCGCGATGACCGGACACGATACGGAATACCTTTCCAGCGTCTTCAGCACTCACTAGTTTCGGACGATGCACGCGGATCGGGCGGCGCAAGCCGCCCTCGCATAGAAAGGACGATGCACGATGACCGGACGGTATCAAATCATGGTCTACTCGTTCGCGGATGATGGGATGCGAACCGTCGCCACCGCCCTCACTGAACAGGGCGCATGGCGCAAGGCGATAGTGGCGATGCATGAGCGGGCCGGCCAATGTGTGTGGGTATATCGCGGTACGCGTTGCCTTGGCATGGCTTGACATTCTCCCCGTTCCATGATATGATGAGTATGTCGAATAGGAAGTGAACAGGAAAGGACGATGCACGATGAGCGTACCGAGCGTACCGAAAGAAACGTATACCGCCGATGATATCATCGTCAATGCGATGACCGTCCTCCAGGCAGCCGAACTGCTCACGCATCACCGCCGCTCCGGCAATGCGTGTGCGATCGATTACGTACGCCTGCAGGCGGCGATCGACAAGCAACGCGGACGCCTGCATTTGACAACGTAGTCATTCCGTGATATGATGAGTGCAGTCGAGTAGCAAGGGAATAGGAAAGGACATTGAGATGGACCTCGCATACATCCATAGCATCGAAAACTATCTGAACACCCTTACCCGCGCCAACGCTGCCACAATGCTGAACGCCTTCCGCACGGACCCGTCCTATAGCGACGCGCATCGGGAAGTGGTTCGGCGGGCGGATGCAGTCCGTGAGGGACAACGCCAATGGGCGCGGCGCGTGCTGGCATCGGGTGAATTCACTCGTGATGAGATCAACTCAGCGTTGCTCGCAGAGATCGACTAACTTGACATCGTAGTCATTCCACGCTATGATGAGCGTGTGGAAAGAGAGACACGGAAAGGACAACACGATGACCGGACACACTGCATCGCACGCGACGTTCCTTGCCGCGATGCCAATTGGCAATCGGGCAAACTTCCAGGAAAGCGGCTACACGTTCGCGTGCGTAACACGTACCCCTAAAGGGTATATCGTGGCTGAGAACTTGCTCGGACACGGTACGTTGCATCGGACGGCCGAGGACGCCGCGCAACATGTCTGCACGACCTTCGAACGGGAATTCGGCCCGCTCTAGGGCCGAAAGGGGAGCATCATGCCGGATATCGTCGATACCATCTCTACCATGCTCGGACAGATTGCTGAGATGCAGGCATTCGATCGCGCGAACGAGTATGACCGCGACGGCATACGCGCACGATGGGCGGGCGTCACTGTAGACGATGACGCGGGCGCGTACATTGACGCCGTAGCACTCAACGAGGGTCCTAAGCGTTGGATACGCGGCGATGCCTGCATACTCGTCTATCGCGCCGGTCGCCTGCGTGTGACGCTCGCGGACGTGCTGCCGCTGGTGCTCGACGCCGCGCTGGAGAACCCGCCGAACTACTATCGTCGGGAATTGCTGATCGTCCCCGACTTGACAACGTAGTGTAACCGTGCTATTCTGTAAGTGTCGATAGTCGAGTAACGGAAAGGACAAGGCGATGGCGAAACCCAAAATGATCGGCAGCATGAACGCGATGATGCCATCATGGGCGCGGATCGAGCGAACGGGCAAAACGTTCGGCTATGATATGACGCCGCGTGACATGGCGCGCAAGGCCGTGGAATCTGGAGCGGTGGCCGGGGACCGTCTGATAGGGACCGAAATGCTCATCTGTGGCAAACGGTTCAAGAGCGATCACGATTTCACGCTCTACAGCGCGCCGCATGATGACCGCGCGTACGGGATGTGGGTTCGGGACAATACGCGAGCATTCGGGTAGGCGATACGTAGGCGGTGGTGTCAAGTGACACCACCGAACCGGGAAGGACGATACACGATGATCGCGTTCAGTATCATGCTTCATCTCGTCGAATGTGATCGCAAGGCCAAACGTTGTCGCATACCCAAAGGAGAGACCGACCTCGATCGAGCGATTTTGCGGATGGTGGAACGCAACCATATCGCCATCACGCATCAATCGGCGCGCTACTGGTCAATCTCCCGTCCGTTCGTCGCGGGATAACTTGACACCATAGCCATTCCATGATAGACTGAGTATGTCGAATGGGAGTTAGGGAAAGGACAAGCCAGTGGCAACGATCTATCTCAGTCACGTCGTTCGCAAGGACGAACCAACCAAAGCGTGGAACGGCAACGAATGGGGAACCTCGGCGGCACACTTTGCGGCGGCGGCGGCGCTCACGGCCCATGAGGCAAC